GGGTATTAGTTTTAGATATTACTTGACATCAAACTGGAAGTGGTCTATAAGAAGGGGTTTCGAATGAGAGCTTTACGGATACGGATGGTAGGCAAGCAGGACGTTAATAAGGATGATTACTATTTTACGACTACTCATGTTCCTGCTTTAATCGATCTGAATCGTGCTGTGATACATTTTTATCCAGACGAAGAGGCAAATGGCCCTGGTTTTGGTGGCGAGTTAGTGGTCCGACACTACGACCCACACATGAAGGCCTCGGCTGTGCAGAAGTCTTATAGAAGGAGACGTAGAAAGACTTCGTCAGACGATGCGACAGAGCCTGAAGATCAGAATTCGGAGGTTTTAGAGGAAGAAGACGAGTAGGATCTATCACCATCTAATCTTTTACTACATTCTACAGACGGGTCTAATATGTCTTCTGATTTCATGTACAGACTCTCTACGTTGGAACCGGTTGTGTGGTCTTATGCAAGGCATTACGAGATAAAAGGAATCCTCCCAGCAGACGATTTGTATCAAGAGGGTCTTATAGAGCTTGACAAAACTTCCTCCCTGGAGTTTTATAAGAACCTTTCCCGCGAGCAGTTCGCTACTTACTTCAGAGTAAGACTCTCCAGCAGATATAGACGGTTGATCCGCTTTCACACTCAGCAGAAGCGGGACTGGAGAAGTACTGTCTATTTTGATGAGTTCTTAGAAGAAAAAAGCTTTAGCAGGGTGGAGGAATCAGATCCATTCACTGTTGATGCATCGTCTTTGCCTTACTTCTGTGGCAGCAATACTGATTCTCCCTATACAGAGCTAGAGCTAAGGGGTAAGGCAAAGGAGGCTGAAGAGTTCATAGAAGCTGTTAAAGCAGGGTTAGATTTGGACTCAAGAAAGGCTTTCGAGCATATCATTTCTGGTGACTTCCCCGAAGAGATTAAAGCAGAGTATCAACGTGTTCCCGGACATGTGTCTATCACAGTGTTAAGCAAGATACTTGGATGGGATCGCGGGAAGACCTGTTATGCGCTCAAAAGAATCAAGAAGTGTGCTTCTGCTGTCATAAAGAAGCAGTTTCGTACAGGCTCACTTCTTTGGACTAAAGACAACGTTAAAGACGTAATCAAACGACAAAAGTGAGGACGTATGATCTATCATCCAACAGAGATACAGGTTTTTCATGATTTGGTACTTGTCAGAAGGATTGATACGGTACAGACTCCAGGTGGTTTGATTCTGCCATACCATCCGGACAAAAAAGAATCAAACATTGTTAAGGTGGTCCAGGTGGGCTGTGGCGTCGTGAATAAGCCTGAGACAGTGCCGCAGTGCTGCCCCGGTGAGTATTGGCTAGTTGCTCGATACATTGGGACGATTATAACGCTAAATGGTCTTGATCATGTATTGGTCAAGTGGAACGACATGCAGGCGCGAGTATCCTTTTCTGAGGAAGCCAGGAAGCTTTTGGATGATGCGTTAGATTCCAAGGAAGGTCTTGCTAATGAGCGAAAGGCTTCTTGATGTTGCTTGTACAAAGTGTCCACTTCATCTAAGCGCGTTTACTGTTAAGGTAGCTAGTAGAGGATCTGAGAAGCCTCGAATACTCTTTGTTGGTGAAGCACCTGGTAGGGTCGAGGACAAGGCTGGCCAAGCCTTTGTTGGCAAGTCTGGTAAGAAGCTCAAGGAGTTATTTGGCCGGACGGGTATCGATGAGGACTGGTGTCGCTTCACCAACGTCGTTAGGTGCCTCCCACCGGGTCAAGGTGGGGCCAGTGTCAGGCCACCTTATCCCGAAGAGGTAGAAGCCTGCAGAGACTATTTAGAAGCAGAGATAGTCTCATGTGATCCTATATTCATTGTTCCACTTGGCCTTAGTGCTATAAAGTTTTTCTGTCCTAATCTAAAGACAGTCAAAGGAGCACGTGGTAAACGCCATGTTGTAGAGTTTCCATCGATAACATGGAGCTATAAGAAGTACAGGAAGTGGCTTCAGATCAAAGGCCTCGACGATGAGGTAAAGCAGGTATCCTCTGAAGGCCAGATGAAGGCTCAGCTAAAAAAAGCTATCAAGTCTGGGTTTCCAAATATACCGACAAAGACCTATACTGTTTGGCCGACGTTTCACCCCGCTGCAGTTCTTCGGGGGAATGCTGAAGCCGAACAACACATGGTTGAAGACTTCAGCTATATCAGGCATCAGATCACAGGGGAGTCTTCCATTCCCTGGCAGAAGTATAGGATTCTAAAGACTCTTGATGAGATCAAAGAAGTCTATGAGAACATAAAACAGCTTTACTTAACCGGGCAAATAAAGCACATTGTTTCAGATGTTGAAACGACAACTCTTGAAACGCATTTATGTCCGTTCTATGAGCTACTGTGTTTCTGTATTACATGGGGCGAAGAGCAGTCGGTTACGATTCCTTTCAACCATAAAGACAGCCCGTTTTTTAATGATAAGCTCTTACTTGATGCAGTTCGCTCTCTCACGAATGAACTTTTCGAGCTAGTTCCTGTTGCGAACCATAACCTCAAGTTTGATGTTCAGGCGTTTTGGAAGGCAGGCATCCATGTTAAGAAGGTATCTGATGATCCGATGCTTGCTGCCTGGACACTTTTCAACGATACAGCAGAGCATGGATTAGAAGCTCTGACAACGCGTTATACGGATATGTTGTCCCACAAGGAAGAGTTTAGCTTGGCCTATAATACTCTTCCCAATTACATGCCGTTGGAGGAAAAATATCATCGGGCAGATGGTGAGATCCCAAAGTTTTGTATCGAAGACGATAGTGGTAACCTTTATCGTCCTAAACACTATGGGGATGTGGATTTTGATATCCTCTGCAGGTACTGCGCAGCGGATGGTGATGGTACGTTTCGTCTCCAGGTTGTGTTAGAAAAGATCTTGCGGGAAAAGGGTTTGTGGGAGTCTCATCAAGCGCTTGCCATAAGAGCAACGCTGCCCGTTGCACAGATGGAATGGGATGGTATCCGACTTGATGTGGATATGTTCCGGAAGTCTCAAAAAGAGTTTGAAAGGTCTTTGTCTCAAATAACACAGTGGTTCGAGGATCGTGGTTATTTAGAAGAGGCTTTGGAGGTTGTTAATACTCGGCTCAAGAAACCGGCTAAGTCAGCAAAGCTCACAAGTACGAATGTCAAACGAGCTATCGTTTACGACATACTTGGGTTTCCTGTTAAGAAGAAAACGAAGAACAAAGATCCATTAAAAAGACTTCCTTCCACAGACAAAGAGGCTATAGAAGAGTGCCTAGAGCAGTGTTTGAAGCATAAAGGTACAGCTAAAGACAAGCAAGGTTTCTACTCGCACCGAATAGAGGCTCTGACCAAGATCTTAACGTTCAACAAGGACAATAAAACTCTTACCAGTTACCTGAAGCGACTTCCAGAGCAAGTTGACGAAAACAAAATAGGTCACACGCATCTGGGAATACGAACAACAGACACTGGCAGATTTAACTGTAAGTCACCTTCATGGCATATTATCCCCTGGCACTCCATTATCAAAAAAGCTATCGTGCCCCTTCATGAAAATGGTTTGATCATGGTTTCGGACTTTGCACAGCAAGAGCTAAGAGTCCTGGCTATGGTGACACAGGATGAAAAGCTCTTAGCTGCGTTTTCTAGTGATCGGGACCTGCACCGATACGTTGCGTCTTTGTGCTACAAAAAGCCTGAAGAGGACATTACCGATGCAGAGAGACGAGACACAAAGTCTGTCTCTTTTGGTATTATATTTGGTCGTGGTGCGCCTGCTATTGCTGCACAGTTAAATATCTCCATAGACGAAGCGCAAGGCTTGATTGATCTGTGGATGACAACTTTCCCCAAAGTCAAGGAGTGGATTGATAGGCAGCACGAATTAGCACACAAGAACATGGAGGTTTGGACATGTTCAGGGTTCCATCGCATCTTTCCAGAGGGTATGTATGATGTTGGTGAAATAGAAAGAAGAGCACAAAATACACCGATTCAGGGTCCTGCTTCTGATATCTGTGATTATGCGATGATTCGCGCACAGGAAATTCTGTCAAAGGTAACCCAGCTACAATCAAAGCTCTGGGTTACGATTCATGACAGTCTTTGTTTTTCAATCTATCCATCGGAACTTTTGCCTATTGCAAACCTGGCAAGGAAGACAATGGTTGACTTAACACAAAGAGAGTTGCCGTGGGTGAAAATACCGCTAAAGAATGATTATGAAGTTGGGGTGACATGGGGTGAGCTTTTGAAAATGGAGCTACTCCAGGAGTTTGGAAAAGTTGAGCTAGATGGTCCTACAGAATACTATGATCGCTTTGTCGAGTGTGTAATGAATTGGCAAAAGACACCAGAGCTATTATATGAAGAAACAAGGACAAAAGAAGGAGACGATGGATCTGTTGTAGAGTACACAAAATCTACTTGGAACTTAGCTGTTAACTAATAATAATACCTCTACGACCACCGTTTTGTGCAAATACTTCATTCCAGTAAGGAGGGCACTGGCCTATATACCAAAGGAGGGTATATGTCCATTTCTGATAGTGGGTATCTTGCTATTGTCAAGCTTGCAGTTCGTAATGAACAGCTTGATTCAGAGGACAGGGTTGTGCTTAAAGAGGTTGTCAACGGACTTGACATAACGAGTCCACAAGCTTTTCTGGACATGAATCAGAGATGGACGATCCAACAAAGATTAGAAGCAAGTATGATCTACTTGCTTACGAAGTATGAATCGAGAGCGGCTAAACAGGAGCGTTTCACGGAGGAAGTCGAGGCAGCAGAGTTTCTAAGCCTGCCAGAAAAGAAGTCTGATGGGAAGAGGTACACAGTAGAAGATAAAAAGAGCTTACTGAAGTTGGAGGATACCGTAAGGACATGTAACAAAACTCTGCTAGATACACAAGAACTAAGTAATTTGATGAACAAGTTAGCCAAGTCTGTATTTGGTCGAAACCAGAAATTAGATCACATGGGCGTGAATTATCGTCGAGAGCTTTCATGTGATGAGAATTCCCACTAAGGGAATCTTTGTACTAAGGAGCCACCGTGCAAATTACTGTCCATAAGCCTAATCTCGAAGTCATCTCGCAAGAAGCAAAGCGTATCAGGCTCGAAGGTGGAGGTAGCGGAGAGATCAAGCGATTCGATTTCAAGGAAGGCAAAAACACCATACGGCTTCTACCTCCCTGGAGTGTTAAGGGTCTTTTGTTTAAGAAGTTCATGACGCACTTTAGTATCAAGCCTGAAAACAGCATCTTTAACTGCCTTTCGACGTGGCCGGACAAGTATGATTCATGCTTTGTCTGTGAGTCCCTAGATAAGGTACAAGCGCTCTTTCCAGACCTTGACTTGTGGCGACAAAGAGCAACTGTTAATTACCATTCTAACGTGATAGACAGAGCCGATGAAGACAAAGGTGTCCAGATAGCCAGGATCACACCTGGAGTCTATAACTGGATTATGCTACAAATGGATAATCCTGAAGTAGGGGATTTGTCTGACTACGAAAGCGCGTTTGATATTGTCGTAACAAAAACTGTTGAGAAAAAGGGCAATCAAAAACGGACAACTTATAAGTGTGATAGAGCTGTTAACAGGACAGCTTTGCATGAAGATGAGGACATAGTAGCATCATGGTTAACATCTATCTATGACCTGGACCGGATCGTAGCTCCTCCAAAGGACGAGATCTTATCGGAGATGAAGGGTGCATCCAGCCGGATGCTGACGTACTATCAGCGCAAGCACAGGGATGGGGCAGACCTCGGGGAGGATAGTCCGGACTCAGATCCAGCCCCAGCGCCTTCTGAGCCTTCTGAGGTTGCGTCCAAATCCAATGGCAGCCCATCGGGGCAGTCGGTGGAAAAGAGCGCTCCTGCTGATAGCCTCGAAGAGCTAGACCCGTCCCAGTATCCCCCCTGCCATGCGAGCCTTGATGCGCCCAAGAAGAACGAAAGCGGCACCATCGGGTTTGATCCGTCTGGCGAAGACTGCATTACCTGTGCATTTGAGTTTGCGTGCATGGACGCTAAAGCTGCTAAGGGTCTTTAATGCCAAACTCTGATGTTTCCCACCTTCAGACCGTAACAAAAGACCTAAACAAAGAGTTCAAGTCAATCGTAGCTGTTACAGGCGACGATCTGTGTATCTCTGATGTAACGACAATTGTACCTACCAGAAGCTTTGGCCTTAATAAGGTCTTAGGTGGTGGTGCGCCTTGTGGTCGTGTTGTTGAGATTTTTGGTGATCCGTCTCATGGTAAAAGTACTATCATTGAAGAAATGATGATAGGCTTTCAGCGGTACCCTGGTATCAGCGTGTTAATCGATGCTGATACAGGTTGGTCTCGTAAGCGTGCAGAGATCATGGGGCACAACAGCTCAAGGCATATCCATTTGCAAGCTGATACAGTCGAGTATGGTTTCAAAGTCATTACATCAACCATAGAGCGGCTAAGAATGCCGGGCCGGTTCCCTAAAGAGGTACCTATCGGCATTTTTTGGGATACAATCTCTGCGTCTCAAACAGAAGGTGAAAAGGAAGGTGACAAATACAAAGAGGGAATGATGGACAAGCCAAAGAAGATCAGAGAAGCGCTTCGAAAGCTTGCACCAGAACTCCCTAGAAAGAACGTTTGTCTTGTTTTTGCTTGTCATACCCACGCAGAGGTTAAAGCGAAAAAGGGCCAGCAAGGAAAGAAATCATCTACAGGTGGTGAAGCCATACCGTTCTGGGCTTGCAAACGTATCAAGGTGTGGATAGCGGGCAGATTGCAGCATCCATACAAAGGCGCGGGTATTTTGACAGCGGTGGAAGCCGTTAAAGACAAGCTAAACGCACCGTGGAGACGAGTTGAAATCCCGATTATCCACGAAACAGGGATCAATCCGGGTTATGAGCTAGTGTACTACCTGGTAGATAACTCTTCATGGGTCAATATGCATGGAGCCTATCTTTCTATTCCAGATTATCCGGAGCCTGGTAAGAATCTTGGCTTCTTTCCAAAAGAGTTACATGCCAAGCTAGAGAGATTTCCAGATCTGTTTGACTACCTTTGGTCTTGTGCAGAGCAGACATGGAAAGAGCAACATGGATAACTATAAGCCGAAAGTTTACCTGGAGGTAGAAGGGGGTGAATTAGACTCTGTTTTGGAATGGGTCATGCTCTCAAATTGTCCTTATGATGTACAAGAGGTTGTCTATCCTGATGACATGATCAAGTCTGTTTATTCTACGGTTGAAGAACAGGCAAAAGAGATAGAAGACCTTATCTCTAAGACATCAAGGCTAGAGTGCGCTCTTGAAAAAGAAATCAAACGCGCTAACGATGCCGAGAGCGAGGTTGAAGAGCTTTTGGCACCTAGCAGTCGGAGGCCTCCACCTCATTTCAGGTTACCTGATGAGCGGCCAAGTGTAACCCATTCGTTTCATATCGGATCTTCTGACTTGGGCAAAGGCTATATCACAGCTAGCTACTATCCTGGTACCAAAGATGTTGGTGAAGTTTTTATCAAGATGAATTCAATGGCGACTAAAGTGGATAGTCTTGACAACGCTAAGCAGCAGATTAGCGACTTGACGTGGTTTCTGAAGGGTATTTTAGATCAATTGGCTATTTCTGTGTCAATAGGTCTGCAACGCGGCATACCACTTAGCGTTTATATCAACAGGTTTTCTCACACAAAGTTTACTCCAGATGGAATGACCCATAACAAAGAGATACCTCGGTGTTCATCGATTGTTGACTACTTGTTTCGTTGGCTAGGACGCAAGTTTGGCTCGTAAGTTTAGTCAAGGTGTCTGATGCTGTTATGGCTCATGCTACTGTTAGGAGAGTTGAATGGAGATCCCAATAGTGCAGTTGGAAGAAAAACAGTCTAAGAGTCAAAAAACTCCGGTAAGTCTAGAGCGAGCTGTAATAGGATCTATCTTTGGATTGGGTAATCTCCTTATAGAAGGTGTTTCTTTAACACACAAAGCCGTATCGCGAATTGTAGTAGTACCCTTGGTACTTATGGAGCTATTTGCAACATTAGGACTTTCTTGTGCACAAGAACTCGTTTTATGGATCGTGGTCCATATGGTGCGATTGTCTCATGCAGCCAAGCAAAGAGGGTTGCCCGGAGCCGAGGATTCACTGTCCGCTTAGGTACTCATATGTCAGTAGCTATTGTTGACGGAAATTACCTGTTACATAGATGCATGCGTGTTGGGTCTGTAGCGGACTTGACAACCAAGACAGGGAAGCCTACAGGCGGGTTTTTTGCTTCTCTTAGATTCATACATGGGGCCATATCAGACAGCAATGCTAGCTCTGTCTATGTAGTGTTTGATTCTGGTATTTCGAAGAGACGAAGAGCACTACTACCACAGTACAAAGGCTCTCGTTATAGGGACGAGTCAGATCCTCTATACGAGCCACCAGACGAAGAGCACGCGCTTTACCTAAAGAAGTTTCGGCTTCAAAGAGCAATGCTGCAGTACATACTACCAAGACTTGCAGTGAGAACAGTAAGACTAAAGGAACCACATGGCTGGGAGGCAGATGATCTCATTTACTCGCTAACCAAGCTAGTCCCGTCCAAGAATGTCATTGTGGTTTCTGATGACAAAGACATGTTGCAACTTGTGTCACACACAGAAGATAGGTGTGTACAGGTTTCAAGACCTATTGCTAAGCAGTTTGTGACACAAGAGAACTTCGAGGACTGGTTTGAGTATCCACACGATCAAGAGCTTTTAAGAAAAGCCATACTAGGTGATTCAAGTGATAACATTCCTAAAGTGCCTGGTTGTGGTAAGAAGGGTGTTGATGCCATCTTTGATGAAGGTGCTCCGGTCGATTCTTATCCATTTGGAGATTTTATATGTTGGTGCATGGATCACAGACTCAAGAAGGTGCGCAGTATAGCGGATAACCTTGACGTTGTAATCAGAAACTATGAATTGATGTGTTTTGGTTTTGAAGATATGAGCCTTGCTGAAGCACAGTTAAAAGACATAATCTCAGCGCCGGTAGATGTAGACTTGATCGAAGTCAAGAGTTTTTTGTCTAAGCTGGAACTGGCATCTATTGTCAATGAGCTTCATACGTGGGCCGCGGCTTTTCAGAGATTGAGATGAAATTTCTTCTGTTCACAGACACCCATATTAGCTCTAAAGTGGAGTTTTCTAAGCCTACCGAAGATGGCTTAACAGACTACCTGCATAGAGTAATCAGATCTTTTGAATGGGTAGAAAGTCTAATTGAAAGTCATGATCCTGACTCTGTAGCTATGCTTGGGGATTTGTTTGATACAACAGGCTTTGTCGATACACTTTCTCTGCATGTAGGGTCTAAGGTTTGCAGTAGCTTAATCAGTACGTGTTGTGCGTTAGAAAAGCCGCTTTATTGGGTTGTCGGCAATCACGATATCTATTCAGAAGCAGCACACAATCTAGGGTTCCTAGGTGATCTGTCTACATGGGGTCAAGTTGTAGACAAGCCTCGAATTGTAAGGATTCAAGACACACCGATATTGTTTCTGCCATGGGGCTATGAGCCAAAAGAGGGTGAGTATTCTATCATCTTGTCTCATACAGAAATCAAAGGCGGTATGCTCAACCCAAAGGCTCGCAGTACGGAAGGCATGGACCCAAATCACGGGCCTTGGATATTTAATGGACACTATCATCTTCCAGATCAACTAAGCGAAAGGTGTGTTCAAGTTGGGTCACTTCTTTCTAAGGACTTTAGGGATGGTCCTTCACTTTGTCGTGGTGTTGCTATTGTGGATTACGACGGTAGTAACTGCATTGTCACAAGGATAGCAAACCCACACGAAGTACCGTATAGAACAGTTAGAGTACTAGAGCACAAAGACTCTGTTTTGTGGAAGGCCAGGCTTGATGAAGGTATTACGGGCTTGGAAGATTCTTATGTTAAAGTTGTCTATGATGAGGCTTACAAGGAGGTTGCAGAACAGGTTTCTTACCTGACAAAAGGATCTAGGCTGGAGTTAAAGTCAGAACCTATACCAGAGTTAAAAGACAGTGTCGTAAACGAAGCTTTCTCGCCCGAAGAGAACTTTAAGAAGTATGTTGAAAATGTATTGCTCTTTGACGAAGAAAAAGATGCTGAATTGGTCTTGTCAAAGGGTTTGGGTTATATAGAGTCTGTCAAAAAAGACTTCAATACTTCCACACAGCCTGTACTGTTCAAGTCACTCTATATCAAGGGTTTTCAGTCTATTGGTGAGATTGAAGTTGATTTGAAAGATCAGGGTTTGATTTGGGTAGGTGGCCCGAACGGGGTAGGCAAGACAACGCTACTAGAGTCCTTGTTTTGGGCTTTGACAGGAAGGTCAGCGCGTCATGGGGATAGGTCTGGGGATGAGGTTATCGGCTGGCACACAGACACCTGTGAAGTGTCCGTAGATCTAACAATTGGAGGCCATGACTACACGATTACGAGAGGCAGGAAACCCAACAGAGTAGAGCTTTATCTAGGTGAGACTTCAATAAGCGCAAGAAGAGCTAGAGACACAGATAAAATCATACAAGAGCTAGTTGGACGATCCAAAGATGTCTTACAACACAGCATCTTTTTGACTTCCGGACTCGATACCAAGTTCACCTCTCTGTCTTATCCAGATCGTATCCGCTTACTTGAGAGCATTACAGACGCTGGAGTTTATTCAAAAGTAGAAAGTAAAGTAAAGAAAGACATAAAGCAAGTTTATAGGGGCTTATCCTATGAGGAAGGTGCAAAGGAGTCCATAGAGAAAAGGCTTAATTCGCTCAATAGTAGGTTGCCTGAAGTACAGGGCGAGATTGTCCAAGTTAGACGGGAGCTGTCAACGAAACAAGATAGTCTCAGAAGAGATCTAAAGGAGCTAGTAAATCAAAGAAAGGATTTTGTAGTTCTTCTTAAAGACAAAGAGGCAGAACGGAGGAAAATAGAGGAAGAGTACTCTGTGCTTGATAGAACAGCTTCTATGGTCCGTTCTGCTAGAGTGTCTATGGTAAACAGGTTGACAGAGCTAGAGACCACAGCACGGTATTTGAAGCAAGACATAAAGAACAAACTAGATCTAGCGGCTTCTGGGCGGTGTCCAACGTGCTTTTCATCCAACGTAAAGAAGTCTCTAACGGGGTATATTGAAAAGCAACAGACAGAGTTGAGCGAAGTATTAAGCGAGCGTAACGAGAAAATTCTACCAAAGAGTAAGTTCTACGAAAACGAAGAAAAGAAACAAGAGAGCAAGTTAGCAAACCTTGATCTCAGAGTCAGACAGTACAGGAACGAAGAAGATAGGCTAAACATAAAGCTTCAAGAAATAGAACGCACAATAAATGGTGTTAAAGTAGAAATCAACCTATCAAGCTCCAAGGTTGATAAGCTGGAAGCCAAAAAAGAAGAGATACAACTCTCTATTGCCGAAGAGCGTTCTGCACTTCAAAACAGCAAAGAAAAGATCTCATCGCTTCAACTGGAAGAAAGGATCTATTCGTTCTTGGTCAAGGCGTTTTCAACCAATGGTATCCGGGCAAGCATGCTTTCTTCCACTACAGTTCCGTTTCTTAACTCTCGGATAGAACAATACGCGTCAACACTGAGCCTGCCGTTTAGTCTTACAAACAAAGTAGAGACCAAATCAGGTGCTGAAGACAACAAGGTTGATATAGCTCTTCCAGGAAAGCGGACCTACAAAGCATGCTCCAGAGGTGAGAGACGCAGAATTGATTTGGCTGTACAATGCGCCATAAATGATCTTGCTATTGCAACAGGTGGTTCCAGAGTTAACTTGCTTGTAGCAGATGAAGTCATAGATCCATTGGATGATGCAGGCGTCAAGTCATTCATTGACATACTGCAAACCAAATCAAAAGACAGCACAGTCATTTTAATTACACACAAGCCTTTCATAGATTCTTATGCAGCTAAAAGATGGCTCTTGACTAAAGAGTATGACGTAACGAACCTACAGACGGTATAACATGTCTTCAACAAGAGGTTTTAAACTTCCGAGAGATGAGTACTTGACGCCTCGAAGGCTAGTCAAGGCTGCTATTATCAAGCTGCATAGATCTTATCCGGAGTTTAAGCCTCTTACGTGTCTTGAACCGGGCTGTTCTTGGGCTTCTCACCTGGATTATGCACAAGATACCTTCTCAACATTAATCTACACAGTAGGTGTTGACGTATTAGACCAACCCACACACCCAAGCCATGAGTTTATGTGTCATGACTTCACAACATGGCAAACAGAAGACAAGTTTGATCTGATAGTAACGAATCCACCATTCGGACTAGCAGAAGAGTTCTTCTTAAAGTCAAAAAACTTGCTAACGCCAACAGGCATAGCAATGTTGTTTCAGCGAATTGGTTTTTTTGCTTCGAAGAAAAGAAGACACAACTTGTGGGGCGAGATTAACTTAAAGCAGGTATGGATCTGTACGACGCGGCCTGCGATGATAGGCCAGCCGTCTGCAGACTCTTGCGAGTACGCTTATTACGTGTTTGATGCTAATTTGCCTGAAGGGAAAGTTCGGCTGGATTGGCTGGATTGGTAACTTTATCAGAACATGTGTCCTGACCAATGTTGCTAAGCAGATAGTGAAGCTGTACTATCTTTTTTGCTAAAGACACACCGCCCATGCCTGAAAGAGTCCATGTTGCCAGGCACAAGAAACCAGAGGCTAAGAGCAGTCTATTGGAGCATCCCTTCTGACCGGGTTGCTGCGCTTGGGATTGCGCTGTCTGGTGTAGTACCTCCATAACCGATGTGATCTGATTCCCACAATTCTGGACCACTGAAGTGGGATTACAGGGTTTTGACGTAGCCATCATGAAACCTCCTACGGACATCTATAGCACCGATATGAGGCTATTTCCAGGCCTCTTCTTTTCAGCTACTCTAACCTACGAAAAATGTCCATAGATTATCACTAAATTTTATTGACAGCTATATATCTGCCTGCTACCTATGGTCGGTGGAGGGTTAGGCATGATGCTGTCCAAAGAGAACCTGAGGAAAATGATCGGCCAGAACAGCAACACGAGGCAGCGCCTGGAGCAACTCAGGGCCGTAACGCTACAGCTCCTGGCGACACTCGATAGCCGACCGAAAAACCAGGCTCGCTCAGCCTATCCACTCCCAAACCTGATCGCATGCTGAACTAGCTCCCCACCTGCGATATTAGCTAGAATGTTCTTTCTGGCTAAATCTCTCCCCTGATCTGTCAAGCTTCCAAACACAAACTTAGCTAGAATCTACCTGGAAAACTTGATCCAGAAATGCAGCTCTTTGTCAAGAGCTGTGTTACTGGCTGTCTTGTCGTGTCTTGATGCAATGCAGATCATGCACACTGGCTTGGCAGGACTAGACAGGAACCGTGTCACTGGCCACTCTACTAGCCCGTACCCTGCTAGGTAATCCCTTGTAATGATTACAGTAATTTGCCTGGTATTTGTCCGACAAATGTCCTTGACTGGATAGTACTATCTGTGTGAAACTAAAAGGAAAAACTAAAATTTGTTAGATTGGGAATCCCAGCAACGTCAACAACAGAGTCAACAACAGAGTCAACAAGGAGATGAGAGATGAGTAAGACCACGAAGCGCAACACCAAGTCCGTCCACAACAACCGTTACAGTGACGGTGCCTTTGTGATGTGGAGTGCCAGGCTCACTGCCGCAGCGATGTCCTCACAGGACATCAGAGACATGGCCAACGCGGCTGGTCTCCCGGAGTCCATTGTCCCTGACTATGCCGGGGACCGAGCAATATGCAGTAGGGTCATTGACAGGCATGCGAGCAAGCTCAAGCGCCAGGGTTACGTGCTGTCCAAGCTCAAGAGGACCAAGAGCCATGTGCTCATGACAATCCACGAAACCTCGCGGGACATTGCTGCGAGGGAGACAGAGTTACCGCAGGCGGGCACCCTGGAATGGACTAGCGAGACAAACGGCATTGTCTCGCCAGAGCAGCACACCGTTGCCGATTACCTGGATTACCACTATCAGGATGCAGTGGGCAAAATCCATGCAACGGATTGGTCTAGCACCCTGATTGCCTATTTGCAGGATGAATGCCTTGCACAGGCCTGGAGAGATGATGGTCGGGTTTACTGGGTCCCTCCGACCCATCTTGACAGAGTCAGAGAGCTACAGGATTGGCTACAGAGTGTTGGTGTGAGCCTGGCCGTTGCTGAGATTGACGGCGCTGTCAGAGAGTCTGTGGTTGAGGTAGTCGAGGCCTCTTTGGTGGACCAATTGGATGAGCTGCAAGCCGAAGTGGATGGATTCAACGGCTTGCAGAAGCCAAGCACCTACGCCGACCGTATCGAGAGGTATCATGAGCTACGCAAACGCGTTACCGTGCATACAGAGTGCCTGGGTATCGCTAAGTCCACTGCTAACAGCCTCCTAAAGCAACTCGAAGACATGGAAGTGACCGTAGTGCAGCACTTGGCAACCCGTGAGAACATCCGTGTCAAAAGGGATGGCACAATAGAGCAGTTGGCTCCGGCCACAGACGAGTATGAGGACTCCGAGGACGAAGAGACGGACAACGAAACCGATACTCCCGTTGTGTCGTTTGATTGGTAGGAGGGGACCATGGCAACCAAAAAGAGTGCTAATAAGAAGACAACCAAGACGAACGGTATCCGTAAAAAAGTAACGGAATTTGTCATTGAATTGACAAAATGCCTCTTGGAACGCGAGAGAGCGATAATGCTCGCCATGGTGGCCTTGTTGTCCAGAGAGCACTTGTTGTTGTTGGGTCCTCCAGGGGTTGCCAAGTCGCTATTGGTCCGCGAGATAACAAAGAGGATTGAAGGTAGCCAGTACTACGAACGCTTAATGAGCCAAACCACCGAGCCCAACGAAGTTTTCGGCCCAGTGGACTTGGCAGCGCTTAGTGACAGAGGCGAGTACCGCAGAGTCAGTAAGGGTGCGTTACAGACCGCCCATATTGGTTTTTTGGACGAGATATTCAAGGCTAACAGTACCATCTTGAATTGTCTGTTGACGCTAACCAACGAAAGACTGTACCACGAGGTTGGCTATGAGCCTCAACAGGCCCCACTACTGTCAATATTTGGGGCCAGCAACGAAACACCGCAAGAGGACGAGTTAGGCGCGTTGTATGACCGGTTTCCCTTGAAGGTCGTGATTACCGATACGGTAGAGGAGTCCTCTTTTGAAGCTCTTGTGTTGGGTACCTTTGGCTCTACTGTCAAAAACACCATTACTGTTGACGATATCTTGGAAGCGCAGAAATTGTGTGACGCAGTAACAATACCCTCCGAAGTAGTTGAGGGGCTTAAACGCATTTGCCGTATCGAAGCCCCATCACAAGGGATCAGGGTGTCTGACCGTACCGTTGTCAAAGCCGCTAAAGTGCTCAAAGCAGCGGCCTGGTTGCGTGGTCGTAATGAGGTGATAGTAGAGGACTTGTCAATATTGGCTGATATGCTCTGGTCCGAACCAAAACAAATTAAAGCAGTTGAGCGTTTGGTCTACGAGGTTAGCAACCCACTACATCTCAGGGCAATTGAGACAGAGGACAGCGCTCGCGAAGTTTTTGGACAAATGCCGGATGATGATGCTGCCTGGCAGTCCAGCTATGACTCGTCCAAACGGACTGCGGAAAACGTAATTAAGCAGTTAGTTGATATGGATAACACTTTAGAGCGAGATATAGCGTCTAGTAAGGCCAGAGACAAGCGCAGAGCTTGGCAGTCCCTGCATGCGGTAAGAGAGCTACGCAAGCAAGCTGCTACAGTGCTTTACCGCAAAGCAGGCAAACAGTCCACGCGCCTGGCGAGGGGCTGACAATGGGACTATGTTACAAAACTTCAACGTGGGCTGACCGATTGTGGTCTAGCCACGTTAAGCAGTCCCGACAGGCACAGGCTATTGTTAGTAGAGGAGAGGTTAAGCAGGGAGCTAGCTACAGCGGGTTCGCTAGCGACCTACACAGCAGATTGTACCTCAACAACGAGCCTGACAAGCTTAACAGTGGTCCAGACTGGGCGAGCAAACTGCATGAGTCAGCTAGTGACCTAGCGGAGTGGCGTCAACTCAAGTCGCGGTGTCGCCATGATGGGTTTGCCGCTGGCGTTGCTACAGAGGCAATCCTGTCGTGTCTGTCAGATCAGATACCCGATAGTAGCGATAGTGACAACTCCGACCCTGACACGTCAGAGCTACCCTATACGGATGCACCAGTGGTGCCTGGCCAGGCCAGCGGCCCCCCAGCGGCTTGGACGGACCAGAGTCCACCTGATGATGCTGACACCCGCCAGGCGCTTAGGCGGGCTGTCAGAGCGGCCAGAGATGCAGTGGTGGAGATAGACGCCAGTCTAGACGGTCTGCAGACTGCTCTAGGACTGCGCCGGCCAGGGACCGCTATCGGGGAGCAAGCTACGTATCAGGATATAGATAAAATCAGAGAGGCACACCGGACAGTATCCCGGTCCCGCAACCTGCAGCAGATAGCAGAGCTAGCAGGCCGGTTCACGCGCTTGGCAGCAACCAAGCAGCGTAACAAAGTGCGCGGTAGCGTGGGCGCGGTCAAAGGGGTTGAGCTATCTGGTGACCTATCACGCGTGCTACCAAGCGAGCTAGCAGGCCTCAGAGGCAGCCGCTATGAGCGTTTGCTCACACTGGCCAAGTTGGTTGACAAGAGAGCGCTCTCCTATCGGTTGGAGGCTAAAGAGACCGAGGCCAGGGGTCCCGTAGTCATATGCACTGACCTATCAAGCTCTATGCGAGGGTCCAGAGACCTGTGGGCCAAAGCTTGCACGCTAGCCATCCTGTCCACGGCCACTAGACAGCGTCGGGCCTGCACTGTGCTCGGCTTTGACCGGGCTATCAGGCATACAGACACTATCAGAGCCAGTGATACTACGGCCGATGATATTGACAGGGTACTATCGCATGCCCCGCGCGGAGGTACCGATTACAATCCTCCGCTTACAAAGGCTGCAGATATAATAGAGACAGATCATGTTATGTCTAAAGCTGACATTATCCTAATCACTGACGGCGAGGCATACCTGGATACTGAGGTTGCTACTAGATTGCAGAGCCTGACTACAGACCATGGTGTTAACATCTACGTCATAGCCATTGGCAACGAGGCGAGGGAAATACAGCAGGGACCACTGTCAAGGGTAGCAACGCGGCTAGCAGTGGTCGAGTCAACAGCACTCGATACGGCCACAGACCCGGTCGTATTCGAGTCGGTAAATTTGGAGGGATAAGATGGCAACAGAGATGCAAGATCAGGAGTTGAGGTCAGAGTTTGAGAGTATTGTCGATTGGGTTGAGAGCAATTGTCATAAGAGTTTGCTCTACGTGTACAACTACCAGGTGCACGGTACTGGCAGGAGTGATAGGTATGAGCGGGCGCTCAAAGAGGTTAACAACTCTGTGCATTACGCGATAGCCTGTTTTAAGGTGATTCGGTTGCGTAGGATTTGCAAACTGTACGAGGTTAATCTGTTTGGTGACACACGCAAGGCTAACATGATAGATCGTATCTGTAGCAGGATGGTGACAATTTTGCTAGATAGGTTTTCGAAGTACGAAGACAGCGAAAAGGCCAAAGAAGAGACAATACATTTTATTACTCGCATTCACGAGCACTATATTGCGCATAAACACGTTGGAGAGCATCCAGAACAGTATACAGAGACCATCGTAACGCGCCAGATGGCTCTAACGATGTTGAGGATTGCCACATCGGTTCTCACAGACTACGAGGACTAGACGCAACGTGTGATAGCTGCTAGGCTGCATCGCTACCACGGTGCGGCCTGTGGAGCTATCAACCCGTGCTAAGGAGGATCCATGCGACCAAGAGTGACAATCAATGACAAAAGCATTGTCAGCCACAACTACAATCGCGCTAGCAGTACATATGAGCGATCAAACTGGCAACACCTTTTAACGATGGATGAGGACGGCACCATAGACGTAGAGACGCTGTTTGGAGGTGGGACTCCACTGTCTGTACACACGGGCAGGACGCTGGTACTAGCTCACGTACCAGACGGGGTGGCGGATGCCTCTGACTTGGCAGAGTGGCTACAGGACCAGGACAACCTGACAGGCCTGCAGAGCCTGCTAGATGGCCACAGTACGAGCATGGACAACAACGGCCGGTGGCAGGGGGTGCTGACAGACAGCGCGGCAGACTGGCTCCAGGAGCTAGCAGACCGCTGCCAGGCGGTCTGCTACGAGTTGCCTCAGTACTGGGATGCTAACGACTATTATATTGACACATCGCGAGAGCTAATCGAGGCTGCGTTTTCCGATGACCGCCAGACGCAGGTGGAGCTACTCGTTGACGCTGCGTTGACAGATAGCGAGCCGGCGCACCTGGAGCCTGCAGATGTGGACTCTCACCTGGATTGGGTCAAGGATAACTACTGTCACCAGTGCTACGAGGACAGCAGATACTGTACCTGTGAGGAGGACTCAGCATGCTAGCTCCAGGTACACGAGTCATCATGGTTGAGGTGGACCACAGGGGTGTTGCGCACCGGGTCAACTGCATAGGGACGGTGGTGCAAACGGGTCTGTCAGAGTCTGTCAGTGGTAGCAAAGCGTGGTACAAAGTTCGGTGGGACGCTGTTACAGGCCTCGGCACCGGATGGATTCACATTACGCAACTAGAGCCACTGTATCATGGCTGACAAAACCGATAGCAGGCGTATTGACATCCGAGTCAGCGGACAGCTATTTTCGTGGGTTGACTCTCAGGCCAAAGCCAAAGGGTTTCGCACTCGTTCTGAGTTTATTCGTTATGTCCTGGAGTCTCTAAGGCTCAAAGACCGTAAAAAACTCCTGTAGCCCCTTCTTCACTCCACACACACACAAGCCAAGTTTTGGTGCCAACAAGCTTAGCACAGGTCTATATACCGCAGAGCGATAGATCTACCTGGAGCCTGCTATGAATTTACTTTCTCTTTTCGATGCGTTAGACGAGTGCAAAGACTGCTCTTCCACGACTGAAAAACGGAAAGTCATAGACGAGATACTTAGCTCTGAAAATTCTGCTGCTTTTACGGACATAGCTTCTTTTGTGCATAACCCTTTTCGTAAAGCACATATCAAGGTAACAGATGATCTGTTGTTCTTTACGAAAGAAGTGTTAGCAAGTCCAGCTAGAAAGAACGTAGATCTAAAAGACACACAAATATGGGCAAGGTTTAAGAGCATACTGCACTCTCTGGAGACGAGAGAAGTCACTGGCAACTCTGCTAGTAGAGTAGTAGCTAACTTTTTCTCCAGCATACCAGAAGAGTACTATGATTACTTCGTTGGTATTATCAACAAAGATCTAAAGATTGGTGTTGGTAAGAAGATACTTGAAAAGCATATACCAAACCTTGCACCTAAATTTAACGTACAACTATGTCCTAGCAAACAATGGGACGGATACACAGTACCTAATGGTGGATGGCTGGTATCCCCTAAGATAGATGGTATTAGAGGCATAGTCGTACAAGTTGGTACAGACGGTAAGTTCCACGGGTATAGAGCACTGTCAAGAAACGGCCACGAACTAAGTAACACAGATCATATACTTGATGAACTTTCCTATTTAGCTAAAGCTTTTTATGACAAAGAGTCTGTATGGCCTGTCTTTGACGGTGAGTTTTATACGCATGGCTGGGAGTTATCAAGCTCTATTGTCTCAACAAAGAAGACAAGCCATCCCGAGGCCTACAGGCTCCAGTATCATGTGTTTGATATGCTCACCTATCCGGAGTGGACAGCCAATCAGTGCAAAGCAGAAGCACACCTTCGAGACCGTGCTCTCGCTAATGTCTTAAAAAATTGCTCAGAAAAAATCGTGCATGTTCCATCGATGCTGTCCGTAGATCCTGATGAGGTGGGGATCATCACAGATGCGTATGTGGCGGATGGCTATGAAGGCTCTGTCATCAAGGCTCGAAATTCCCTCTACGAATTCAAGCGTTCCAAGGCCTGGCAAAAAGTCAAGCCCTACTTCGACCTTGACGCACCGGTGACAAAAATCATCTACGGGAGGCTTGACACGGGCGGTACCATGTATGATGATGCAGACCCTAGAGCAACAGGCAGGCGAGCTGTAAGATCACTGGTGGTGAACGTGGCAGGTGTGGAGACGGCGGTAGGCACCGGGCTGAGTCAGGATCAGCGACTCAGGTATGCGGAGTGTCCAGCCGAGGTAGTCGGGCTGACTATCACGGTAAGGTACCAGCGGATCTCAGAAGATGGAAGACTCATATTCCCAAGGTATCAGGGGATACGAATTGATAAGTAGGAGTAGCGTTCACGTCAAAAGGAGAGAGGTAAAATGGGCACTATTGAAAAACTTCAGGCAGCCGGTCTTGATGTACAGTTTGACTCATTTATGGATGAGTTTTTCCTTGATGATGCAAAAAAGGATCAGCTCCGCACTATGGTTGATCAGAGGGGGCTGACGGATCCGGTGGTCATGAAGACCATCGGTGTGATGCAGCGTGAAAAAGTGATGCAGGTTGGCATTTACAAGCAGTTCAAGGCCCTGCAGGCCGAGCTGGACGATCCCTCTGGTGAGTCTGCTCCGCAGTCTGTGGATGCCTCCGAGGCACCTGCGAGCGATTCTGAGACGGCTCAGAGTCCTTCAGGCGGCAATGGTCATTCGGCAGCGGCAGAGCCCAGCGACGAAGAGGTGGAGGCCAGGATCGCAGCCTACTCGTTTTCCTCCGAGCAAGAGGAGATGATCAAGCAGCGTCTCAAAGCCGAGGAAGAGAAGATTCGTAAGCGTCTTCTGGCTCAAGAAAAGAAGATCCGCGAGCAGATTGTTACCGGCCGTGTCAGGAAGCGGACAAGGCTTGGTCTCAAGCCCGAGCAAGCCAAGGAGTTTACTGAGGCGCGGGAAGCAATCAAGAAGAACCAGGCAAAGATCAAAGAGCTGCGCGCTGAAAATGCGCAGCATAAGAAGGTTATTGAAAGACTGCGTCCCAAGCGCAATGTGACGCCTTCCACGCCAGCGCAGAAGCAACTCAGGGTTGCCAAGCGCAAGCTCACCATGGCTATCAACGAAAAGAATGATACGTTGATCGAACAGGCCAAGCTCAATCTTGCCAAGGCAGAGCAAGTGCTCGAAGCCGAGCAAGCGCAGCTTCAGGTGTAGATCAAACTTCCTGGAGCGAGGAAAGCTCTATATCGGCGGTACTCCTCCCGCACGGTTCTCCTTTGTGGATGCGATATAGCTTGCTCCAAAGGGGTGTCTACGGTCTTTTGACTTCAACGATGCCTCTTGCTTGACACAAAAGCTTTCTTCGAGTGTCAAGCAACTCTTACCGCAGTACAAAAACTTCAGCCAGTACATTCTAGTTAAAGTAAGCCATCATGTTTGCCGGGTTTGATCTGGGTGCAAAGCTTGGGTACGCCTTCTTAACGGATGAAGGTGCTATTTGTGACTCTGGTGTGCTGAAGCTTGGCAAGAGAACTCCAGAGTCGGTCAGGAAGGCTTATGATGGAATTAGAGCGCTTTTTACAGCGCACACACCGCCGATTGTGGGCTATGAAAAAGTCACGTTCTTTGGTCGTGGGATCCAGGCAGCCCATGCTTATGGCAGCTATGAGGCTGTTCTGTGGCTCATAGCTCTTGATTCAGAGTCTCTTATAGAGCAAGTAACAGTCAAAGAAGTAAAGAAGCTGGCAACCGGAAAAGCGAACGCTATCAAACACGACATGATCACTCAGGCCTTGATGAGATGGGCATACCTTCCAGATGACGACAATGAAGCAGACGCCTTATGGATCGCAGAGTGTACCAGAAGAAAGTACTTTGGATTGCTTTGATGAGACTTATGATCCTGATTTGTCTTGTCTATTGTTTCATGCGTTAACAAATGGAACAAAAGAAAAAGACAAACCGGAAGTTTTAAATGAATTGGTGCATCAAATGGCTCCATTGGTGAAGCTGGTAGCCAGCGTTGAGCTGAATCCAAATCTTGGAGGACATAGTACAGATGTCATAAAGCTAGAAGCGTTAGAGTACCTCTACTTTATGTTGATATCAGATGCGTATGTACCTCCACACATCAGTCAGAATAGCTGGATATTCACGCGATACTTTTGGACCATAATAAAGCGAGGCCTTCAGTCAGGTTATCGTAAGAACTACGATCAACCTGTGTTTGATTGTATTGAGTATGGGCGGGAAGAGCCTATCTATGGCAGGGTTCCGACGCATAGTGACACAGAAACCAGGATCTATCTAACTCAGTTTTATAGGACAGTACTGCAGACGTGTATTGATGACATCAGGTTCACAGGTGTTGAAAAGAAAGCATGTATCTATATCGGAATGTGCCTGATAGGTCTTATCAACTTCCATCCGCATTCAGCACGGTTTAGATATGGTTTGAAGTATGCAAGGGCGAGGTTTCTGACAGACTATATGGAGCACTTAATCAAAGCCACAATCTATGAGGTTAGGCGAATTGAAGACGAAATCTGAGATTCACGATACAGCGTTAAAAGAGCAGATCATATACATCATGCTCTTGCGCTCCGGTAAGCATTCTTTCTTACCCGAACTGCTAGACGTAGTGGGTAAAGACAAGATGATGGAACTTCTCCAGCTATTCTCTGGCTTACAGATTTCGTTTCCTACAATGTCAGAACTTAACTTGCACGCAAAAGAAGTGAACATCTTTTTCAGGATGCACAGAGCAACAAAAGCTCAACAGTCCAGAGTCGTAAAAGACTTAACTGAAGAGTACTATATTGATGAAGATACTGTTCACTATATCTATAAGAAGCTGAAGTATCTCCTGGAAGATGAGTTGTTGATCTCTGTGTGACGGTATTGGAGGTTTTTGTGTCGAAAACAGAAGATTCTATAAGACAAGAAATTGACAGGCTCTTAAACAAGCCTATAGCGAGTGAGAAACGGGTATTAGAGATCATTGTCGACGCTATCACAAGCAAGTACGCCGACCCTGACCTGGTAGAAAAAGCAGTAAGACAATCTGTGTTCAACTATGAAACACAGATGCGTATCTTCCAAATTGCTGCAGCAAAAAGACAGCTAAACCGTATTGTCAAGTTAATCAATATGACAGAGGCTCTTGAAGATCACGCCATGTCACCCGAGGTTATGGCGAAAATGGAGTCTAAGGATTTGATTAACCTCTACGGTAAAGCACAAGCGGCAGTTAGGGAAGGGTTAGACCATATCAAGAGAGTTGTCGATATGCGGCTTGAGGCTACAGCCGCACAGACAGCTATGATGTCTACAATTAACCAAAGAGAAGTAGAGGCTGTAGATATCACAGGGATCAGCAATTTGACATCACAGCAAAGAGACAAAGTCAGAAGGATTGTAGATGGTATAGTTGACGATATAGATGACTTGAATACAGGCGATGCAAATCTACTAAAAGAGTCTGGCAGCAATGGGCATGGTGGTAACGGAGAATCCAATCTAGGTTCTATCTAATGCAGCACAAAACCGTAGAGACGATAGTTAATCAGCTACTCCAGGGCAATACGAGTATCTATGATCAGCTAGCAGCCGATGAGCGAAAGCTACTCGATTCCATACTAGATGAGCTAAAGAAGTTTGGTAAGTCAACAACGCTATCGTCGCTATGGGAACAAGACTTCGAGATTAAGCCAGTAACTATTGATAAGTTCCTGCATGATGATTACTACCTAGGCAAGATAGGTAAAGACATATTCCCGAAGTGGAAAGATGAGCTAAAGACCGTATGTGATCCCAATAAAGAAATTTGTGAATGGGTAATTCGTGGCTGCGTAGGCAGTGGAAAAACTACTGTGGCAGTAGTAGCTCTTCTGCATAGGATTCATTTACTCTGCTGTATGAAGAATCCACAGCAGTTCTATGGTTTGATGGAAGGGTCTCCAATCGTTTTTGGCTTGTTCAATATCTATAAGTACTTAGCACAGGATACTAGCTATAAGTACTTTACTAATTGGGTGAAGCTATCACCTTTCTTTCAAGAGTCTATGCGCGCAGCCTATGCGCAAGAGAGATCTGTACCGGGTTGGCTACAGCGCTTAAATAGGATGTATGGTATTGATAATGATGAGATGGCCAATAGCTATATGCGATTTCCAAAAGGGATTACAATAGCACTTGGCAGCAGTGCTATCCACGCATTGGGTCAGAATTTGTTTGGAGGTTTGTGCTTTGTAGGGAGTACTAAGATTCCTTTATTGAATGGTACAATTAAAACTCTTGAGGAGTTATCTAGATCCTCAGATGATAGTTTCTGGTATTATGGGGTTGATAGAGACGGGGGGTTAGTTCCAACTTTAGGGACCAAACCAGTAAAAACTAGATCTAATGTACCTGTAGTAAAGGTAACTCTAGACAATGGTTCTCACGAGGTTTGTACTCCAGACCATGAATGGATGCTTACAGATGGAAGCTATGTAAAAGCTTCGAATCTCAGTAGCGGGGATTCGTTGATGCCTTTTTATTCAAAGATAAATGACTATGGTTACCAAGAAGTGTGGAGTAGTGAGTCTCATTCTTGGGAGAAAACTCACCAGATGGTGGGTAGGTTTATGTGGGGTGATCTTTATGGGGAAAAAGTCGCAGAGGGTCAATACAATGTTGTTCATCATACTAATGGTAAGCTGGATAATACTCCTGAGTCTTTAAGGTTGATGGGACATTTGGATCATATGGAGTTACATACTCGTCTAGTAGAGTTAAGCCATTCTCCAAAAGCTATGGAGAAGAGACGAAAGACACTAGAGGATTATTGGAAGACAGAACGCCCAGATATCAGTTCTAAGATCTCTAAAAAAGCTTGGAAAGAGTACAAGGCAGGTTTGAGAACTGGCTATGATAATACTATAATAAGAGCTAAGTTCAAGACAGAAGAGGAATTGCTGACACTTAAAAATATGTGCATAAATAGGAACAAAACCGATAAAATGCGGGAGTTGTCTGGAAAAAGGATTTTAAAGTGGAGTTTAGAGCATAAGGAAGAGTTACGTAGGGCAGGCCGGGAGCAGATGAAGAGATTGTGGAGTGATCCAGAGTTTGTAGATAGGCAACGCGAAAGAGCTAGGCTCCGGTTCTATGAATACAATAAAACAGTAAAAAGGTCAAAGTTGACGTTTGGTGATTTAACTTCAGCTACTATGGACATTTTGCGTGATGTAGGAGTTAACACCAGAGGTCAAGATTATATCTTTTCTAAGAATTTACTGGCTGATTATCTTGGGCTTAGATCAAGAACAGTTATAGATCGTATTTTACGGGAGAATGATTTATCCTGGAACGAATTCACCTCTGCGTTTGGTTGTAGAGTTAGGAACCATAAAGTTGTTTCTGTGGAGCCTTATGGGAGTGCTGATGTCTATTGCTTAAAGACGACTGTTGGTAATTTTGCTCTTACAAACAGCATAGTCCATAACTGCGATGAAGCTGACATGAGCAAAAATAGAGCGCTCAAGTCCGACGAAAAGACTAAGGTCGAAGAGCTATATGGCCAAGCAAAGTCAAGGCTAGACTCCAGGTTTCTTCAATTAGGTGGTGTTAATCCAGGACTCTTGATCTTGGTATCTCAGGTTCAAGAGTCAGATAGTTTTTTAAGTAAGCATGTAGATAAGGTTTCTAAAGATCTAAGAACCCACATTAGTGGGTTTGCTCTTTGGGAGATCAAGGACCATCTTTTCCCAGATACAGAACCACGGTTCAAGGTCGTAGTAGGAACACGAAGCTACAGAAGCTTTATTGCGGAACCGGGTAAGCTAATCCCCAAAGGCGCACAGATTATTGAGGTACCAGAGTCTCTAAGGCCTAGGTTCGAATACTCTGTAGATGATGCTATCAGAGACCAAGCAGGTATCCCCACCTATGGTGCCAACCTGTTTCTTCCAAGGCGGGATAAGCTCTTCGAGTGTTACCAGAAGTCTGCATACAGAGATCATCCTTTTACGACAGATACAGTAGAGCTTTCTATTGAGGTTGAAGACCAAAGCTCCATAGCAGATTACTTTACCAAAGAAGCTTGCATGGAGCAATACGACAAAGCCACAGGCAGGTGGAGGCCTAAGTGGTTTCCTGGAGAAGACAGAGCGATCCATATTGACCTTTCAAAAAATGGTGACTGTACAGGCTTAGCCATGGGGTGTATCGGCAACATCAAACGTGTACAGCGTTATGATGGTGATGGTAGACCTTATTGGGAGCAAGACTATGAGACCTTTATTGACTTTGTCTTGCAGATTAAAGCAGCTAAAGGTTCAGAGATAGACTTTTCCAAGATCAGACAGTTCATTTTCTACTTACAGGCTTTAGGTTACCAGATACGCTATATTAGCCTTGATGGCTGGAATTCTGTAGACACCATTCAGATCATGAAAAAGGCAGGATTCGACGCTAAAGAACTGTCTGTTGACAAGAAAGCTACTCAGTACAATTACCTGAAATCGACTATCTATGAACTTAGATTGGACATGTACGAGTACGAGGTTTTTACGAGCGAGATAACAACACTACAAGATAGGACTCTGGACAATGGTAAGCCTCCCATAGATCACCCACCTAAGAAAAGTAAAGACTGCTCTGATGCTGTCTGTGGAGTCACTTCCAGGTTAGCTGAGATTAAAGAAGAGCTACGGCCAGGTGTTACTTCTTCTATGATTCTTGAAAGAGCCAAAGTCCATAATCCTGACAAGACAGTACCACTGCAGCAAATGCAAGATCCTAGTTGGGTTGGACGGGTTAAGAATGAAAACCCATTGTCTCAACTTTTCAGGCCACAGAGTAGGAGGTAACTCGTGTCATCTTGTGCAAAGTGTGGGTATGGTTTTGTCAATGAGTCAATGAAGCCATACAAGCGTGTTTATAACTCATGTCCTCGGTGTGGTGCAGTGTTGTCACCACCAGTAGTAACAGGGTCTCCGAATGAGTCTCAGGAGTCAGAGAAACCTGCCTATGGTCCTATTATTGAGTGTGACAAACAGCGGGGGGCATCATGACAATAGATGGGTTGATAGATGTCATCTTAGAGCAAAATCCGGGTATGATCAAAGAAGATGTCAGGAAGATTGTCAGGGTCGTTTTCAAAGGAACTAAAGAGGTAGTACATAGAGGCGAGTCGTTATTGTTGCCAGGGATAGGGAAGATTTATCCTGCATTCAAAGAGGGGAAAGAGTTGTGGAGAAATCCTTATACGAAAAAGCATGTTGTGCTAGATAGAAGGATTGTACTAAAGTTTACAGCGTACAAGAAATTTGAAGATCACTTAACGAGTCTTATGGCTGAAGAGATTTCGCCAGAGGACTTTGGACTTGATGAAAGTACGAGGGTATGAGAGTGAGTGCAGGACATAAGAAGAAAACTAAGAAGATAAGTACTAGCTTGACTAAGAAGCTCAAGATCCATTCGAGGATTCAGGTAGTCGAGTCTCAGATTAAAAGCATGCTGGAGTCCAAATCACAAGAGGCTCATTTCCAGGCTAGTATGATGTTTGGTCTGAATGGTTTGGTTGAAGCACTTGTGGAAAAGAATGTTGTCACTATGGACGATATAGAAAGATCCCGTTTCAAAGTGATGGCAGATTACAGAGCTGAAAGAGTTGAGCAATTAAAAGCAAGCAAGACAGCAGAGAAGTACAATAACTGCCCGGTTCACTATGACTCAACAACAGATAAGTGGTTTGTGTTTGCTCCTAATTGGAAGGATAAGCTTGGACCGTTTTTGTCTCAGGAAGCCGCAGAGACTGCAAGGAAACAGATAGAAGATCCAAGGACTGTTTCAACACCTGTTAATCAAGAGGTAGAGAGCTGATGTCTCTTAGCATTACTGACTATTGGGTATATGTACTAACAAGCATTGTGCTTTTCTTTCTAACCAATACGGTGTTTTTTAGGTGGGGTTTTTCTCGTGGTCGGAAAGAAGTGATAAGTGTTTTTGACCAGATCTTAATTCGTATGTACAAGCTGGTTTTGTCAGGAAAAAATGAAGAGCTTCACTCTTTTTTGAGTGATGTTTGTGGTAAGCAGATTGACGACAAATTAGTGCATAATGATAGTGGGAAGAAGGGTTATATACAGTAGACTAGCAGGGATGATGACTTGTCAACTTGGGAATCAACGCTCCACATAGTTAGTTCTTTGAGACATAGTCCATTACTCATAAGTGTAGTGCTAGACGACTTGGAAAGTGAGATTTCAGATCTAAGGAATAAAAGAGAATCCGGAGAATTGACAAAGAGTCAAGAAGAGAAGCTTAGGGTTTCTCTACTCAAAAGGTATATCCTGAGTAAGAGGTTGAATCTCTTGTGAGGATCACATGGCCTTGTTTGAGTACAACGAATGTTCTGATTATTGGTTTCTAGCCTACCACACCAGAGGCATTCCAGGTTCTATTGACAATACGGTCATTGATGAAAGTCCTTTTGATTGGCTTCTGGAAGGCGACAGAGCTTTGTTGTACACTATTGTTTTCTTCTGTAGGATAAAGCAGGGAAGATACGAAGAGCTTTTTCAAGCGTTCAAGGATCTAGGTTTCGTGTAACGAGCACGTAAGGAGAGTGTTATGTACTTGTTTCTAACAGAGCCAAGGTTACGCGGTGCGGCAGTTAAGAGACTTCAAGAAATGCTCTCTTTTTGTGGTTACGACATAGGAGAATGGGGCGCAGATGGGATCTTTGGAGAAGATACCTTGCGTGCTGTTGTTCGTTACCAGTCCACAAAGCCACATTTGCTAAAAAAAGGAGTTGTCACTGAAAGCACATGGTACGCATTAGAAAAAGATGTGCAGACTGTATCCCAGCTTCATACGAGAGAGATAATACATCCATCAGGATCAGGGTGTGTTGTTGATATCAGAAAAGAGCACATAAAACCTAAGCTCTATAGGTTCCATAGATCTCCAAGGTCTTGGTCAAAGATTGAAGGAGTGACACTACACCAAACAGGATGCAATCTAGCAGATAAGCCGAAAAGATGGTACTCACTGAATGCCCATATTGGTGTTCTCAAAGACGGCACTATTTTACTGGTTAATGATCCCACGGATTTCATCTGGCATGCACAAGGGTTTTCACACAACACAATAGGAATAGAGTTTAACGGTAATTTCTGGGGTGATGGTAGTGACATTAGTACATGGTGGGCAGCCGGTGGGGAAGCCTCGTTTTTGACACCAGAGCAGAAGAAAGCATCTAAGACTTTACTAAGGTGGCTAGAGCTTCAATTTGCGAAAAACGATGCTACGTTTTCCAAGGTCTATGCCCATAGACAAGCTTCTAAGGATAGGCGAGCAGATCCAGGCTCTGAGATATGGCGTTCTGTAGCAATGCCTTGGATGAGAGAACTTGGAGCTACAGATGGTGGACCGGAGTTCACCTATGGATCTGGCAGACCAATACCAAAGAACTGGGACCCTTCTTACTTTCATTCTTACTAGAAAGGCACTCTACATGGAATTCTGGTCAAAATACGCTAGAGACGCACTAGCCTACACTCTTCCAGACATCAGTGATGAGGAGTTGAAGTACAGACCTTATGCTGCAAGTGAGTATTTTTCAAAAGACTTGGAAGCTATGGTTTCGGCCTGGCGAAAGAGATACGGAACCCATCTTACAAGACACAGTGTTTCAACAATTCTCCAAGAGATGATCCTACGCCTAGAAAAAAATGAACATAAACAAAGGAAGGAACAAAAGGAACGAAGAGACGGCTAAGTATGCTTCTATGTGTGATAAGCCTTGGCCTCCTAAAGACATACTGATAGCAGCTTTTGAGAGTTTGGTGAACTGGTACACAGTAGATGAGATAGCTATGTTCTTTGGTAGAACGCGCTATGCTACCGGGCGAAAGATTAGTGCTCTCAAAGTCAAAGTGAGGTGGAGGAAGAACCATAAAGGATCTGCTCGTATGTGGCAGAAAGGAGAAAGAGCGCTACTGACAGCAGAAAGCAGTCAATCAAAAACACAAAGAGAGGTAGCAGAGAAGTTAGGTGTATCAAGGTATGCGGTTGTCTTCAAGTGGTCCAAGATAGGTTCCAAATGGGGCCAAGGTTATATCAGTTTATCGGATATTGCACGTATTGCAGGTTGCACTGCATCCGCTGTTTCGAAGCGTGTTAAAGACTCATTACCTCACATAGCAAGACTCCAACAAGGCAGAGGTAAAGGGAGCCGTTACAGACTCTCTGTAGATCAGGCAGAGGAAGTTATGGCTAAAGTGCGTCCAGGGAGGGTTTATTTCATCCGGCAGATTTATGGTGATTAAAAGTTTAAAAACACTATTGAATCTGTTGTAGCGGTGGTGTAGTCTTGCAGGTCGTTTGGTAGATACAGGAGTTAGTTATGGAGCGTGTGTACAATGTGGTTAAGGTGTTTTCTGCAACGAGAGCTAGGGAAAGAATAGCGTTAGGAGATCCGGTTACGGAATGGTTAAAGCAAAACAAAGGATTAGAGGTTATCGAAGTTATGGTTAAACAGTCATCAGATAACGCGTTTCACTGTCTGACGATATTGCTTTTCTGCAAGAGGTAGGAGTATCTATGGTTCCTGGATATAAGACGCTAGATGTTTTGTACACAGAACAGGATGTAGCGGGTAAGATCCCTGTAGAAGTCCACGTGGAAAAGCAGCAGAGGGTACGAGACGATGAGTCTGTTACAAGGCCATTCATCAAATTGAGGCTAGTGATAGGCAATCGTGTTGTTTATTGTGACATCAGGCAAGCAGAGGCACTGTCCAGATTGATTGATAGGATTGCTCCGAGTGCTCAAGATGCTTTAGAAGAGCTGTTGTCATCTTCAGATCGCAGTTACAAGCCATTCAAAGAGGCACCAGTGACTTCAGATGGAACACCTGTAGAGAATAGACGAGTTAGACGGAAGGTTCGAAAGTATCAGGAGTATGACAACAACCATTAGAAAGTCTCTATGTTTTACTATGACTGATGAAGAGTATGAGTACATCAAGGCATGGTTTAAGCACCTTTATCAATGGACAGATCTATTAGAACGTTCTGGTTACGTAGGTTATAATTCGATGAACATCGAAAAGATGCGAGTCACTACATATGCTGCACTGCTAATGCTAGCGGATGGTTGCTACGCTACAGCGGAAGAGATAGCAAGTGCGGCCGATATTGGAATAGGTAGTATGGAGGATGTTTTGACCGGTCTCACCTATATGCGGGAGGTCGAAGCGGAGATGTTCGATGACGGGGAGATTGGGTACAAATTGACATCGTTTGGTCAAGCGTGGGCATCTACGCTCGTTGCAGAATGTGAATAGGCCTCCATAGGCCAACTGGCAGAGCCATGACACTTAAAATGTCAAAAGTCTGGGTTCGAATCCCAGTGGAGGCAGCGTCTCTGTGGAGGTAGTCTAGTGGAGGTTATCTTCAGGAAGGTAGATCGTAGTGTGTGGTTGGTCTATCTAAAGAGTGACTATTGGGGGAAGCTGTGGCAGACACTGCCCAGCGGTTTGTGGACTCTCATTGACACGAATCATAGGAGGTACAGTCTAGGCCAGTTTTTAACACCGTCTAAGGCGAAGTCGAAAGCGGTTATTTTAATCACAGAGTCTCACTGCTCTGTTAACTGAGAAGGTGTGTTAGACATTTTTTCAATGGGAGCCAAGCAATGGATGAGCAGTCCAAAAAATTCCTAGCTGGTATGTTTGGTCCAGCCGCGCCTGTTATGGACCTTGATACATGTGCCAAGGTTCTTTACAAGCCCCTCAAGGACAGCAAAGACATTGCTTGGCTTCCCATTGGATGGGAGACACATCAGCCAGTGCTCTTTGTTCAGGCCCAAGATCCAGAGGACAGGCTTTTGGTCAATGCGTTAGGCGAGCAAGAGGTGATTATTTCCGGCCGAACGTATGTCAACCTTGATGTACTGTCACCGGAGTTAAAACGATCAATCAGGGAAGAGCTAGGCCTATCCCTGCAGACGAAGCAATGATAAGGCCTGACAAGCAGTGAAAAATCCTGACAGAGATAAGCGGATAGACAAAACGCTAACAAGCATTCTGTCAGGGACTTACTCAGAGGCTCGCCAGTCCCTGACTGACATCTACCAGTTTGCACCGAATAGGCGTATTGTGTGCTCTGTCTGTGCCATCAAAGGAATAGAGCCAGAGAATCTAAGGCATCTTGTTTTGGTGATTCGAGACCTAATCACAAATCGCTGGATTGGTCTTCGCTTGCCTACGGTCCGTAAGATTGTCAAGTTTGTTATTGGTAATAAACTCTTGTCAAGCCGTGCATTGTCAGATGTAGAGAGGCTAAAATTATACTGGATTAAAACGTTCAAGGAAAGTTAAGAACAGAATCAAGCGCACAACACGAAGAGTCATCAGGGAGGTTATAGAAGAAGGCGAGGAGTTTTCAGCAAAGTTTGTTGAAGGTAAGATCCGCGACAAGGGTCTTTTAAACAAATGTGTCTTAGACTTGGGTCAATACCTAAAAGAGGAAGCTCGTAGTAAGGTGTGGGTTGTCTGTACAAAGGATACAGGAGTTCCACGCTATAAGCTGATTCAAGGTGGTATTGAGTCTACTGAAGCAATTGAGGTAAAAGAAGAGATGTCAGAATCTACAGAGTCTATTAGTGATAGGATAGCTGAGATACAGGGACCGGAAGAGCCAGTAGGATCTAAGGGATTCTCCAGAATAGCCCAATACGTTACACGGTTCGTGGAAGTCTTCGCTTCTGTGCTGGGTACAGAAGAGTCCATGTCCAAGCAAGAGGCCAAAGAAGTTTTGCGCAAGGTGTGTGGTTTTACGGACCAGACACCAGCCACTGCCGTTGGAAAGATACTAGCAGGCCTTGCTAAGACAACATCGGCAAGACCAGAGCTATTGTACTTTCTAGATCATCAACAGGTAACACTGAGCCTGACCGGTCGCAAGGTTGCTAAGGGTACGTGGGCGCTAAGAGACCATTTCAAAGGTGTAAGGGTCCTTAACTTCGCTACGGGCTGTTTTGTAGACGCTGACGAGATGGATATCGAGGAAGCAGACAAGCCCCCCAAGCGGACCCGAGCCAAAGTGCCCCCTTTCAATCCCCCTCGCCTGGCGGCCGAATCCAGGCCAGCCAGACAGCGCCAGACAGCGCCTGACAGCTCGGATAGGCCTGGTATCCCCGAGCTACCCACAACGCAATCTCAAGAGGCTGGCGAGGCCTCAGAGCCTGTCCCAAGTGTTCCCACCGGACAGGTTTCCTATCAAGAGTTCTATTGGTCTCGTGCCGCGCAGCGGCTGTTTGAGATTTTGGTAACGGAGTGCCATCCGGCAGATTACCCACACGTGATAGACCTGTTTGTACAAAAGATAACAGGTAGAAAGTAAGATCTATGTCCAAGCTTCGTGAGGATTTGGCAGACTATGCGCATGAGACCTGGTGTGGATGGATGCGTTATATGTTCCATGTCTGCACGGAGCTAGACAGAACAGAAAAAGAAGTGATACTGAGCCTTCCAGCCAAGACCTACGACCGGTGGCAGCGACAGATGAATACGCTTTATGCTAATTTGCCAGTGCAGGAGAAGGACAGTGATAGGCGGGAAGCAGACCGTATTTTGTCTATCATTCATTTTGACTATCCTTCGAGATAGTGAGATCTTATGACACAAAAAGTGAAGTTAGAAACTAACTTAACGGACGAAGAAAAAGAGTTGCTTGATGCAATTATGGATGTGTCTAGGCTCCTTAGAAAAGCGTTAGAAATCGCTAGATCAAAAGAGGAAGAGTTACAACATTCTTCAAAGGTCGTGGAACACCTGCAATCGGATTTTGAAGAGCTGAAACAAAAGATAAAAGAGCATGATTTAGGTGGCAACTACAGAAGGCTTTGCTACATTCACGGTATAATAAAAGGATTTTAAGCTATGCCTATATATGAAGTTTCAGGTACTCTCAAGTGTACAGTTGTCTGCGAAGTGGAAGTGTCTAAGGAAGAGATAGATCGGATTAAGGAAAATGAAGGTGATGTAGATGATTACATCATTGCAAAGGCCTACGATACCTTTGGTGGTGTGAGTAACTATTCTGGCAACGGTGGGATGGACAAGTTAGTTGGTGTCTGTGGTAGTGATGAGTCTATCGAGGCATCTGATGACTATGAGTTTACTACTGTTGAAGAACAAAGAGTCTAATACGTTCATAAAGTACGTCAAAGTGGACTCTTTAATGGCTTACTTGGACGGACTCGAAAAAGACGTAGCATCGAAAGAGCAATTAGCTGTTGTCAAAGAAATCAAAAGGTGGTTGCGAATTAAATTCTATTTGGAGGATCGTCAATGAAAGACAAAGCAAAGACTCGGTGTGAAAAATTCGTCAAGGCAGTAAAGGACCAGACCTACGGCAAGACTCTAGGCCTCAAAGACAGAATCGACAACATGGTTTTTGTCTTTGATGATCGTGTTAACGTTACCGTATCTCAGTGCTCAGATAAACAGAAACGCTATCTACTGAATGTGGCTCGTGAGCTTCAGTATGAGCCTCTTTGGTACAATCCAGAGCCATCGTTTGATTGGTAATGGATGATCTGTTACACACGGTAGTTAAAGTGGTAGCCAGGCTCAACTATGTCTCAGAAAAAGAGCTTGGCTGCCACCTTTTTCGTGTGGAGTATGTACCCAACACAGTTATTTCCATTTGCACCAGTGAGTTTGTCATCTGGAATAACGAGGAAGAGCAGTATGACGACTGCGATGGATCAGAGACTAGCATACTGTCTTACGTGAAGTTGAGGTTAGGTGAGATACAAGATGAGATGGGTAAGATAGTGGAAGCCTACCCGTCACTATCTCCAGGCCTGATGAGTTAAGCATGAACATAGGACCATCAAGAAACAAACTGAGGTATAAGAATCACTGCAAGTACTGTGGCCGAGAGTTTAATGCTAAGAGAAGCTCTACTCTTGTGTGTGACAGAGGGGAGTGTCAGCGTCGTAAAGGCTCTGAGAACAACCATAAGAAGTATGTTACCAGTGTCCGCCGCAAATGGGAGGAGTCAGATAGTGTAGTGGACCAGATCCATTACCTGGAGCTTTGTCTGAAGCATGAGGTTTTGTACAACAACGGGGAGCCTAACCAAGAAAAAATAGAGTCAATAAAGAAGCAAATACAAGAGCTGTGTATTTAATGACGAACATCATCAGAAGTGGAACACCTTGTCCATTCTGTGGCTCGACAGAATGGTATGGCTACTTTTTTCAAGCGGATGGTTCTTTGGATGAAGAGCACGTTAGTTCTCCAGAGATGTATCCTCCGCTGATAGATTGTGACTATGATCTATATTTCTCAATCCATGGTGCGCTTGATGAGTGCGTCAACTGCGGTGCAGTGATAGGAGTCTAGTGTGAATATGGTTGACGATATATTTGAGCCTTTACTTGACAAAGAAGTACAGATTGGCATCTACACAGCCGAAGGAGACTACAGACGGATTTTGGTTGCTGTGTTTGTGGATTATGCAGTAGATGAGTATAACAGTGTTACACTGCTCAAAGTCAGGCATGGTCGTGTGGTATCAGTTCTTTTTGTGAGACCTGGAATGCTGATACAAGAAACTGTCCGTAATGCGGAGTAATCGATATGATCCGTTTACGTAGAAAAGTGATTGAGATACTCTCTCAAACGAGAAGTGGTGTCCGTATGTACCTCTTAGAGTGTGGCCACACAGTAAGCCGAAGAGACTATGGCAAGAACAAGCCACACAATTCTACTTACTGTGATTTGTGTCAGATTGTCTTAGAGCGATTAGACAGGCTAGGTGGGAATCAGACTTCTTTTGCGCTTAGAACAAACGATGAGGTTATGGAGTTCTTGGCAAAGGAAGGTCGTGTTAAACGGATCGAAGAGCCTGCAGATCCTACAACACAAGCACAGTGCCCAAATGCTGTTGTCGTTTCGTGGAAGCGTTACGATTACAGGTAACAGGGACTATGCATAGAACAACAAAGCAAGGTGTACGAGACCTGAACAGCTTGAAACCATCTGTAGATGTTCCAGAGCCTGCTAAGCCTTCTAAAGAGTCATGCTCTGAGCTTGACAAACCAATTCAGCAGGACTTGATCTATGATTCGTCAGCTAAGGAAGACATACTCACACAGTTTCCAAATGCTAAGATTGCAGAGGTATGGGATTATATCCATGACACAAGGCTGAAGGTCGTTATTCCAGACTGCTCCTTACGAAGTTGGTTTATGTTTTTGCTAGATACGGGCTGGGCTGGTGTTTCTTTTGTGTGTCAAATGTATATTATACAAGATACTGAGTTGATATCTGGTTTGATGGACGAGATCAATCCAGGTTGGAGGAACAAAAACAGATGAACGAACAAGAGATTGAAGTGGTAAAGATTATACAAAGGTTCGTTAAAAGGTCTGGAGGCCTTGAAAGAATTGTCAAGGCGAAAGATGCTATCAAGTCAATACCTCCAGGCAGTATGAGTGAGTACGTTAAAAGGATATCCCAAACAGAAGGGGGATCTAGTCAGTTACTAGCAGCAGCTCTTTTAGGCTTCTCTGTTGCAGCACAGATAGGCAAGGTCAAACTTGAGGATAAGGTCAAACTTGAGGATGATGAATAAAGAGCAAGAGACGCCCGGAGCCTGTTACCTGCGATGTGTGTAGGAAAAAACTAGAAAAGGGTGAGTACCGATGATCCCCACTGGTTACTGGGTAAAGCCAGCACCACACATAAGGCAATACCCGGAGCCACCCTATTATGGTTCTTGGGTCTGTCAAAAGTGTTGGGGCATTGATGAGTGTTGGTGCATGGGAGATGAGTCAGACCCTATATGTGATTGTGGATGGCCTGCATATTCTTGTCGATGCGACGATGAAGAGGCTTGGATTGAAGAGTAATCAATGCAAGTAAGAACAACATGCGCCAGGTGCGGTAGTACTGAAACTTATAAGATTGACCCGTCCCATCACCTTGACCCATGGGTTGGTTGTTGGGTTTGTTTTGATTGCAAGAACGGCAATCAGTCTCAATTTGAGCCGGTAGAGCACAAGGGAAGAGACGAAATCCGTTGTAAGCTCTGCGGAAGTTTTAACACCGGTGAACCTGACTGGCATGCAGGAACAGAAACGGATGGCCAAAAATACTGAAGTCCGTGTTTGTGCTTGCGGCCACTACTACGTAGGAGATCATGGTTGTCCTGAATGTGGTGCTCCTTGGCTTCTGACTAGTCGAATCATGATAGCGGTATCCAGGAAGGTCGCAAGGCTGATTGCAGCGGAGTGTCGGGCCAACGGGAAGCGAGCGGTGGAGCACCACAAGGGAGGACGATTTGGTGCAGAGCATTGATTGCCGAAAGTGTGGGGCATGTTGTTCTGGGCTCATGGACTATGGGTATTTTGTTGATCTGGAAGAGGGTGACGTTTTGCGTCTGCCCAAGCACTACCGCAAGAAGCATGTGCTTCAGGTGAACAATTCCAGTGACTGGATGGCCTTGGCGACAAAGGTTCGACCATCAGGGATGGTGGTTTGCGTGGCGTTTCGAGGTCGGCCAGGCAAAAAGTGTTGGTGTTCCATTTATGACATGAGGCCTAGGGCTTGCAGAGACTTTAAGCCTGGAAGCCTTGCTTGTCGAGAGTTAGTCAAGCTACAGGAGCGTAAATAACATGGACGACAAGAGCAACGTATTAGCCGTGGGCACTATCAAAGATGCACGTGTTGAATGCAGGATTGTTGAGTGGCCGAACACTACTGGAAAAGACCAGTACGAAATCGTATGGATTGTGATCAAGGGGGATAAGGTTGTGAAGATAGACCCCATTCAAGCCATCGCTTTGGGTATAATGGAGGATTTTGAATCATAAACAGAGAATGATAGACTTTATGGCTAGAGTTGATGTTCATCTTGGTGAATGTCCGAACTGTAAAGGGACTGGTAGAGACCCTCGTAAACGGACTCGTAATTGTCCTGAGTGTAATGGTCATAAAGTCATTGAACTTTGTAACAAGTGCAATACGAAGATTCCATGCCCTTGTGATGAAGGGATATTGTATTGACAATGAGAGATCCCAGAGACGAACCACAGGTTGAAACGGATGTAAATGGAGATATGTTTTTTGTGTCGCAGAACGGTAAACGAATTACAGTTGAAGGTATCGAAGTAGCTAAACTTATTGAAAAGGTTGAAAAGTATTTGAAGTTCTCAGAACAGTTCCCTATGGGGATGAAATAAGATAATAAACAAAAGAGGCCTGTGATGTTACCTAAACTAAACCTTGGTATTGTTAGAAACAAAGAACGTTCTATTTCACATAGGTCTCTTCTAAAGGTTGTCTGCAATCCCTTCCTCAGAACATTAGGTTTTATGATAGCTACTATTGTGCAACCTAAATTGCAGAGTGTATTTGTAGATGAAGATGAAGATGAAGTCGTTGGTATCTCTCTCATAAGAGTACCAAAGAGCTTTGATCTAATAAGTAACCTTAGAGATAGCTGGATATACGAGCTAGAGCCTGATGAATTTGTAATCAAATCAAACAGACTATGGTGAGTCCGATTAATGAAAAGGAGTAAGAGATGAAAGACGCAACTGAGATTGTTATTGTTCTAGATAAATCTGGATCCATGTACGGCATTAAGGATGATACAATAGGTGGGTTCAACAATTTTCTCCAGGAGCAACAGAAAGAATCAGGAGAAGCTAATTTAACACTTATCCAGTTCGATAGTGGCTACCGTACAGTTTATTTAGGCAAGCCAATCAAGCAAGTAGAGCCTTTGAACAAAGAAACTTATGTTACAGGAGGCAACACAGCTCTGAATGATTCGTTGGCTAGCGCAATACTACAAACAGGAATGCGTTTAGAGGCACTGGAAGAGCAAAATAGACCAGACAAGGTTATTGTTGTTGTGATAACAGATGGTCAGGAGAATAGCTCCAAAGAACATTCTAAGCAGCAACTTGCTGAAATGGTCAAACACCAAGAAGAGAAGTACGATTGGGCATTCTTGTTTTTCGGAGCTGATATTGATTCGTTTAGAGAAGCTAGGAAGATTGGAATAAGTGGGGATGCTGTAATGGATTTTAGTAAGACTCAGATCAAGTCTGCTTATTTAGGGGCAAGCCATGCGGTTAGTAGCTTTAGAGTGGGCGGTAAGAAAAAGATGAAGGAGGAAGAGACTTCTTGGAAGTCAAAGGTTAAGTAAATGGTATATGGCTTTCGCAGAAATCCTTTAGTCAAGTCAATCAACCCCTCACCGGATAACTGGGATCTCGTGTGGCAGAACTGTCAAACGGTAGTAGCCACTGTACAACCATAACTAAAGCTTACTCTCTAAATGAGATAATCGTAGACATGGAACGGTACCACGAGCAAGAAAACGAACCCATGCCTGACATACCTACAATAGCCTATGATCTAATCAGACTCATCTCAGTAGGCCTGGTACTGGTAGAAGAGATTAAAGAAGAAAAGCACTCCACAACCTAATACCCACGCTAAATCCTCCCTAAACCACTTCCAGATGGTAATTCCATTCGGTCTTTACCAATCACTATCTTATGTTTTTCGCAGTAGACTTTGTAGCTAACCCGTCAAACATGATCAGTCAAGACAAGCAAAACAACTTCTTGAGCGATGACTTCAAGTCAAACTCATTCGTTTGTTGTTCCTTCCAAAGAGATTTTCATCTCAAGTCTTGACTTCTCCAACCAATCAAACTTAACAATTCATTTAACACACCAACTATGTCCAAACAGTCTTAACACTGTTTGTGACCAAGATACCCCTTTTCACCCTATAGGGGATGCATCAAACCATGTCAATTTCGCCCAAATCCATCCGATATTGACACAAACCAAATCAACTCAAACAAACGATATCAACAGCACAACCCAATCAACACTCCTCACTGACACAAACGATATCAACAACACAAACCAACCCCACAGAACACACAAACCGAATCAACGAACCCAAACAGCTAACTCCAACCCTATCAACAAAACACACAAACGATATCAAAAAACACACAAATCATGTCAAGACGTAGTTTCCCCCCGGTGGAACCGCGCTGTTTCGTGACTTTTGGATCTGATTCACTATGTAACGGACAATAACAAGGAGAAACAAATGGGATTCAAGCGAATGAACGAAGTTGGACCCGGTGGCTACTCTGGACCCGAGAAGGTACTGAGAGATGAAAAGAAGAAGAAGAAGCCAAAGTTCGGCAAGATCACAACCAAGAACACGAGCGATGATGAAATCTCTGTAAAGGCTCCAGCTGGGAGCATGATGGCAGACAAGCTTGACAATACGGATTTCCAAAAGGAGATCAAAGGCGTCAAGACTTCCAAGAAGTATCCAAAGAAAGCACAAGCAAAGAGAGCGTTCCTTGCAGGCCTCATCCATAAGATGACTGGCAAGAGCGAGTCCTCGGATACAGCTAACGAGATGATTGATTTGGTACTCGAAGGCTATGATCCGTTTGACATCGTCGAGAAGTTCCCGTTCAAGAAAAAGAAGTGCAAGGACGACGAAGAAGACGATGACGAGTAGGTCATAACGATAACCCACAAACACAGCACATAGCCCAATGACAAAAAACGCATCGAATAGCAGAGCAAGAAACCCGCCCAAAGAATCTGTAGCAACCAGGCTCGTTGAATCAGCCACACAAGGAACACTTCCAGCCGATTTAATCAAGTCTATGATCTACCAGGGTAAGTTTAACGATGACCACAAAGAGCATCACTATAAGCTAACTGAAGGTGAAGCCGCTTTCAAGCTCAACACACCGGAAGAGATGACACAGGTTGAAGAGCTTATAACGAACTTGTCAGCGGCACAAATACCCTATACTCTTTCAGACGATGAAGACACAAGAGAAGTAGTCTTGTCATGGAAAGAAGAGTACACAGATCAAATTGAATCCACGATGGAAGCTCTTGGTATCGAAGTCTACGATGATGACAGTCAAACAGAGTCACTTATAGAGACTTCCATTTTCAAACCGCAAGGCGAAATCAAGAACACAAAACCACCATACAAGAGAAAGCCGACCGGTTACTTGCAGAGACTCTCAAAGAAGACACAATCCACGCATGCAAGAGGCCTGCAGCCAGAGACACCAATAGAGCCGATGGTATCGGCTATGGAGCAATCAATGAACGTAAAAGAGATGATCGACAGTGTTATCAACGGTGAGTCTGTAAAGCACTTGGTAGGCTCTTTCTGTGAATCTGATAAGCCTTGGTTGAAGAAACTAAAGAGTCTTGGATGGGATCCGACTCCTGTAGAGGTTAAGCAAGCTCTTTCTACCTATAAATCGCTCAATAAGAAGTATGGGGCGCAGAGGGCAGCAGTTGAAGTGTTTGGAGGTGTAAAGAACAAACTTCGTAGAGCAGAGATGGCAAATGTTCTACGAAAAGAACTTGGCTTAGATCCAGTGGAGTTGCCTAAGCCTCTTAGGTAGGGATATAGTAATCTATCCAAGGAGCAAGCAAATGGATTGGTCACCAAATAGCTCAAAGAGAAGACTGCTGGAAGCCTGCGAGTCAAGAGGCATTGATGCTTCAATGACTATGGTCAAAGCTGAGCTGATTGCTTTGCTGACAGCTCACGACATAGAAGCCGACATAGAAGCCGATCAAGGCCCACCAGAGCCACCTGCAGAGCCCACACAGCTGCCACCCCTTCCCCCTATCCCCAAGTTCGAGCCGACTCCTAAACCGGCCCCACAGGCCACGCCAGAGCCACCACAGGCCACGCCAGAGCAAGGTGGAGTCCTGGATTACCTCGCAGCGGCAGAAGAGAAGGTATCCCTGAAACACCTTGTCAAAGACCTTGGCAGTGAAGTGATCGAAGAACTCAGAGAGCTAGTAAAAGCCAACAAAGTAACTCAGTACAAACAGCACAACAATTTTTGGTACAAGGCTAGGTAATAGTCCACTAGATGACACCCGAGCTAATCACACCAAAGCCGATCATATTCATACACATACCAAGAACTGGAGGTATGTCTTTCCGTAAGATGATGCACATTGCTTACGGCTATGACAACATAGGTAGGCCATGGTGGGGTGAGCATGAAGGCGAGTACATAAACGATAAGCAGAAGTCTAAGAAAGCTTGGTATGGTCACTTCAAGTTTGGACTACATGAGCAGATACCTTTTCCAGTCAAATACTTCACTATAGTAAGAGAGCCAGCAGCTAGGTTGCTATCTGAGTATCATAGAAACGAGTACAGGACTCGATATAACATGAGTCCATTGGACTTGGCTAGATCTGACAGAGGCAATAACATCATGGTTCGTATGCTATCAGGTGCGAACATGACAGACACTCTAACGATACACCATGTAGATATCGCTATGGCCAACATAGAAGAGCACTTCGTTTTCGTTGGCCAGACAGAGAAGTTTTCTGACATTATGCGAGTAGTAAAGCGCATGGGTTGGCCTGTATCGAAACAGCCTCATGAGAACACCGGTAAGACAGAAACGATAACACTGAATGAGTTGATAGATCTAAGGAAGCTACCAGAGCTTGCCTTGGACTATGAACTATACAGGAGGGTTGCCTATGCCTGGTAGAGTAGAGTCCATTCGACAAGTACTAAGGTCTACGTTACTGGAGTCAACACAAGATTTTTCGAAGATGTCTAAGGATCAGCTAAAGGATGCACGTCAGATGTATCAAGACGTTATTTCCATGAATAAATCCAAGGGAAGGCCTATAAAGCAGTACTACCTTGATAATTTGAGTAGTATTGAGGCTCTTCTTTCAGGCAAGCCTAGTGGTCAAGGTGTTACTAGCGATCCTTCAGTGTTTGGGCATCCACAGCAAACTAGCCATCCTAAGTATAGAAACTTGGTTCCTGTCAAAGTAAAAACCAAGGCACAGGTTCAGAAGTTCATAGACAAAGCACAGAAGTCTTATGATTCAATAATGACTAAATGGTCTAAGGAAGAGGCTATTGCTTTAGGTAGAATCAAGGCAACACCGACACGAAGAGCTAAAGCCAAGAGAGCTATCAAGTCAAGAGACTGGATTGATCTGAAAAGCTATGCAGAGCTTATCAGAGATGAGACAATGAAAGAGCTTCAGAGGCTTTACAAGTTGGCGGGATAAAGAGAGAGACCTATGCCTGGTAAAGTAGAGTCCATTCGACAAGTACTCAGAGAGTCCCTTTTGAAAGAAGCCAATGATTGGGATGGTCGTTCTACAATGTTTGGACACCTTCCAAGCCAAGATCTATACTTCTCTCCAGTTGAGAAGCTAAAAAACGGTAACTACAAGGGCTATATGGTTGATGTGAGTTCGGGCCGACCAAAGAAGGCCAAACAGACCAGTATGAACAAGCGTTGGTGGTCAGAGTCCTGGAAGATAATCAGTCAAAGCGAAGTTCCAAAAACGGTGCTTAGCAAGTTTTCAGACAAAATCGAATTACAAGCGCAGAAGGCCAGCGAACCAAAGGCAGCACCAACACCTGTTAATGTTAAGTCACCGGACAAGCTCTTGACGCAGAGACAAGCCAGGGTAGGGCTCAGAGTAGATACAGATCCAGAGAGTGAAAGCAGTAGTTGGGTGATTCGGCGTATGACAAACAAGTCTGTTACCATTGGCTCTGATAGTGGGGTTGACGTTGGACCAAAGTTTGCTGGAAGGACATTCATGTATCGTTGGGACGGTACAGGGTTTGTTAGACAAAAACAGTACCTCTATGCGGTGTGACGATGCCTGATACGGTTCAAGAGTCCATTAGAGACTCTCTGAGAGCAACGCTACTTGAGGGAAGACCTGTCCCTATCAAGAAAGCCTATCTGAAAAGGCTAGCTAGGTCTCTATTTGATGAAATGTACAAAAGGTGGCTCAAACCATTTCACTTAAAGAAGCGGGATCGACCAACCAGTATATTGTTCATTGGGAGTAAAGATGGGATCCCAAGTCACCATACTATAGAGTTTACAGAGTTAGCTGGCCCCTGGAAGGGTCGCAAGAGGCAAGTTCCCATTGTCTTCCAGTTAGGAGGAACAGGGAATTTTGTAAGAAAGTACATCACAGGTGGCGGTGTCTATAGTGTGAGGCAGGGTAAACGTAGTGTTTCTAAGTACATGATCTATCTTAATATAGCTGATACTCTTATTCTGGATTTTGTCAAGAACAAGAAACAAGTTATAGATGAGTTTTACTCTGTTTTGATACACGAAGCAACACACCTAGCAGATCAACTCCCTAGAGTTGCTTCTGATGCAGATAACGAAGACCTAAAAATCTACTACAATAAGCCAACAGAAGTCAGAGCGTTCATGCAGCAGATTGTTGATGAAGTAGTTGCACACGCTAGGTCCATAGCGAAAGACCTTGAAGGCTTCACTGACACAGAACAGCTTGTCAGATTGTCTCTTGAGCGAAGCACGACATGGGACAGAGTCAGACCCTACGTCAACCCAAGCAACAAAAGGAAGATACTGAAAGCTGTTCATGGAGTCATAGACAGAGCCAATCTTCCAGCTAGGTATGAGTGATGCCTGACAGAGATAAGTGGATCTATGGTAAGGGCCAGTCAAAGTCCACTGGACTCTATAAAGACGTAACGTATGCCTCAAAAGGCAGTCAACCTCACTCTACTACTCCAGATGACTGGCCATGGTCCAAAGAAGCCAAAAAGAAGTATGGTAAGAACATAGCATTCAACAAGCCATTGCCTGAAGTGTCAGACGATGAAGATGTTGAAGCATGGTTCAAGCGTGTTGAAAAAGAACGCAAAGAACGAGAGAGACGCTATAAGCGTGAAGTCAAGTTAGGCACAGAATGGAAGACAAGAAACCTTGACTGGATCGCAGTCCTGCCTGATGCAAGTCACCCGGGCAAGGTCCGTATACAGCGCTATGATGAAGATGGCTTCTCAGGACATACTACGTTTGACAATCTACAGAAGCTAGTGGCCTATCTCATTGAATGGGAAACATCACTAAAGAAGGCCAACGGCACTATGGACAAGTTCAGCAAGACAGCCCGATGGAAACGAGGCATGAAAAGACTAGCAGCGTTTCACACCAAAGAGTCTAGTGTTGAAGATCTTGTTGATAGGATAGACCAGTTACTTGAGAGAGCGGCGCGAATAAAGCCTATCCTTATGTTCCATGGTACGGCTTCCAAGAATCTTCGTTCAATACTCAAAAAAGGCTTTGTGCCGAATCCTAAAGAAAGGGTTTGGCAAGATGATCCAAATGCGGCACAGTCCTACCAGACAGTTACTAGAAAGACTGTAGGAGGTACCTATTTCTCTACTAACTTAAACGTAGCTACATCATCAGCATTAACAGCAGCACAAAAGTCCAAATCAGAGCAGTTGGTTATTGTTGCCAAGATACAGCCGAGAAGTGGTTATGCTGATGAAGACGACATTATTCATGATGCAAAACGCGGTATGAAGAAAGCCATGTTTCCATCTGGCCACATAGGGCATGAGGAAGCCTGGCCGCGGCGGTGGATAGAATTTGTTACGAGTCCGGGTGAAGCAAAGAAAGCTATCCAGAAGTTTGCTAAAGAGTTCAAGGTAGGTCTTGAGGCAGATCTACCTCAAGTAAAAAAGATACCCTTAGCTCCAAAAGCAGTAGAAGATATGTTTTGGGGTCTTTTAGAGCAAGTTGTAGCAAAGTGGTACTCGTATAACAAAAAGATGCCGTATGGTGCAGACTACTACGCAGCTACTAAGAGACTGAATCTCAGTAGAGAGCAAGAGCACAAGTACTATGCGTTGGTCTTGAAAAGGCTAAAGAGAGTCAGTTTGCAGAAGGCAGAAAAGCGCTACCTTAGTGCTGCAGATAAGCTAACCAGACAGTTAAGCAAGTTAGCTATACCGAAGCCAGATGCTTTTAGAACGAATGTGAGGATCACAGACCCTGTCAACTTCAGGGGTAAGAACAAGATTATTGCTGTGTTTGAGATGCGTAGTGGTGAGGACTATAAAGAAGATATCAAAGTCCACTATGGTAAGATCCCTTCAGAGGTAAAGAGCGCTCTTAACCAGAATCTTGGGGACTGGCGTGAGGTTGATAAGTTTGAAACGTCTAGTTGGTGGACTAAGGCAAATAATGAGTCTGCTATGACTTTTTCAGATCCAAAGACGACACAAGAAAAGAAAGCTCTGAAGATGAACCGAAAGAAGTCAGAACAACAGCTCATCTCGAAGATTCAGAGCTTCATAGGTGACACTAATGAGGAAACTCGACATAATACTAGGGTTCATGTTCGCTATGATAACAGCAGCACTGATCTACATAATCATGTCACTGAACTAGCAATAGGCAAGTTCAACTGGAAGCCTCTAAGAGATACGCCTATCGGTCCAGTCAAAGGCTATGAAGCAACCGGTTCGCTAAAGGGTAGGGCGAAGATTGAAAAGCGAAAAGTTGGAAGAGCACAGCGCTGGTTTTTGGTGTTGGATGGTAAGGACTATCCAATGCCTGGCAAGAAAGCGTCACTGGACCATGCCGAAGGGACTATAAAGAAAATGCTAGAATCAACAGCCCTAGATCTTATTGAGCAAGTCATTCAAGGCGAAAGTCCATCGGAGTTGATTGAAAAGGTCAGCTACGCTTATGACATTCGACTTGACCAGAACATACGAACTGGACCCGTGGTAAAGCTCACTAGCGGTCATTTCGGCGTAGCGAGTGCTCACAACTACGCCACAGAGTATGTGTGCGAAGCTAAGAAGGTCAAAGCAGTATGGTCGAAAGGTGCTACCAGAGCTTCTATAAGAAAGTGGCCTTTGACTGGCCGTAAAGCAGACCAATACAAAGATGGTACTTGGGCATGGGTAACAAAGCTTGTCGATAATTGGAGTTCATCCAGTACGCGAAGACCTAAGCTTGTGATCAATGTTTTGGTATGGGACATGGATGGTAAACCTGTGCATAAAAAGCTTGGGCAGGAATTCACAGCGAAGGACTTAAAGGCAGCAAAGAGCTATGCAAAGAAGCTTATAGAGGATGGATTGTCTAGAATGACTAGTGTTGAGGGTAGGGTTATTATGCCTTATGAAGAAGATCAAATTGTTAATTTTGGGACTTTCGAACCTGCTAGGTCGTATGGGGAGGCGTTGAACGAAGTACGTAAGAAGCGAACACCATTCTATCAGATGGGTAAGGATGCTTTTGAGTCAGGTGTCAAGAGTCCAGCACCTATACTCAATAAGAAGGTGTTTGGTAAGATCTCAAAGATAAAGTCAGACAAAGAACGTATGAAAGCAATGAAGGACTATCAAGATGGATGGCAACAAGCCAACCTAGATTCTCCACTTTCAGAGTCTATTGATGAAGCTAAGGGTAAGAAGCGCAAGGTTGGTGGTAGAATGGAGTATGCTCTAAGAGCTGCAGCAGATCATGGTATTACTGCCGGTGGTTCTTTTGCTTCATTTTCCTTGTTTCACAAAATGAGGGAAGCAGAGCTTATACATCCTCCAGGTTCAGGAGCTTGGAAGATCACAGATAAAGGTAAGCAAGCGCTCAAAGATGGGTTCTACTACGCTTGATATGGAGTTAGTAACATGACTCTTGCCAGTGATTTGATTGAAGCTGTCTTGAACGAGATTCCTGCATCTATTGTCTTAGGCTCCATTTGTGAAGTAGCCCATCAAGATGAGTTTTCCAAGATAGCTTTCAGGTTGGTCAAGTCTAACAAAGGCAACTGGAAGAGTGAAAAGCAAGCTCTGTTCTTGCTCGACAGTGCCACTGGTTTTAGCAAAAGACTTCTAGCACACGAGTCCGGGCTAGCGAAAGATTGGCTCAAAAAGAAAGGCTACAAAACAGACAATCTAGTAGCTTTAGCGTGGGCAAAACAGCTCAAAGGCTATGGTACGAGAGATCCAAGCAAGGTCCGTTACTCAGGTACTATTGTGGCCTTTGATGAGGTTGGTGTAGTACTGATTGGTACTGTCAAAGTCATTCACCAAAAGCAGGGTGTGAAGCAGCAAAAAGGCTCAAGCCTAGATTTCAGCCGAGTCACTGTCAAGTATGAGAGACCCAAGAGCCATAAGCCTACCGTTGTTATCAACTACTACAACAGACCCGTGGACTCAAAGACCATTGAAGTCATCAAGGGCATACCTGGCTATCAGAACCACAGAATTCTGGTTAGCTTCCTTGATCAGCTAAACGACCATAAGAAGCTCTCACCAAAGCAGATGGTTGTCTTGAACAAGTTCTTACCGGAGCCGAAAGACACCGGCATAGGGACCAAACAAGATCTACAGAAGGAACTAGAGACATTCTTCCAGTTGATACGAACCAAGTGTGTGCCTGTTGTCGTGGAAGGTGCTAAGGAGTTCGGTTGGAAGATCACAGAGGCTGATATTTCAAAGGACTGGACAAGCTTTGAGAAGGGAGCTAAGTATGATTTTTCTTCATCGGTGAAGCATGTTCAGACGTTGATTGTTCGTCTCTTTGAGAATGCTAGTGGTAGGCCAAAGAAGCTCTACAGTCAGACTTTCCTTCACGACACGAGAGACAGAGTCAAACGTGCTATCAAGATGAAGACACCAGGCAAGAGTCACGTTGAAGCCATTGCTGATATGCGATGGCTGAATAAAGCCTTAGAGAGGGTATCTGTGTCTAAGATACGAACAGCGATGCAGCTTGATTAACGGAGAGACCTATGGACTTGGTAGATCGCATCCAAGAGTTCTTAGAGGAAGACTTGAGGACTCTTTTCCCAAAAAGACAGTTCAAAGGATGGAAGTCAAGCAAGAGCAAAAAAGACTTCATTTGGTACACCAAAGGAGATTATGTCTTCAGGCTCGAAGATGATGGTAATGCTGTGTCTATCTTTTTGCAGTGGCCTGCATCGTTAGGTGATAGATTCGTTCCATCCGGCCGTAGTTGGATGGCAAGCAAGTCTGGCAACAAGTACTCTTTGTCTACTGACTCCGATGAAGAGACTTGGAGTGATGATGTAGCTACCTTGAAAAAGATCATGAAACTGTTTATCTCCAAGGCGTAATCAAAGATGAGAGTATCTGCAAAACTGCATCAGTCAATCCAGGCTCTAGGTCTTATGCTAGAGTTGAATCGAGTAGCACAGTCAAGGTCGTTTGATGAAGCGAAGCAGCAATTAGCAGATCTAAAGAGCAAGGCTAAGCAGAACTTCAAAGAGCTATCGCTAAAGCATCATCCCGATGTTGGTGGTGATGAAGAAACCATGAAGCTACTATCTGCAGCGTATGACGAGATCAAGAAAGTTGACATAAAACAAGCACAGCCAAGGCCTGTTGCTCAAGTGGTTCGTGTTTATTGTGGTGGTGTGTACTCAACAACTAGCACTTGGCCCACAGGCAGCACAACCTCAACAAGCGGTTGGTGATCTTATGAACACACTAGCACTCATAGAGGACTACATAAACAACAACTCTGTTTCATCTGCTATAGACAACGCTCTATGGGAGGCTAGTTTATGTCAAATCAAGAAACAGAAGCCATGGTTCAAGGACTTAATAGACCTACTGAAAAAAGAGAAAGTAGCTAACAAGTACATCCCATGGATCGTAGCTGTAATTGATGACAGAGAGAAAAGCACAATAGCTTCAATAAAAAAAGACTATAGTACTAGAGGTACAGCAGCAGGTAAAGTGTGGAACTCTTTTCTACTGTTTCCAGAGTACAAAATGGCGAAGCGTAGTAAAACGGTAAGTTTAAGATCTATGCCTCATTTGATAGGTGGGCTTGTTGGGCTCGCACTCCGCTACGAAGAAGCAGACAAAGCCAAACGGTGGGACAAAGCCATCAAGATGGGTCTCTTCCAGAACAGTCGTGTTAAAGACATCATGTTCTGGTCAAAGAAGAACGTCAAAACACAGTTCAAAAGTGGCGACTCGCTAGATGTCTTGTCTTCAGCACTTGATAGAATCTCAACACTCAAGAGCAGAAAAGAAATCAAAGTATCCGATGCAGATCTAATCCACAGAGACGATAGGTTTGTTATCTACTCACCACGGACAAAGAGAGCCTCTTGCCAGCTAGGTGCTGGTACCAAGTGGTGTATTGCTTCACGGCAAGATGACTACTTTGAAGACTACACAGAAAAGGGCGTTGCTTTTGCTTTCATCATGGACTCTGCAGCCGGCAAGGACATGGAAAAAATTGCAGTGGTCTATGATATAAACACCAGATCTATTGATGAGTACTATGATGTCATAGATGACAGCATCCCGGAGAAAGAAGTTAAGGACAGTGTTGGCGACGCTAACTGGAAAAAGCTCAAGCCAAAGATATTGAGCTATATGAAGACCAGAAAGCTCGATATCAAGAGAAAAGAGGGTGACTACTGGGCTGGAGATCAAGTTGAGTATGATACTCAGATTAACGATAGTCTATGGAACAGGCTCTATGATGAAGTTAAACACTACTGGCTAGATCCTTGGCGATTCAAGAGCAAGCTACCAAGTACCGATCCTCCAGAATTTCGAGATGACGGGCTAGAAAATGAGGTACACGAAGCTCTTCACGATATCTTTTCCGGTGCATCGGGAGTAATCATAGCTCCGACTAGAACAAATGTAGACGATACAGAACCTATGGTCGATGTTGAGGGCGAGCTAGATTCAGATGCCAAGGATTGGAAAGAAATAGCAGAGGAGTACTTTCCTATTCCAGACAAGCCAAAAGAGCCTGGCCAGAAAGATATATCCCTAGACAAAGGGAAGGGTCTCAGGGACCAGTACTTGATTGATCTGGAAGCTTATAACGATGCTGTGATGTTAAGGAAGGCTTTTGAAAAGGAAGTTGTAAAACCAATCAAAGCCTTGAGGTATGGTAAGTGGAAGGAAGAAATACACGTTTTCGACTTGAGCATAACCATGAAGATAGACCCAGCAAAATCTATTGAGAAGTATGGGCCTGTGTGATTCTGGTAAGCGCTACTCTTGCAAGTCCTCTTCGTAGAGTAGATCCATGCCCAAGGCTTTAATGGTTTTTTTAATGGTTTTCCTTGTTCCATGAGTCGTTACCTCTCAACTCCAGTAACTATGACACGTTCAGAATCAAGTATGAACTCAACATTGTCAGGTTTTGAGTAAGCTTTTTGAAACAGAGAGAAATCAATTCGGTTCATGTACTGGTGATCTCTTAGTGGAACACAGATGTAAACTTTACTATCACGAGATTCTTTCCAACCCTGGAGTAATTGGTATAGCTTTAGCACATTTTCGTTGCTCCAGTTGTCGTCGATGTCAATATGTGCTGTCTTCCCGTGGCATTTATAGAGTAGTTTATACCCCTGTATATCAGAGTCCTTCCATGAGACATAGTACATAGTTACTTTGTTGGAATCCGGATGGTCCACTGAGACTTCTTCCCAGATCACTACGAAGTTTCTCATGATGTCTTTAGACATTTACCTCTACCTCTCAATTCGGTTGTCAAAGAACAGAATATCGGGCAGGGTCTTACCACGAATCATGGCAAGCGTCAACTTGGCAGGAATGGCTTGGATTGACGGAACTAGAGTGTGCTCCTGACACGGAGCCGAGGAAGGAATGAGTGTGTGTGGTTAGCAGAGTCTAGGGCACAGAATCGCCATGCTCCGCTGCAAGCTTTCCAGAGACTAAGTCTTGCCCCCATGAGCACGGACAAGGATGGCCTTCCAGATCGTCACCTCGAATCAATCCGGTGTTCTCGCATCGGTGACAATTCGGCCGGGGAACTTGGCCAAGCTTGCTACAGCCGGTGATGCGTCCCTTGTCGTCCCTGACAAGTCCTGCAGGGAAAACAAGGTCACGCCTTTCAGGCACGGCATTAGCAACCATCTGTGAAACGATGAGCCAGACTCCAGGTTGTGGTTCAGGTAGACCGGTCACCCGGCCAGGCCTCTGCAGGACCAGCGGGACAGGAAGCTCAAGGCTTCCCACGACCCTCACAGGCTCTTCGAGCATGGAGACCCGGGGCAGTGCCCCACAAGGCTCCAGGATGGCTGTGGTGGCGCTGTCAGACGCCACCAGATTGATGGTATGGGGTGTGCAGTTCTTGATTGTGGTGTGTTCCATGCCGACCTAGACGACATGAGACAGGCCAATTTGACAGGTGCCTGAAAAATAATTTCCAAGTAGCTCAGAGAGAGAGAGAGTCCGATGATTCAAGAGAGCACACTTGACGTATTCAAGAAACTCGTTTTGACAGAGGCTGCTACGAGACTAAAGAAGATGCCTCCTAACACGAAGATCTATGCGGATGCTCTTCACTGGTCATCTTGGGATGGCAAGCTGTCAATGGTCCATGGTCCTAGCTACTACAACACACAGAACAGTGCTTCTAAAGAATGGTTTGATCCTGCTTTGATGGCTAGAAAGTACATCGTACAGTTTGCCGTTGACAGCAATGGTAAGAGGTTGGCCCCACCTTCACAAGCCGTTATTGGTGGCAACATTGTGGTGAGAGATAGACGGTTACCTTATCACAAAACAACATGGTCCATGGGAACACCAAACTATGGACCAGTTATCACAGGATCGTTTGAGCCTAAACAATATGAGTACTTAGTGTTGGTAAAGTTGAAAGAGCTTGGTAAAGCTGAAGTAGGTATGGTTACAGATCTATATGACTCCTATGGGTACCTTGATGTTTCCGGGTATCCAAAGCTAAAGACTAAACAAGCTAACTGGAAAAAGCTTTTCACTAAGCGCAAGTTTGCAGACACTCAAAACCTGGATTCAGACTTAGCTAATGTTGCTGATGCACTTATTCACATGAAAAACTCTTTCAGGTACGCAGATGATGAGACGCATGAACAGATCTTATGGGATGCTATCCAGGGTGTTTATAGCACAAACAAAAAAGGCGATAAGATTTCTTTTATCATAAAGAAGTGAGTAACCATGCCCAAGATAGACAAAAAGAAAGCTAAGAAGGTCTACAACAAGTTGATGATGTCAGCGGCTTCTCTTAGCCCAGCGATGGTAGATCAAATTAGGCTCTTGTATTCTCTACTGTCCGGCCAAGTCGAAGACACAAGAAAGAGCTATCTTGTGAGGGTACTCAGCGGCGAAGAGCCTGCAGACCTAATCAATGAGCTGACTACGTCTGCAAATAGCCTTGCAACCAAGATACCCAAGCCAATGGGTATGATCAAAAAGACTCGAAAGAAAGACAAAATCATCAAACCAGCCGAGGCGAAGAAGCTTGGGCTAGACTTGAATGGATAACAAATGACGCCAGAACAGAGACGAACCGGGAACATCGCAGCACTATATGGGTACAAGGTTCATGAAGACACGGTAGCTGCTGAATCATTTTCTCCAGGTGATGGTGCTATCGTTTTGACAGCAAAAGGTGAGCCTGTGATGTCAGGTACCATAGAAGAGGTCAAACCTGGTAACGATATGATGGCAGCTTCAATCAAGATAGGTGATATGTGGTACTATGAAGGACAATACAAATTCAGAGATCTGTAATTCATGACGACAAGTACAAAGCTAATTGATTTACGTGTTTCTGGGACATCTGCTAAGTACTTGGTAGACGCTTTGTTAGAAGAGCTTCCCCCTCCGGATGTGATCAAAAGAACCATTCTTAGGGACCTTCCAAAGAGCCTGGTTATTGTTAAAGAGGATGTTGTCTACATAGAATGCAGCGATCGACAACTGCTAGCCTCAACACTCCCGCTCTTTGAACATATGTATCCTGAACTTGACTTTGTCAACTTAAACAAGACAGACAAAAGATAATGGAGAGAATCATGCAAGACAGAATGTCCCTGATCGAAGAGCAAGTAGAAGGTTTGATTGATCTCGTTCTGGACGGGGAAGATGCGAATGACTTGATGGAAGGTGTGTATAGTGAGATTAACGAGGGTCCTGGTAACGGTCCTTATCACATCGGCTCTAAGGTCAAAGTCAATACAGGTTGGTCCGGGCAAGGAATCGATGGAAGCAACGTCAATGTGTCCAAGGGCGACGTTGTCTCTGTTGTCTTGGCTAACTTAGGTGAGGAAGGCCAGGATCGTATGGTCCTCTTAGCAGACGGTAAGACCCGTGTAGTGGTTCCGTTTGCTATCTTGGGTGAAGGCCTCGAAGAGCAGAGCATGATGCATGGCCCAAAGGGACATGTTGTTAAATCTGCCAAAGGCAAGCTAGGTGGTATGGTCCAAGGCAGAGCACAGGGTGATGCGACAACTCCTGAACAGAGCATGTTAAAGCCAATTCCGGGCACTCGTAAGCCAAGCTCTCTGCAGTCCAAATCCATTGGTAAAGCAAAGCCAAAGGGTGACCCAACAGCCCAGATGCAAGGCCAGATGGTACCTTCTACTATCTCTGGAAAGACAGTAGAGCAAGTAGTGGATGAAGTTCTTTCCAGGTTTGAAGAAATCAGTGAAAAAGACGCTAGTGCACAGTCGCTAAGCGAAATGTTGGTTTCTGAAGATGATGAGATCATGTATGCCATTATGCATGAGGCTCTCTTTGGTGAAGGTGAGTGCACACTAGATACTCTGCAGGGACTTGCAGAGATGATGAAAGACAAAAAGAAGAAGAACAAGAAAGACGATGACGAAGAAGGATACACTGAAGAAGACATTGACGAGATCTTCAGTGCTATGCACGAAGCATCGATGAGTTAATCTCAACTCATCACAAGTTGGTACAGACCAACTTAACACACAAGGTACAGACCTAAAAGGAGTAGGAACATGAGCGCAGTTCATCAGGGTTTTGGTGCCGCACTTGAAAACGCTGCAACAGAGATTATGAGGATCGGGGAAGCCAAGGGACCGATTACTTTGTCCGTGAAACACGTGGATGAAGATGGTGGTCTTTTGGTTGTTCAGGTATCTCGTAAGAGTGACGGGGCATTGGTAGCGCTTGCCGAGGAAACAGCCGTTACCGATGAAGATACGGCATATGACGGCGATGCTTCGGAACTGGTCTTTACGGGTCAGGCTCTTGACAACACGCCTATCGTTCCAGGCTCAGTGACGATCAAGCCTACTGCAGGTGGTAACACCGTTAACCTGGTTGACACCAATGCAGATGGTATTCTGTACACTGATGACGTTGATGCAGACGTGGCCGGGAGTGTTAACTACTTCACTGGTGATCTTGAGCTGTCTTTCCCGAGTGGCAAAGACCCGGCTGCTACGAACATCTTGGCTGACTACAGCTATGGTGTTGGTGTTAACGTGCTCGGTACCAGGAATTTCCAGATCCAGTACTTCTCTGCAGCGGTTGACTTTGAGACGCTGATTGTCAAGGCGGCTGCAGCATCTAGTTCCAGGGTTCGTATTGAGGCCTATCAGTCAACGGTCGGCTAACAGGTAGGTTTTTGGCACCGTAGGGGGTGATTTGGAGCATGCTTCCCTGTGCGATCACCCCCTACGGTACCTTTTAGGACAATCAAATGCCAAGACGACATGGATGGTTGCAAGACTATCACCAAGAGTTAGACCATGGTCCAGAAAGGTCTATCCAGGTGAACAATGGTTCTAGCACGCCACAAGCGCAGCCAAGTCCTGTAACTGTCAATGTGAATATCAATCTAGGGGACATTATAAGCCAGTTAATTAAGGGCCAGAAGACAACGAAAGAGGCTCTTGAAGAGATAGTTCAAGAAAGTCACAATAGAAAGAGATTGCTGATCGAAGATGAAGATTGAGGGAGTGATTTACAGGTACATACAGCCTGATAAGTGCATAGTTGCTAAGAAGGTATACCCTAGTAGACTTATCCTGTTGAAAGAGATTAAGGCAAAAAAGGTCAAAGATGGCAGTTCCGATCAATAAAGCAATTTACTTCAGAAGCTACACGTTCGAAACACTGACAGAAAAGACAAGCGGGCCAGCACAGTTTGTAGGGGTTCAAGGTGTTGTGTTCTACTGCAAGTCAACACAAGCTGGCATTCTACATATAGACATCAAAGTAGGATCTAATTGGGAAGAGCTTACCGAGGAAACAGTCAGAGAAAACAAACTGCATGTATTGGATGTAGGATTCTATATCCCAGAGGCAAGAGTGAGGTTTGAACCAAAGGTAATCAACGCAGTGTTCTCAGCGTCTGCTTTTGGTTATCCATCTGTTTATGTCCGTGAGGACTTGAGTATCTTTGATACAGAAAGAGATCAGTTCTAGTGGCAGGTGGGGCTACAGTACACAAGCTTGGCAAGCGTCCTCTACACAATCCCGAGGAAGGACCAAACCCGGAGCTTGTGTTAACGTGGTCCGGAGATGAATTGATCTATATTGATAAGACTATCGGTGAAATAAAGTATCGTAAGACGTTAACATGGACTGCTGGTAACTTAACTTCTATAAGCGAATGGGTTGAGCAGTGATATGGCAAAGCATACCCATTTTGTACTGGACTTTGAAGAAGGGGAAATAATAGGGCTTGCTTTACCTGTTGAAGCCAATGGAAGCTCTTCGGCAGGGAATGAAGTAACAGCAGTTCTTTCTGGATCAATCGACGGGTCAAACAGAGTGTTCGCTTTCCCTGTACCTGTGGTTTATGAAGGTGATGGTGGTGTTCAACCAAAGGTTTACCATGGGCCAAGAAGGCTGACTCCAGATCATATTGTCATATACGAGTCAAGTCCTGGTAGCTCTGGTTATGATAGGGTGCGGCTAAAGTGGTTCGCACCTAGAAGAAACAGCATCATTGCAGACTTCGTAGCCGCATAGGAGGAAAGCCTCATGTCTGGAATTCTTGATAACCTTATTGACCCTTTCAAAGACATCGGCGGTATTGATACCGCAGATCAGGCAAAGACCCTTGCCGATGAAAATTCCGGTATTGGTGATAGCGTCCAAACAGGGACAGGTGACTCCCTTACAGCGCCGGTATCCAATGAGCAGACTTTAACGGATTCAGGCGCAACCTTTGTTGCTGCAGACATTGGCCGGTTTATTGTCATCAGTGGTGCGACCAATGGTGGCAATAACGGAACCTTTCTTGTTACCGAGTTTGTTGATGTAAATAACATTAAGATCTTGAATTCCTCTGGTGTTGTAGAAACCAGTTCGTTTAGCTGGGACATCAGAGAGCCTTATATGATCGGTGACGATATCAACTTTGCTCGTACCGATAGAAAACTCATCAAAGGCACTACCAACTACTATGATGCTGTTCCGACTTATGAGCGGCCTACAGCTATCGGTACTGACGTTGATGCAAACCTGACAAACTTAGCAGGTAAGACAGCGGATGCTTTGACCACTGTCAGGAATGTTAAGCAGGAAGGTATCAAGCTTCGTCCATCGATTACCGATGGTGATGCAACGCTAGCTATTGGTGATGAGACTTTCACCACAACGAACTATCACTTTACTTCAGACGATCTGAATTCGTTTATCACAATCAGTGGGTCAACGGATGCAGACGGTACTTACCGTATTAAGACAGTAACAAGTGGTAACACACTTGAACTTGATGGACTCAATAGCGCCACAGCAGAGGGAACCATTACATGGGTCCTGGAAGCAGATTTGAAGGGCGTTCTTTCTTCCAGGAAGTATGCAGACGCTGCCAATAGGATCGGTCTTCCTATTGCTGATAGCGGCGAGTATGACGAAACAAACTATGATGCTACTTACACCATGGTTGCCAATGGTGTTTCCGGTGGTGGGTCACCCCAAGAGGAAGATGGGGATGGGATTTATGGTCGTATGTTTGGTGATGAAAAAGATCCAAACAACACGACTTCAAATGAGGATACCAGGTTCTTTGTCCAGCTTGTTACCGGAGACAATGACGGGACAGCCGTAGACAGCTCGTTAGAGGCTATCTCTGGTAGATCTGGTGCTGCAGCGTCGTTAGCGGGTAGCAATACCAATGTCTCTGGCCTTTCAGGCATGGTAACTGAGGACATTGGTCGATACATCTCCATTTGGAACCTTGCAGCCGATGAAGCAGGTCACTATCTCATTACTGCTGTGGTTTCTGCTACGGAAGTTACAGTAAGCCGTGGTTCTAGCTTCACAGCAGATGCTTCCGGAGCTATCAACTGGCAGGTTTCTAGGCATCCCGATACTTGGGATTTCTATAACGGTGATAGGTACCGCAACGATCAACTTGATGAAGCGTGGGCAAGAACGCTTTTGGTTGGTGGTCTGGTTTCTGGTAGCGAAGTCACCGGCGCTATTGATGACTTGAGAGAGTTTGTTGGTGCTGCTGCTGGTGACACGACGCCAGGACTTACCAACACAGGTAACTACTACACGTTTTCAGATCTTGCTAATCCTGCAGATACGAGCCTTGAAGAAGCTGTCAACGTTATCAACCAAGAGATTGGGTCTAGAGACTACTCTGCAGGTGCTATTGCCAATGTTTCAGGCCTTGCAGACGGACAGGACATCACAGCCAGTATTGAGGCTATCGCGCTGGCTATCGGTGCTTCGTCTGTAACCAGAACCATTGAAAGGCTTGCTGCTGCTATCCCCAAAAACACAGCTTATACTATCCCGGTAACGTACACACTTGATGGGACAGGCAACGGTCGGAACCTTTGGGTTTTTGTCAGAGGGGTTCTGCAAGATCCTGGCACCAAAGCTGCTGGAGACAACTACGCTGAAACGTCTACTACACAGCTTACGTTCTATAAGCTTGTTTCAAGTGGAGACCACATCAACTACTTCTTACTCCAGTAATCAGTAACATGCTAAAAGCCAACCTCACCCTTAATCATTTGCTGGAAGATCACGAACTATATCCTCGCAACGGTTTGTGTAAGTCTGGTCATAAGGTTGAGGGTGAGGTTAGGTTCTTTTATATCTCTGGTGAAACCCTACCAAGCCATAGGTGGGGTGCTTACTGTGAAGGTTGTGTCAAAGCAGCGTTTGACTTGAACCATGCAAGGAAGACTAATGTCAACAGATGAAGTGTCAACAGCTCAAAAGAGGCATGGTACGCTAAGAGAAAACATCGCTAGGCTTAGAGTAGAGCTTCGTTCTTTGCTCGAAATGGGTGCTGGTATAGGGGACTTTGAAGTTATCTTGTTTCGGTTGTTGAAAGAGTTTGAGACGAGTAGGATAAGAGCAGAAGCAGCACATAGAGATCTAGAGAAGAAACTAGCTTATGTGGAAGCAGATATTCGCGCTGCATCGGCTTACAGTGAATCTTTGATTACACTTGTCGAAGGCTATCGCAGCGAAGCCAAACAAAAGCAAGAAAAAGTGGAGTATAAGCTTACAGAAGATGTTATTCAGAATGTTTGTGCTTGTGGTTGTACGGACGAAGAGGACGAAAAAGAGTGTAAATGTTCTTGTCATCAAGGGACTCCTTGTGATGTTCCATGGTGTGTACCTTGCAGGGAGATAGAAGGTGTGAAGCCAACACCACATCCACATGCTAGAAACAAAACTACGCCACTCCATGGATCTGCCCGGCCCGGAACACAGTAATGACAGGTCTTCGTAAAGCAGACTTTGTTGATGTTGAGATTGTGGACCAAGAAGAGCTTGGTTCTGATGGCTCTTTGTCCATATTCACCGGAGCTACTGTTACTTCGTGTACGTCTTCAACAAAGAGGGTTGTCTGTTCAGGAACCCTCTTCATAAACGGTGATACAGATGAAACACTGGAGCCAAAAGACGTTGTCACAATAGCAGGATCTACAGCCGCAGATGGAACGTACACAGTAGACTCTATTGTCAGTGATACTGAATTTGATGTAGTTGAAGCTATATCAGACTCTACAGGCGGAACGCTAAGCGCGGTTCACCCTCCAGGAGCTAGGAAAGTAGGATTTGATTCAACAGGCCTTACACATACAACAGCAGACAATTTACAAGATGCAATAGAAGATCTAGACGGGGCAATTTCTGATGGGGGTATAACAGAAGCCCAACACGAAGCTCTTGATACCCTAACCCATGATCTGACAGAGAGCCACACGGTTACTATTACTAAAGCGTCTGGTAAGGTATCTCAAGTACTAGCTGAAGTCACTCCAGGCGGTACGGATATTAGGAAGGTAGATATACTGACTAGAACGGGCGGTAAAGTGAATACTCTTCGAGTCACACAGTATGCAGCAAATGGAACGACTATAGAAAGACAACTTGATTTAACTCTCAATCGAACGGACGGTAAAGTAACGTCTATCACCGTAGTAAGGACTGTGTGATATGTTCTTTATTGTCGAAGTAGACAATGACGGGTTCCAGATACTGGACGTAAACGGCAACCCAATCATCTCTAAAGATAGGGGTGACGGAGATAGGTTAGGCGTTGATGCTACTATTGCTCCAGGCCAATCAATCAGTTTAGAGCCTGTCTCATCTAACGTAAGCCAGTCCTTTAGGGAATACTGTGAGAATGGTGGTTCTGAAGATCTAAGGGTTGATGGGAGTAGCTCTGCTGTTGATTTTGTGGTTAATGCTGACGCTACCGATGATATTCGTATAAGTGAAATTCGTTTTTTGTTAACTATAACCAATTTCAGAGAGAATGGATCTATGTTTGGACAAGATCCAGAGCTTACCAATGGTATCCTCTTGTCTATTAGGTCGAATAGCATTGATAAAGACTTAATCAATATTACGCTATCGGAGCATTTTAGAGAGTTATTTAGTCATTCAGGAACAACGGTAGATCGTAGCGGCAATAATGATGTGGTTAGTGCTGGTATTTATTTTGGTGGTGCTGTTTCTCTTGTCGGAGGGAGCAGTGATTATGTCAGAGTTAGAGTTAGAGATGATCTGACTGATAATGAGTATAAGTATTTTACATGCACAGTCACAGGAATCAAAGGTTAGACTATGCCGGTCACTACTGAAGAGTCTAAGGGCTTAAATGCTTCTGACGAAGAGACTCCTTTACGGATAGATGTTAACAACCGTTTGTTGGTTTCTACACAAGATGAACTTCATCCTGGTTTTCTTGCTGTAAAGACAACTGCTGCAGCTTTACCCGCTTGCATTACTTCTACAGGGACAGCGCCTTTTGCTATTGGTGGCGAGACGCTCAATATCAAGGTCAACGGGGTGGCGCAGTCCGTAACGTTTTCGACGACGCCTGCCACGGCCGGAACGTCAACATCTGACTACGACCCAGCCACCTCGAATGCGTCGAAGAACAAGTTCAAGATCAGCATTGATGGTGGGGCTTCTACAGAAATTGAAATTAGTAAGAGTCTGACAAGTGGTGTGGCTATAGCCGCTGATATTGAGGATGAAATTCAGTCTGAGGTACCTAACGGTGGTAGCGCAACGTGTGACTATGATTCATCTGCTCCGGGTAAATATCGTGTTACAAGCGGTACCACAGGATCTAGTTCTAGTGTAGTTATTGTTGATTCTGGTAAGAGCAATATGGCTGCTATCTTAAAAATGGGAGTAGTCAATGGAGGACTTGAGATTGTAGGCACAGATGCTAACTCGTATAGTGTTTATGATGTTGTTGAAGAGCTAAACTCTCAGCTTTCAGATATTAGTGCATATGTTATTGATGGTGATGTTGCAATAAAAACACTAGATATAGGGGCTTCTACAACCTTAGAAGTGACCGGAGGGGCAGCCAATACAGATCTAGGATTCACGACAGACGAAGTAACAGGCTCTGCACCTTCCGGAGCAACAGATTTAGCTGTAGATGGCAGTTCAGTACCTGTGGTTTTTAGAGTACCGCTTCATTCTCAGTACAAGTACGTTGTTACAAGGATCGTTTATGCTATCCGTGATGCCTCTGCTTCCAACAATACATTTGGAGGACTCGCAGAGCTAACAAATGGAGTCAAGGTGGAGGTTGAAAACTACAGTGAGCCATTACACGAATGGTTTATCGTTAAGACGAATTCAGAGTTACTCTCTCGGGCTGGTAGAGGTCAGCTCATAATCAGTGCATACGCTACAGACGATCTTGTGTATGCTGATTTTGTTCTGAGCCCCGGTATTGTTTTAAGACCCGGAAGCTCTGACACTGTGCAGTTTACAGTTCAAGATGATCTGTCCGGTCTTACAGCGTTCGATATATTGGCAGAAGGATACTTGTATACATGAGAATTTGTGCTGAATGTGCAGCTTGTTGTCGGTCCCTTATAGTTGAAGAACTTTCTAAGCCAACTAATACGAAGTGTAGGTTCCAAGACATTGGATGTTTGGTTTACCACAATAGGCCTAAGTCTTGTAGAGGCTTCGATTGTGCTTGGAAGATTAATATGATCGGGTTTGAGTCAGAGAGCATGAGACCTGATAGGTGTGGTATTGTAGCAACTCCTTGCTCTACAGATCATGGTACTGGGTTAGCTCTTTTCGAAGTATGGTTAGATGCTGCTATAGACAGTCGTATACAAGACATCATCATAAAGTACAACAAAAGATATCCTATCATGATAGTTCCTCCAAGTGGCAATAAAGGTAACCTCTTCGATATACATGGTGCACTATGCGAGTAGTAGAGCTTCCAGCAATACGATCTATAGATGGTGTTCCTGTTTCTGCAAAGAGGATTCTTAAACCGGGTCAAGTATCTTTTAAGAGACATGACAACAATACAGAGCAGATGAATGTTAATGGAGAGTCTTCTGGTACGGCTCTTGTTGTTTGGAATGGAACCGGAGTAGGCGATACGGGAGGAGATTGGTCTGTATCAGGAGTAGGTTCTGAAACTTCAGGATCTATGTATTCAGGTACAAATGGATGGGATACCGGAGTCACGTCTTCTGGCAACAATACAACGCTTGACAATGGGTCTATGATTGATGTTGATGGCACCTATGATGAATTGAAGTTTTGGTTACAGCCGAAAGCGTATCCTGCAGGATCTAGGTTAAGAGTTGTGTGGTTGGATTCTAGCAATACAGCTATCGGACGCAGTATTCTAGTATCTAATTACACTGAAGACATGGATCTAGACACTTGGCAACAGATAGCTATACCTATCAGTGATTTCAACTTGACGGGAAATGTTCAGAAGCTTCGTTTTATGTACATGAATGCCAGTGGACAGCAGTACTATCTAGATGACATAGATCTAGTCCATTCAGGTGGTGGAGGCCCTTATAGATTTCAAGTTGAGGCACCGGACGCTAACACTAGATACCATCTTTCTATGCTCGTGTTGATGATAGCAGGGCCGGGGTCTTCGTGGAGTCCGTCCACATTTGCAAACATATCTGCGCTTTCAAAAGGGCTATTGTTAAGGCAAAGAAGAAAGTCAGATGGTGAGATCTTGTGGAAGAGAAACAGTAAAGACAACCTAGCTCTGTTTGGTAGGTACCATCCTCAAGATGATATCACTTACTCAGATGGTACACTTCAGTTAGGTTTTATGATGAAACCAGGTAGGGCAGATGTTCTTATTACATATGATGAGATACTAGAGTTTGTTGTCAGAGATGATCTAAGTAGCATAACAGAGGCAAGAGCTTATGCAGAATTTGGTATAGAAGAGGCTTCATCATGAGTGTTAATCTGAAGAGACCCTTAGAGACATCAGACCGTAAGCAGTACATTAGATCTTCAGCGTACACTCTTGGTACACGTCTTTACATAGCCGGGTGTGGAGATCACAGAACCAATGGTACAGGTAAGGGGTCTCGGTTTGAAAAGGAACACAGTTCGTCAGGACTTTCTTCTTGGTATCCTTTTCAATTTAACGATTGGGTGGAATTAGGTGGCGGTGGGATGTGGTATAAGAATGCTGTTTACGGTGACTATGTCACATTCAGAATGTACGCACCAGCTACAGAGATAGTTGAAAACGCGGGTAACGGAAACTGTAATGTGCACGCTTCTGGGATCTTAATCCCTGCTAGTGATGATGGCTCACATGATGTGGACTTGACAACAGCGGACAAAGCGATTCCTTTGATTACATCCGGTGGATTCTGGGACTGGAGCTATCCGGATACAGGCCTAGGATCTTGTACTCCAGCACCTTCAGGGACTGGTAACTGCAATTTGGTGCCTGCCGAGGTTGCTATACACACCTACGTTGCCGATGTTGGGATCTTAGGTGATGGTTACTTGAATGTCACTTTCCCTGGAGTAGACCCAACACGGTTTTTACCGCATTGGAAGATGGCTTGTAGGATCTATAATACAGATGGCTCTCACACTATACAGCTCACATGGGAACTTGAGGTAGCTCGAATGAGCGGAGTTATAGACTACTCATGAGTACAACAGACACAATAGTCATTATTAGTCTGTTTGTGCTGTTTCTGGCTCTAGTTATCACAACGGTAAGATAATGGACTACGGACCTATTTTAGACTGGTGGATCTTGCCTCACTTTTGTTTCTTTCTGTTCTTGGCATCTTCTATCCATGCAAAGTGGGAACCTGTGTGGTGGGAACACATAATTCTCTGTGTTATGCTTTCTATTGCGTGGGAAGTGCCAGAGTATTTTTTGCAGAGAAAGTACATAGAGACATGGGTTGTGGTAGAACACCCTGTCAACTCATGGGTGATAGATCCTATTTCTAATGGTGCAGGTTGGTTCGTCGGTACTCTCATTGGTGCGTGGTCCAAATCTCGTAAGAGGTATTCACCTAGCAACAGGCACCTAAAATGACCCATAGAGGCAGGGGTCCTATAGACATCACGATAGGGTTCTCAACGACTAACAAATTTATGTCAAGGGTGATCCGGTTTGTCACAAGAGCACCTTGTAGTCATGCTTGGATTTCTTTCTATGATGCTACGCTTGGTATGAAGATGGTAATGCAGGCGGAATGGTGGGGGTTTGAACTCAGGCCTTGGAAGAGATGGCAAAAAGAAAACACTCTAGTAGCAGAATTTGGCGTTTATGGAGGTGGCTACTACTCAAGTCTTACAGACTTAGCGAAATGGCTTGGATCTCGATACGATTTTAAAAGCGCTCTATTGGTTGGTGTTTCTAGCTGGTTCAAGTATTGGTTTAAGTCAAAATTCAGCATCCGGCCAAGTAGAACACCACACAAGCTCATGTGTGCAGAGTCCGTAGTTCGCTTTTTACAGAGTAACGATTGCTCCGCTGTCTATGACTTAGATCCTGAGACCACTTCTCCAGGCGAGCTATTAAAGGTGCTTTCATCATCAAAGAAGTTTCTAACAAGAGGCCAATAAGTGCCTACGCTAGAGGACAAGTTCGATCTAGGTAAGACAATAGGGTCTATTGAATCCAGTGTTGGTTCAATTCAAAACACTGTTGATAAAGTCAACCTCAAGGTTGATTCACTAGGCGACAAACTCAGTCACTTGAACCATACCACAGTCAAGAAAAATGAATGCTCAGAGGGTTGCGGCAAAGTAGAGAGAAAGGTTGATTCTGTACGTCAAGAGCTTGTAGGGATCAGACAAGACCTTGCAAAGAAGCAAACACGTAAGGAAGTCCCAACACTCAATTCATTTGCAGATGACACGAAACGATTTAGGGTAAGCTCTGTTATAAGTCCTGTTGCTATAGAGGAAGAAAAACCTTCTAAGAGGAACATCCTTCAGAGAGTGAAAGATAATGCTGTAGCGATAACAGCGATCATAGGATTCTTGACACTTGTTGGTGCTGGGTTCTTAAACCTAGCTCGATTCGTTGTCAGAGTAGAAACTGTGTTAGAAGAAAACAAGCAAGCCACAAAAGCACAGACAAAGAAGCTTGAAAAAGAGATCCGACGTATTGACGAATCCAAGCCCCGTATCGTCTACCTGCCGGCCAGGCCAGATGCGCGAGTCAAGCCAAGACCTGCCCGGCCAAGGCCTCGGCGCAGTCGTCGGACAAGCCGCCCCACGCCTCCCTGAATCGCGGTTAGGGACATCTGACCCATAGGACTGCGGCCAAGCCCAAACTCAGCACACAGAGGCTCTGAACCCTCCCATGCCGACTCTGACAGAATCCATCAAACAGCTTGGAGCAAATTACGTGATTACCCAAGGCAGGTACAACCTCACAGCGGATGCACTTCGGTTAAGAGACATCAAACCAATTCACTGTGGTGATAAGTATGTTTTTGAATTCAGTCTACAGAACCCGGATGGATCTGAATACGACCTTACAGGCAAGACTGTCAGGTTTACTGCAAAGTATGTGGTTGGGGATGGTGAAGCAAGCGCTATTGTCCAAAAGACAGGCGTGATAACCAATCCTCCAGGAACCGATGGATTAGTTACAGTGACTCTAACTCCGACAGATGTATCCGGTCCAGAGTTGATAAGAGGACTTTATGATCTGCAAGTAGCAACAGATGCAACAGACCCTGAAACGTTCATTTGGGGTGACATAGAGTTCCTGCCAAACATCACAGAGACAGTGCCATGAATGAGTCTATAAGAGAAGTGTTGAAAGAGCATTGTCTAACAGAAGACAAAAAGATTGTAGCATACCACGGTGGACCTAAACCTATCCGTAGATTTGATCCAAAGAGAGTCAAAGTTGTTAAGACAGAAAAGATTAAGTAAAGTATATCCATGACAGCTAATTTCTTCTGGGACTGGTTACGCATCGTAGGTTTCCTGACTATAGGTTTGATTGTATCTATCATCATCGCACTTTTTGGTATCAGTATCTCTCACCAGAGACGGAAAAATGATAACAAATCCTGATATTTTGGATTACCTCAAGATCATAGGGTTTGTAGCTGTTTGTTTGTTGATAGCTGTTCTTATTGCACTTATTGGAATTTACGTTTCAGATAAAAGAGACGAAAAGAAGATAAAGAAGATCAGGAGACGAAGATGAGTGCCTTTTGCCGTATCAGAGCAAACGACGTAGCCGACATTTCCAGACTGGCTCTAGCCAGAGGCCTTGAGCATAACATCATGCCGTTTGAAGGAGATGACTACGCTGATTGGGTTACGGTTCAGTTAACCAATGATAGAAGCCGCAGAGCTTTCGAGAATCTGTGTGCTGAAAACAACGTTACGGTTGACGGTAGGCAGGTGATCCACCGTATGACCGATGCTGTGCTAGCAGGCACTTCTCCAGAGCGTGCAATGGATGAAGCTCTAACAGGCGGCATGAAACGAGCTATGACAAACGGAGCTAAGTATACCTGTGGTGATTGCGGTTTGCCGATCCCTAGGTACAGAGGCAGGTACCCTACTACTTGCCCGGAGTGCAATGGCGAGTTGACTCCACCCCATGAAAGACCGGCAGAGTAGGAAACTCCTATGGAACACCTAAAGAGCGTTATCCGTCAAAGTATTTTAACTGAAAGCTTCCTAAAAGAAGACGATGCAGGTGATCCACCCAAGACGCTCAAAGTCAAAGACACAGCCGGTAAAGATGTTCTGAGCTACTTCTATAGCGGTGTACTGGATAACTACAAGCTAAAGCCTGATCAAGTCATGGCCATGATAGGTGGTGGTGACATTGATAAAGGCAAACAGATGTTCGTTGCCAACTTCAACACACTTCGTAAAGCGGCGAGCAGTAGTGGCAAGCCTCCCAGAGCTTGGATGCCTGTCATAAAACCTAATGACATACCAGGCCTTGTAAGAGCGCTCAAAGCAGGCCAGATAGACATCGCTATCCCGCATGCAGATCTCAAGAAGAAAACAGAGAGCTTTCTATCAGCGTTGAATGACATGTTGACAGAGGCTCCAAAGTATAAAGACAAAGAGATTGATATGGCTAAAGGCAAAGGACAGCCTAAGCCAGCGCCTGACAAAAAGACCTTTCTCAAGAAAGGGACTATGGACAATGTCAAAGCTGATGACATTGTCAGAGGCATCAAAGTTGCTGAGATACCGGTTAAGCAGCTAAAGCCGTCTCAAGATGAAATCTATGGATCTAAGATTGCTTTGAACATGACAAAGATGGGACCAACGGTAGGTGGCAAGACTGCTTTTGGTGAGCCTGACATCATTGTTACTTCAGATAACTACATACTAGATGGTCATCATAGGTGGGCTACAGCGTGGGCCGGTCACCCAAGCAACAAGATAAAGGTTACTGTGATCCCACTGCCACTAAAGCACCTGTTCTTGGTTCTGAGAGCATATGGTGCAGCACTTGGCAATCCACAGCAGTCCTAGGAGATAACAATGGTTGCTGAAAAGATGATCGAAGCAGTACTCGAAGGTAACACTGCTGAAGATGTTATGACTCAAACTCTTTCAGAGAAGAGCGAAAGAGTACATACCATCTGGCGTCATATACCCGATGACTGGAAAGCACAGTTTGAAAAAAAGAAGCTTAAAAGGAAGTCTGGCGAAGATGAAGTGATCACCATGATACCTGACTATGGCGAAGTATCAGCCGGTAAGGGTATGTTCAAGCTAAAGACAATAGAGCCAGGAAAAGCGTCAATCAGAAAAGTCATCAGAGGCCTAACCGGAATGCAGAAGTGGTAGGGGATCTATTATGAACGAAACTATACTAGATGTTATCAGTAAGAATCTTGTAGTAGAAGCAACATCACTTCAACCTGTAACAAGGACTTTTAAGAGGTTTTTGAAATCAAAGGTTGTTCCTTATCTAACCAGATCCACAGGGCAGGAGTGGCAGGTTTCTAATCTTGGAGGTAAGTCTTCTGGAAGGTTTGTAAAATACTATGTCAATACAAACGGATCTCCAAGGTTAGAAATTAGTTGGGAGTTTGAAGTTGCTAAAGCTGCAAATGAAGATGAGTTCAACCTGAGAATTTACTTCACCAAGGACAATAACATACTTGGTCAGTATATTTATGGAGTTCAGGGGCAAGGTAATAGCTATATTAAACAAAACGATTTGAAAGACTTAAATAAGTTGGTTCCAGAAGTGATTATAACCGCTATAGAAGGATCAAAAGTTACTACAGTTCCCACTAAAGAGATTGAAGCTATAACTAAAGAGATTGAAGCTATAAAATCATTATCAGAAAGCTTGGATAGAACTTTATCTAAAGTTCAAAACTTTGTTCCAAAGTTTAATGATATAGTTAAAAAAGCTCTTAAATCTAAAGATCCGCAGAGGGAATTAGTTAATAGCTATAAACTTCTTTCTAGCATAAAAAAGACTCATCTCAGCGGGTATATATCACCACCGGATAGATCAGCTAAGAGTATACTTGAGCGTATTAAAGATCTATCTTAGGCTAAATAAAAATCAACATGACAGCTCAAGAGAGAGACAAGTTCGCAAGAGCAGTATTCGACGGTTCGTTCTTCCAGTACTGGAAGCTAAAGGACATGACTACTCTGGCGATGAAGACATAAACAGTAACTTTCCCATTGTTGCTAGACGGATGAAAGAGGAAATAGACAAATACGATGTCTGGCAAGTGTACTTCACAAAGCACATGATGGCTATCGAGACATGGCTAGAAGACAGGGAAGTCAAGAGTGAGCCGATCCACATGAGAATAGTGGATGCTATTAACTATCTCATCATCTTATGGTCTATGGCAGCAGACCAAGGCCTTATGCCAAGTGCTATAGACGTACCTCAACAAATGTAAAGGATCTACCATGCCGCCTGCAATGGTTAAGAAATGGGCCAAAGAAAAGGGTATGAGTACCAAAGAAGCAGAACGCAGGTGGGCCAAAGCTAAGCTACTCGCTTCAAAGCAAGGTCGCAATCCAGAAATCACTGGTGTTAACAAAGACTGGGAGTATGTAGTCGGTATATACAGAACTATGATGAAAAAGAAGCCTAAAACAGAGTCTCTGATACACAAAAGTTTAATCGAGACAATGATCGACCAAGTACTGAACGGCAAGTCTCCCAGTCAATTGATCCATAGTTTCTTTGCAAGTAGTTCGTCAGACAGTACACCGATTCGGGAAAGTGATAACACTATCAACGTTGGCGATAGCTACGTCCAAAACAAAAATTTGCGTACATTTTTCGACGGTGAGGGAAAACTTAGGTTTTGCACTACCGAGAATGTACTAATCAGGCCAAACAGTGATCCTCGATTATTAGAACTTGTTGCATACGCTGACTGTTTGAGTGTTGATAACCCTCTGTTTGATGTGTTTGAGTCTTACGAGGGTTCGTTAGAAGATTTGTATGATCAAGTAACAAGTGCATACTCTTTGGTAACACAAACAGGTGCATAAAATGCTAGTTGGACAAGAATACACAGTCATTGGTTGGTGTAAGAACAGACTGATTTTGCGTGACAAGATCATGTTGCAAAATCTACTAGAGGAAGTCTGTTTTGTTATTGACATGACATCGCTCGGATCTATCGGAGTTAATGTTCCTATCGAACTTGACAAGTTGAACAAAGATAAATTCGAAGATGAAGGTGGTTCTACGTCTTGTGTTCTGGCTGGAAGAGTAGACGCGAATCAAGCTTCACTGGTCTTGTCTACCAGTCACGCAAACATTCATGGCTGGCCAGACAGAGACGTTAATAGAGATGATGGTGGCTTCTTTTGGTTTACGGTAGGTTCCTGCAGGCCTTTTAAGACAATGAAAGTTGATAACTGGCTACATGAGTACTTGAAAGCTACTCACGTAAAGCGGATCTCCAGGTGGATTGAGTACAAGGATGGAGTGTTCATGCACTCCGAACAAGGCCTCCCTTCAGGAATTGGAGTATCTTCTGAACAAGGATTCATAGGATGATCACAGCACAAGAGCTTATAGAGAACTATCTGACTTCTGATATGGATGCAGAGGAAGTTATTGATGAAGTCATTGGACGCAGTAAAAGAACGTTTCGTAGACCTAGAAAACGAAGGTTCAGGAAGCGTGGCTCTGCTGTAGATCCTATCACCGGAAAGAGGAAAGACCCGCGCCGTAGGCGTCTAATGCGCAAAGTACGTAGACGCTTCAAGTCCAAGTTCAAGCGTGCAGCAAAGCTTAGGGCGAGAAAGCTCAAGTCCAGAGGCTTCTATAAGAAGCTTGGCAAGCTTGCCGCTCGCATCCGTCGATAAATGCCAAGATACTACAAACCAGTAGATCCAAAATACATCATCAAGATTGATGTCTTGGAACTACCTCAAGTCTATGCAGCAGGTGAAGGACAGTACGAGCTAAGGCAAGCTGATACTCCAGATAAGTATGAACTACATGATCTATTCTCACTTAAAAGAACGTTGAAAACGATAATGCCGAAACGAGTTGATGACATCTTGTGTCGGCTGCAGAACTTCAGAGTTGCCTATTTGAATGTAGCAACCGGAGAAATTACGTCATGACACAACTTGTTGAGGTACAGCCTTTTAACTATGCAATCGTTGAAGGGAAGGCTAAGCCTGGAGTCCTTTTGACTCTGGAAGGGACTTTTCAACGGGCTGGTACAAAGAACGCTAACGGTAGGATCTATCCGTTGCCTCTTTGGAAAAAGTTGATGTCTGATGAAGATGTCAACGAAAGGATCCAAGCCAGAAGGATGCTTGGCCACTTGGACCATCCTTCAAGTGGTGCGACTTCTCTAAGTTGTGTGTCTCACGTAGTTACAGAGCATAAGCTTCAAAGCGATGGCAGTGTAAAGGGTAAGCTTGAAATACTTGATACACCAATGGGTCAGATTGCTTCTACACTTGCTAAAGCAGGTGTTCAGTTCGGTGTGTCTTCAAGGGGTGATGGTTCTGTCGAAAGGAAAGGAGATGTAGACGAAGTACAGAACGATTATCGACTAGAAACGTATGATCTTGTGTTAAAGCCTTCGACTCCAGGCGCTTACCCTCAGATTGTTGAGTCAGAGGAAAAAGCAAAGGAGAATCTAGATCTCATCGCACAAGCAGTTGAAGGACTTGTCAATCGCACTAATGAAGTTGATGTGCTATTAGAGTGTCACAAAATAATCAGTGTCCTGGAAGGCTGCAACGAGCGTCGAGAGCAGATCTTAGCCGAGCTAAAGACAAAGCTTGGTACTGGTCAAGAGGAACAAGAAAAAAGAGAAACTCACGATTCGGAGGGACTAAAGATGACGGGAACTAATGCTGTTCCGAATGCTCCGACTGCTACGCCACAGCTTACAATTTCTCCTGAGATGAAAGACTATCTCCAGGAATGGGTTGATAAAGGTGTGGAGGAAGCCGTTGCAGCTAAGAACGAAGAGATTAACGATTTGAACGAAAGGATCGTTGGTCTGGTCAATGAACGAGATGAGCTTGTTTTACGTATGGGTGCGGCTGAGCAGTTGATCGAGGAGTTCACTCGTAAGGTCAAATCTCTGAGTGACAATCGCACTACAGACGAAGAGCTTCACGAAAGGTTTGACGCTTCTGTGTCATTGCTTGATGAAGCGATGTCAAGGTTGCAGGAGCTAGGCGAGACGCAGAGGCGTTTAGCTGCAGCCGAAGAGCTTCTTCAGGCTTCTATTTGTCGAGCGCAAGTGGAGTCTGTTGCAGCTAGCATTGAAGAGAAGATAGAAGACCTTGACGAATCAACGCAAGAGACGCTTAGGACGTTGCTTGAGGACTGCGAATCTGCCGAGGAAGTAGATAGCAAGTTTTCTCAGCTTGAGAGTCTGATTGAAAGCCAGAGTGATGGTTTTCCGGAGCCTGTTGTCAGGGAACCGCTGCCATCCAGAACAGGGAATCTGACAGAAGACCAGATCGGTAACGCTCGTTCGAACGGACCTAAAGACTTCATTACCAGTAGGCTTCTTTCGAAGATTGCTGGTTAAGGTCAAAGACGACAACACACAAGTTAAATCAACTTCGGAGGACATGATGATTATTGGAATTGACGAACACAAGGCAGAGCACAATAAGATGCTTAGTGTTGGGCACTCTTTGGCCTCGAATTACAACATGACCCTTTACGAGAATGAAAAAGAGGGTCGTAAGATGTCCATGGGGGAGCTTCTGGAAGGCCTCCCGGAAGATTCTTTGGTTCGTGCTCACACAGCAGTTATGGTTGAAAACACTCGTCGCTATTTCAACTCGCTAGATGAGACAACCAAGCTTGTGAACATCGGTGATTTCGAAAAGTACGCTTACCCGATGGTTCGGGCGGTGTTCCCGAACCTTGCTGCGCACAACTTGGCTTCTGTACAGCCGATGCTGGGTCCCGTCTCTTTAGTGTTCTACATGAAGTTCATCTATGGTCTGACCAAAGGATCTGCGGTCGCGGGTACAGACATCATCGAAAACCCGAATCAGAACTATGCTTCTGAGGATATCGATGAAGAAAACGTCGGTACGGGCACTGGTGTTGCTACTGCTTTTACAGGAAACCTGTCTTACCTTCCGGTGAAGCCTGGTACGGTGAAGTTCACAGGCGATGTTAGTGGTGTTCTGCTTGAGGTAACGGACGATGGCAACGGGAACATGATCGGTGATATTGGTGTTGGTACCAATACCATCAATTACGTTACCGGCGCTTTCAACTTCGATTTCTCCAGCGCTATCGATAGCGGAGATCCGGTCAATGCTGCTTACAGCTATGACTTGGAAGGTAACGATACCATCCCCGATATTGATATGCAGCTTACTTCGAGTCCGGTTGTTGCCACGACTCGTAAGCTTAGGACTCGGTGGAGCCTTGAGGCTGCGCAAGATCTTAGGAACCTGCATGGTCTTGAGGCAGAGGTTGAGCAAGTCGCGGCAGTGTCCAATGAGATGAAGTTTGAGATTGACCGCGAAGTGATCGACAACATGGCGGCTATTGCTAACGGCTCTGTTGCAGCGTTTAGCAAGACACCCCTTACTGGTATCTCGTTCACAGAGCATAAGCTCGGTTTCGTAGACACACTGATTGCTGCCTCTAATGTGATCTTTGGTGCTACGCAGCGCGCTCTTGGAACGTGGATTATCGCCGGTCTGAATGTCACCAACCTGATCGAGTCCCTTCCGGGCTTTGTCCCCTCGCCACGTCCAAAGGGAACGAGGGCGGTTTACAAGGCTGGCGTGTTAAATGGCCAGTGGGACATCTGGAAAGATCCAAACTACGGTGTTAACAACTACCTCATGGGGTACCAGGGTGATGCAATGTGGGAGGTTGGCTATATCTTCGCTCCTTACATCCTGGCCTACACGACTGCTACGATCATGCTGGATGATTTTGTCGGTCGTAAGGGTATCTCTTCGCGGTATGGCAAGAAGGCTATTGATGGTAACTTCTACTGCCAGGGCAGTGTAACCGCATAACCAGTTTTTCAAGTCGCATGCCATCTGCGGCACTCCTAACCGAAGGGGGTTAGGACTTCGCCCCCTAACCCCCTTCGGTGCTTTTCTCTAGCAAGTCAAGGACAGCAAATGTCAGCGTCTGTTACATCAGATGTGATCAAGCGGTACGTAAGACGCATGCTAGGGGAACCTGTTGTTGAAGTTGAAATAGAAGACGAGACAATAAGCGAGATCATAGAGCAAGCTCTAGGTATCTATGGAACGTACAAGCCAATTGAAAAAGTAGGTACTCTAAACATCCTGTCTGGACAACAAAAGTATGAGTTGACAGCAGCCGAGGTAGGCAAAGGAATAATCGAAGTCTTTCGTCCAGACTTGCTAAGAGCACCACTTTCTTTAGACCAATTTGATGTGTTTAAATACCATACGCACTTGCCGAACCTAGATCCAGGTGACTACTACATGGAACGTCTCTGGTGGAAAGAAGTGCGTATGTCTGCCGGGTCAGACGATGATTGGTTTTTGGACTTTAACTATGATGATGGGTCAGCGACGTTTTACGTGAATCCTATTCCCAGTAGTTCTTACACACTAAATTACAGGTATGTGGTAGATCCTACTTTGGCACAAGTCCCTGCTAGTGATGATGACTTAATCAAGGACTACATCCTAGCTCTTTGTAAAATCGTTGTTGGTGAGATAAGAAGCAAGTTCCAAGGTGTCGAAGGCGCTGAAGGCTCTATTGTGATGAATGGTGAAGCCTTGAAAGCAGAAGGCAAAGAAGAGAAGCAGACCTTTGATGACTACTTGGCTAATAGAGGACAAATTATACCACCTATCAGAGGCTAGTTATGGGTCAGTTTCCTTGGCAATCTCCTGTTATTGAAGACAGTAAAGCAAAGACTAAGGATAAAAAGAAAGAAGCAAAGACCTCACTAGATCAAGAGGTAACTGGACTCCGGTATGTTCCGTGGCTTTTCAAGACTGTAAAAGATAAATAATGCCCACCTTGAGATTTTCTTCTGGTAAAGACGCTAAGTACTTCAGGAAGAGATCTGCCGAAAAGGCAAGACTGTACTATCCCCCGCTGCGTTGGCTTCTCAACAGCAATACTATCACGTTAAATCTGTATGGGGAGCCTGGTAACCCTATTTCAGGTACAGACGGAGCTACATCGGTAGCAGCTACACAGCAGTTCACTTCTGCCAGTGCTGATTTTGTAGATGATGGGATCAGTCCGGGTGACATTTTGGAGATTGAAACGCCAACGTGTAACAGTGGCGACAATGGCAGGTACCAAGTAAGCTCTGTCATTGATGAGAACACACTAGACATTGGCGAGGACTGGCCTGCAGGTAACCTTTCGAACTTGGTCTATAACGTCCATCTATTGAAAGAACGCTACACAGAACATCCTCAGTTGATCCCGTTTAATGTAAAGCTACGCCCTACAGAAAAAGAGCTAACCCGGTGGGGTATTGGTGAGAGAAGAGACTGTATGTTTGTAATGAGCATTTACTTGTGTGATGAGATTGGTTTGATCCCAAAGATAGGGGATAGGTTCCTTTATCCGTACCAAAGAAGTGGAAGACCTAGAGTCATTCACATGGAAGTCAAAAACCTCTACGAAGAAACACAGCTAACGAATAGTGCTGTACCCATTGACTATATTGGTTTTGCTGTCAGAACGACCAATAAGTTGCCGTAGATGCCGAGAGCAAAGAGAACAACTAAAGCTGGAGTCCGCAAAAAGAAAAAGAACTTCACTTCTCTGATCTCTGTCTTTACTGAAGAAGTAGAGCTACACGCTTACAAGTGCAACAAAGAGATAGCCAGAGCATACACCAAAGAAGCCAAAGAGGTTATAGAGTCACAACGGTACAAATGGGCACCTTTAAGTCCTAGGTATAGAGAAGAAAAGATACAAAGAGGCTACGACCATAGGATCTATATCAGAACGGGAGAGTTTTTAGACTCCATATCTTGGGGCGTAACACATAAGAAGGTTTGGATGGGAATTCCTTCCAGAAAGATGCATACAGGCAAGTTTGCTAGATCTGATGAGCCAGATAGAGAGCCTATTCCACTAAGAAAGCTTGCCCGGTGGTTGGAGTTTGGTACAAAGCACATTCCACCTAGACCTATTTGGAGGCCTCTTTTAGCAAAGTACGTTAGGTTATATCCTGAGTTTGGTAGGCGGTATCGTACAGCAGCAATGAGAGCTGCTAAGAGAAAAGCCAAAGTCGGTAAATGATAGATCAAATCCTTCTATATGACCAAGCCGTTGTGACGTGGCTGAATAACACGCTTCCTCCTTTGTTGGAAGGTAGGAGTACGCAGATCTTGGTCTCGACAGCCAGGAAAGCGTATGCTGAAGTTACTACCGCACGACTCGCAGACAATGAGACGTTAACCACACCGAGGATCTCTCTAACACGGCTTGATTACGTTAATGACCCTATGCGATTCAACTCTAACAGGGTTCGTAGACTGGGATGGTGCTCTACTCCAGTTAACCAATCTTTGAGAAACGCCAAATTCCCAGCGCCGGTTACTATAAGCTACCAAGTAGATCTATGGACTCGTTTTGCTAAAGAAATGAATCTATGGGTTCAGCAACTGATGTTTGACTTTGCACAACAGTACATTTACTTGAGCACAAGACCTGACTCTGTTTGGCAAGACAAACTCTTTATCATGTTCTTGGAAGGTGGGATTTCGGATAACTCCGAACTAGAACCGGGTGAAGGCGATAGGTCTATAAGAAGGACGTTTACCCTGAGAGCAGACGGCTGGATTTTCGATCAGTCTTTCTTGGACACAAAAGTTGTCAAGTCTTTGGAGTTTCAGTGGTACGACAAAGACCTGGGAACGCAGTACGAGCTGTCTTTTCTTCCACCCTTAGAGGTAGTCGATCAAGGAACGGGCGGGCAAACCACGTTTAGCTTCACGGTCCCAAGGCCTCCAGTTTTAGAGCATTCTTTTGTTCTTCAGACATTGATAGGAACAGAAATAGAGCATGTTCAAGATGACGGTTCTGGTAACCTATCTGGTGACAATGTCTCTTCAGGAACTTTGAACTATACAACAGGTGAAGTGTCTATCACGTTCTTTACAGCGCCGGATTCTGGTGCTGATTTGACGGTGACATACTTCACAGATCTGAGTTGACAATGATTATTGCTCAAATAAAGAACTTGTATCATGAACCACTTGTTATATCACTCCTTGCCAAGGGCTTTGGAGGATCTGTACAAAACCGTCTCATGCTGCAGCTCCTAGTCGGTGACTGCATTGAAGTAGAATACAGCTCTGTTTCACCAGAGCTTATTAGTATGGCTAAAAAAGGACGAGTGCAGATTGTAAAGATTACAACTGAAGTTGTTCCAACCGTCGAGCCAGAAAAAATTGATACGCCCCATGACGATCCGTCAAGTGTCAGTGCTGAATCTGATGATGTAGAAGAGCAGTTTAACAAAGAACTTGAAAGAGAACTTCTTGAGTAGCACAAGTTGGCACTGATGCCAACAAGCAATATAAGGAGAAAAACAAATGGCGTTCGTCAGTGCTGGAGCTTATGCACGAGAAGTAGATCTTTCTCTGTATGCAGAGACCATTACCTCAACCATTCTTGGGATGGCCCACACGTTCAACAAGGGTCCTATTGGTACTCCTACTCTTATCACGAATATTGATAGGTTGATTGCCGAGTTTGGGGAACCCATAGATCCAGGCTCTAGCTCTTCAGCATGCCAAGGTTGGTTTGCTGCCAGAGAGTATCTCAGAAAAGGTAATAAGCTTTATGTCAATAGGGTTGAGTCTACAGCTACTCCTGCAGCCTATGCAGCACAGTCCGTTCGTGGTGTAACGGATCAAACTCTGGCAACAGGTACAGACGGAGCTACTTCTGTTCCAGCAACCAGAACACTAACATCGGCTACCGGGGATTTTGTAAATGATGGGATTTTGGTAGGCGATGTTTTGGAGGTTGACGAAGGTGGTGCCGATGATGGGTTCTATGTTTTAACTGCGGTTGCTGCTACGGTCCTAACGATTGACAGAGACTGGCCTACAGGCTCTTTGGCCGATCAAGACTTCACGGTTTGGACAGCAAAGAAAGAGGAAGGTGAAGACGGTGTTACAAGCGCTCTTGGCGTTCGTACACTAACCTCTGCAGCATCCACGTTCCAGACCAATGGTGTTGCGGCTGGAGATATCCTCAAGATTGCGGATCCCGGTGACACGGGGGATAACGGTGTCTATTACATTGCATCGGTTGACAGCGAAACGCAGCTAACGGTTAACAGGGACTGGCAGGAAGGTGGCCTGTCTACGCTTACCTTTACGGTTTATGGTCCAAACAGCTCCGGAGCAACAGGAAGCACCGCTACAGCCGGTGAGTTTGCCGATACGAACGCCAAGTTCCAAGATCACGGTGTTCAAGCTGGAGATATCCTCTGGATTAAGGACGCTGTTGATATTGGTGATAATGGCTATTACATGATCACAGGCCTCAAGACAGGCTCTGAAGATACCACGCTAGAGGTTAACGAAACAGCGTGGCCTGCAGGATCTCTGACGGGTCTTACCTATGAGGTTTTTCCAGGCTCTGTTACGTATCAAGGTGCAACAAAGGGAACCGCTTTCAGTGGTCTCAGAATTATCCCTTCTGTTAATGCCAATGACAATACCAAGGTGGACCTTGAGACCAAAAACTCTGCTGGTACATTCAGGCTTGAAAAAGTCTTTTCCATGGATCGCACTGATGCGGATACGGTGATGTCTTCTGACAGTGCGTATTGGACAGCAACCATAAGGTCTAACCGGTCAGACATCGTTGCAGGGGATACATTTACGGTCTCTGGTGGAGATGATGGGTACACAGGGATCGTAGATAGTGACTACATTGGCAACTCTACTTTAGGTACAGGACTCCGAGGCTTTAGCAATGCAGAAGCAATTGACGTAAACTTGCTTGTGTGCCCCGGGCAATCGAGCCAGAACGTACAAGATGAGCTAATCAATATCTGTGAGTCAAGAGCAGACTGTATGGCGATTGTAGATCCGCCAGATTGGTCTGCAATCGATACAGTCCAAGAGATTTTGAACTTCCACAATGGGACTCTAACGCGCACTACAGCGCTCAACACAACCTATGGTGCTTTGTATTGGACTTGGCAGAAAGTTTATGATGAGTACCATGATGTTGATGTGTGGACGGCACCCTCGGGTCACATGGCAGCAGTCTATGCCAATAACGATAACGTTCAGGCTCCTTGGTTTGCCCCGGCTGGATTAAAGCGTGGTAAGCTGACTGGATCTACCGATGTTCGTTACTCGCCCAATCAGGATGACAGAGACGCTCTTTATGGGCCTGGAGCACGGGTCAACCCCATTGTCAACTTCACAGGCTCTGGGATCTATGCTTTTGGTCAGAAAACACTAACCACAGCGACTACAGCACTTGATAGGGTCAATGTTCGTCGGATGCTGCTTTATGTGGAAAAGGTCATTGCTACAGCATCTAGACAGCTTGTTTTTGATCCGAATGATGATGTACTAGAGAGGGAGTTTAAGCAGCTAGTAGAGCCTGTGCTGGACGATGTTTTGTCCAGGCGCGGGATCGCTGAGTACCTGATAACAACGGCTACGACAGATTCAGACAGAGACAACAACAAAGCCGTGTTTAAGATCTTCATCAAACCGATAAAATCAGCCGAGATTATCGAGATAGTCTTTGCTTTAACCTCGCAAGGGGCAAATTTTTCTGAGCTTATAGCAGCATAGGCAGGGGTTACGGGCTAGGCAGGGGTAGGGCTTTCGATAACGTCTTCGACAGTTTCACCTCTGCTTAGTCTTGCTTTTATCTCTTTTGAGTCTAGTAGCAAGATCTCTGCAATATCTTCCAAAGTAAACACTTCACCTCGGTATTCAAACAGCTCGGGTTCTTCTTTCGCTGGTAGGATCAAGACTATTCGTTTAAGAAAGCTGTTTGTCAGGAGTAAGAAGATCTTCGTTGTTGTCAAGTACAACATACTAGCCAGTTTACAAATAGTCCCATTACGAATTGACATAAGGTGTCTCCCTTTTGACAGTATCTGTTGATGTTCAGGCAACTCTGACTTTTCAGGCAAACCCTACCGGCGACGAAGTATATAGCGTAGATCTCGAAAGTCAACAACATTCAGGAGAAATTTTATGGCTCTCACAAATCCGATGTCTGCGGACCACATAGCTGCAGAAGCAGGATCTTTTGAACCCCAAAGGTCCAATAACTTCTCTATAGAAATTGCTCTGGAAGCAGCGGACAAAGACCTTATTATCATGGGTCTTCAGTCTGTACCACTTCCAAACGAAAGCAATGATGAAATAGAGATCCAGTATCAGAATGAAAAGAGGTACATTGCTGGCCAATACACAATAGACTCGACAACGCTGATTGTCAGAGACTTTGTCGATCAGGACACGCGTGGTGCTTTAATGCGTTGGCGAAAGAAAGTCTATGATCCGGCTACAGGTCAGGTAGGCTTAGCAGCGGACTATAAGAAGTCAGCAAACATCGTCCTTACGGCTCCAGATGGATCAGAAAAGCGCGTTTGCAAGCTCAAGGGAACGTGGCCACAGGCTTTGACCGGTGGAAACCTTGCTATGGATGCAAGTGACCAAGTGTTAGTTGAGTTGACCCTTCGGGTAGACAAAGCAATCTGGGATCTGCCCGGTGCCTCTGGTGGGGGTGCTGGTTAGGCCTAAACCTATCTTCAACTAGCTTACTCAGTCAAACAATTGTCAATAGGGGTGTCAAATGGGGAAAGAGTATATTGGTGAGTTGCAAGTTGCTTCTAAGGGATTACTCTATGATGAAAAATTTCCATCTGGAAAGCTTCATGTAGAGCCATGGGGAACCCAAGAAGAGCGGCTTTTGATCTCGCCCAACATAGACTATGATGAGGTTATAGATAGGCTCGTAAAACGTCTTACCGATTGTCCTATTCCCGCCGACGATCTAACCCTCCCTGACAGGCAACACATTTTCATTTACATGCGGTGTCTTTCTTTTGGAGGGGACTACTCGTTCTTCTTCCAATGCTCGGAGTGTAAAGAGAAAGTGAAACACTCTATGGATTTGGAAAAAGAGCTTGATGTCAAGTACGCTGATGATCCTGAGTTGCTTAGTTCGCTAGGTTTTGATGATGCTGAAGACTTCAAAGAACCCTTCGAGTTTGTGCTACCTCTAAAGCAACAACGGGTTGGCTGGCGTATGCTTCGCGGCAAGGATGAAAGGAAGGTTAAAAAGTACGTACAAAAGATGACCAAGAGGCATGGATCTGATGAGCGTTATGACTACATCTATAGAGCGGCTTTGCGCATTGTCTCAGTAGATGGTAAAGACCTAGAGATTACAGACAAGCTCTCTTTTGTCTCCAGCCTCAAAGGCAAAGATGCTTTAGCTATTCGTCAGGCAGTGGATAAGGTTGATTTTGGGTTGGACACAGAGCTTGAGGTTAAGTGTCGAAGTTGCGGCTATCCAAATGATCTGATTATGCCGATAGATAAGAGCTTTTTTCGTCCTGAGCGGTCAGTTATATAGCGTCCAAGATCAGGCTAGTATCATAAATGACCTAGTCTTCTATGGAGGTTTTAGTTACGAAGCCGCCGTAACGATGCCAGTGTTCGAAAGAGACTTTCATCATCAGGAGATAAAGCGCAAGAGATCTGAAGAAAGAGATTTTCAACTAGCAATCCATGGCGTGAAGAAGAAGAGCTAATGCCGAACGACAAAAAAGACAATCCGTTTTTCTTTGAAGCTGGGCTTGATGTCTCAGATCTTCAGAAGTCTTTGACAAAAGCGGAGAAGTCTTATCTGGCGTTTAGCAAGCAAATAGGTGAGACGGTTGAAGGCCTCGAAGAGCAAGAACAAGTCCATAAAAAGGTAGGCGAGAGAGCTAAAGAGTCAGCGGAGAAAGAAGAGGAAGCCGCTAAGAAGACAAGCAACTGGCTTAGCCGTTTATTCAAGAAAAGACAAAAGTCAGAACGAGATCGCAAGAGGAAGGAAAAGGATTCAGAGCAGTCTGGAAAAGATAGACTTAGCTTTACCAAGTCTGTAGGTGCTGGCGTTACCAAAGTGTTGCAAAGGGAGCGTTCTGCAGCCGATGCACTAGGGCTTTCTTTTTCCAATTTAGCAGCTCTTATAGGTGGTGTTACTGTAGTTGGGTTGATCGGAAAAGCTATAAAAGACTACCTTGAATTTGACTCTCAGATACGGTCTTTGAATGTTTCGATGGGATCTACTCCAAAGATTATGCAGGTAGCAGCGACAAGCATCCGAGACTTGACAGGCTACTTGAACGTAACCCGGGAAGAGCTTTCATCCGTAACAAAGCTTATGGGTGAGACCCGGATGTTTGCAAAGAACACAGATGAAGCAGCGCGATCGTTCCGTGCTTTGACAATGGACGTTATTCACTTGAGCAAGTCCATGGATGTCTCTATGGATTCCGTTGTTGGCATGTTCGAAAACTTTACAAGAGTCTATAAGTTGCCACACCATAGATTGAGAAACATAGCAGCATCCATGAAATTCATTCAAGAGCAGACTTCAATCAGTGGTCAAGAGCTTGTCTCGTTTAGTGAAGGCCTTGATGAAGTCATCTCCAGAATGATCCGTACAACAGAGGAGGGAAGAGCCCAAGCAACTGCTGACTTGATGGCTATGGCTGGAGTCTTAAAGTATATGGGAGTTCAGCCGCAAAAGGTTTCTCAGATGTTTGGGGAAGCCATGAAACTGCATTCAGAGCAAGGCGCGCAGTTCCTTTCGTTCATTACAGAAGGTACGGACAAGTCTGCAGAGCAAGTCAGGCGTATGATGCAGGCAGGAGATATGCAGACGCCTTTGACAATGCTGATTAATAGGATCAAAAAAGAAGGTCCGGAGTACTTAGAGCGTAACGAAGAGTGGTTGACAGAAGTAACAGGTATGACGTTTGCTGAGCTAAGAAACATACAGCAGTCTAGCACTCAAGGTATGCAAGATCTATTTGAGCGAAATCGTAAGGAATACATTCGTGGTCAAAAGCATGCAGAGGAAGCACAAAAGAGGCAGCATGCTTTGTCGAAACTGTGGAACAACCTAAAGCGCGTTGCGGAACGTGTCTGGCTCGGTATTGGTAAGGTGTTTGTGTCTGTAGCATCCAAGGTATCTAACATCTTGGTTCCTGTTCTTCAGAACATGATGGAACGGCTAGACAGATGGCTCAGTGATCCAAGGGGTGCTGAATCTATAAACGAGTGGGCAAAGCGCTTGGTAGGTTGGTTTAAGTCAATCTACGAATGGGCAGTTAACGCACTCGTTCCAGCGATTGCCGCTGTTGCAGGTGTTGTCAAGTCTGCAATCAATTGGTGGCAGAATTTGTCTGGTACAGAGCAGAGTATTGTCAAATGGGGAATGGCTGTTGGTGCTGTAATGACCATGATTGGAGGCAAGACAGGCCTTGTCGTGGGTGCTTTTAGCGCTGCTTTTAGTGTGGGTATGAAGCTTGGTGAAGCCATTCACGAGATCACAGGCGGTGCTGATAAACTGCGTATGACTATGGAGTCTTTAAGATTCTACAAGAGGTTGAATAAAGCAGAATCGACTCAAATGGAATTTAAAGACATGATGCAGCGTGCTAGCCATATGCAGACTGGTAAGAACATTGCCATTGAAGAACTCCAAAGGTTCATAGCATCAGGTGTTATAGATAGCAGTGGAGCAGTTAACTTAAACCATCCTGTGATTCGTGCCATGACAGCAGATCAAGGAATTGGTCCAGTTAAAGCACTTCAAAAAACCATCTCAAAGTCTTTGGCAAATGCAGCCTCAATAGAGACAGCCATAGGATCCAAGGCGGTTACTTCAGGCGATATACTATCAGAAGCTGGATCTTCTTTCCGGATAGCAGCACCTACAGCAAAGCCTACAGGTGTCCAGGCAGCTCCATCTATGCCGCTTCCAGGGGTTGGTGCACCACCTGTAGATGTCCAACCGGCCGCACCACCACCTTCCCCTGTTGTCAAGGTCAGCACAGATAGCCCAAAGGAAGAAAGGCTCCTTGGAGAGATCAGAGACACGTTAGTGCGTATCTCTGGTAAGGGTATAGCTCACCCGTCCAGACAACTCTTGCATGCTACGTAGGATCAATCATGCCAGTTGGAGTTGAAGGTCATATTATAGATTATGACGCTAGGCGAAGTCCTTCCAGGGGTACTGAGAAAGACTCTGTCAAGTTCTTGTATTATGAAGATATAGAAACGTCTGTAGACACTGTTTATGAAGACCAGTCTGTTAGAGGTAGATCTGAAGAACACGTTTTCTACTCCCACACTTCAGGTGAGAGCTATAGCTTCTCTGTAAGACTGCCATCATCCGTCAATGAGTCTGACGGATCTAATGCCAAAAAGTCCTATCAAGATTATCTCTTTATCAAGTCTTTTGCATACCCGGACTATGGACCCTCTTTCACAGGCCCAACGATCCCACCTAGGAAAGCCATCATCACAATAGGAAGGTGGTTCAAAGAAGTAGGAATCATAAAGAGCCCATCGGCTACGTTTTCCAAAGTCTGTGATGAGGACGGGTATCCACACTTGATAGATGTTAGGTTCCAATTCCGTGTTATCAATTCCCGTGCTTTGAGCTTTAGAGATGTCAGAGCAAACAGAGGCAGAGATCTCTAATGGCTGAAACAAACAAAGTCAAAGAGGACAGCCAGGGAAAAACGGTTTTCATCGAAAACCAAGAACCCAATAGGCCTCTTTCTCGATACAACGGACTTCGAACGCTACTTAATGCGAACCGTTTCCCTGTCATGGAAACTTGGGAAATGGACGAGATAGAAGAGTCAGAAGACGATACATACTTTCGTGTGACAGTAGAGTTTGCACATAGACCAGACATCATCTCTCAGATCTTTTACGGTACCGAACAGCTTTATTGGGTCATTGCTTTTGTCAACAAGCTGACAGAGCCCTTTGCACAAACTATTGTCGGAAAGACTTTCAGAATACCTAGTAGAGAGAACGTATTTCAAACGATCTTGGTTAATCAAAACGCTCGAAGTTCATAATGCCAGAAGTGCCAAAAATAGTTGAGCCGTACCATCCTGTTGTACAGCTACGTTTTGGACGTAAGCCATTCATTATAACTATCCCACCGGATTATTTGGTTGAGTTTACGGCAACAGAGGTTAGGGGAGGCAAGGACCAAGCAACTCTGGTTTTCATAGATCCTACGTTCGTAAAGATAGAATCTTTCTTGCTCCAATTGGACAAAGAAACAGCGGAGTCACGAAGCAGTAAAGACGTACCTACCGATGTTCTTTTCTACAGGTGGGGCTTTCCTGGTTTAGGCTTGGAAGAAAGGCCTTGGCGTCAAGGTGCTATTGCAACGTATACACCAACGCTATCAACAGCAGGAATGCGGATCTCACTTGATATCTGGGCCAGAGGAACAACCTTCCAGTTCATTACAGAGCCGAAGACCTACAAAGGAAAGATTAGCTCTGTAGTAACACAAATGGCCTTAGAGATGGGTTACCCAAAGGCTAATGTTTTTGTAGAAGAGACAGACGATGATGAAATGGAGGAAGATCCAAGAGCTGAATGGTCTGTTAAGAACCAAAGTCGTGTTGACTTTATGGAATCACTAAAGCAGTCTGCTAAATCAAAAACCAACCCGTCTAAACCCTACTTTTTCAAGCTCTCACTTGATGGCACATTCCACTTTCACACGATTGATTTCAGCAGAACAAAGAAGCGAAAAAGAACAGAGCCAAGGATCTTTAAGGTCTTGTTCGCAGGACCAAATACAGGAGTAACAAGCTTTACTCCAGCCTATAACTCTCGCCGTATAGGAAACTTTGCGCAGACTGTACTTGCTACTACTTATGATCCAAGAACCAAGCAATACCAGAAACGGGTTCTGACTCGAAAGACACTTGGACTGCAAACCAAAGATGATCCAAAGAACGCCAGAACAACCTCCGGTCCTTTGGTTAAATCAGATGATAGAGAAGAGCTTGAAAAGGTTGTTAACGCTGCAACGTTCAAACCAAGTCAACAAGTAGCATTAGGCGGTAGGTGTTCTGGTAAGACCAAACAGATCTATGCAAGTCCACAAAGAGCATTCGCTTACCTCGAACATAGCTTCAAAGTGCTCCATGAGACTGTTTCAGGTGCCCAATTAGAGTTAGTTGGCTTACCTGAATTTTCAGACTTCACTCCCGATGAGCACTATTGCGATGTACACGTGGTCCTGCCACCACAGGCCTACCAGGACGCTGTACAGACCGGATCTTGGCCAGAGCTGTCCCAAGGGGCCAATGTTCGATCTGGCGTCTCCAGGGATGCACAGCTCGACGTGACAGCCGGTCTGCACTGGTCTTCGGGCCGCTACCAGGTCAAACGGGTCACCCACACGATCACCTCGGGCTATACCATCTCTGCAGAGCTTGGAAAGCCCACTATGTTGGTTGGCCCGGATGAAGCCCGAACGGGTCCACCGGCTAAAGCCAAGCCAGCAACTGTCAAAACAACCTGATATGGAAAGCTACGAAAAAGAAGCGCTCTTAGTAGCGCTTGACTCATCCAAGAAGATTTGGCCTGGCTGCTATCGTGGCAAGGTTGAATCAATTGATGATCCAGACAGGCTTGACAGAGTAAAAGTTAGAGTGTGGGCAATTCACAGAGATGATACAGCGACTCCGGACTCGGCTCTACCATGGGCAGATGTAAATGAGATAGGCGGTGGAGGTTATGACTTCGGTGGTTACAATCCCCCTCCTGTTGGTTCTAGCGTTTGGGTTATGTTTGAAGGAGGCGATTCTGATTACCCTGTTGTCATTGGAACGTTTCGTGGTGTACCTAAAAGAGATGACATTAACTCTAATGTATTTCTTGTCAAAGATCAGTCACCGGTTGTTGAGAGTCCTTGGACTCCTCCAGATGAAGAGACAGAAACACCAAAGGATGTATTTGAAGATGTAGATGGTGGAGATCCTCACCCAACCAAGAGAGTCTGGCAAAAGAGCTACAAAGGCCACACCATTGTTATTGATGATGGGGATGGCAAGGAGTCTTTTAAGATAATAGACAGGGCAGGTCAGATCATAGAGTTTGACTGCGCCGTTGATGCTGAGTATGCAGCTAGCAATAATGCACAAAGGGGTGTAAGGGATGCATCCAGGGGAGATCAATTGCCTCATGATGCACTAAGAGACAAAAGGGCTGCCATTCGTATCAAGGATTTGTCCGGTCAAGAGCTTGTTTTTGATTCACGGAATATGGATGAAAGAATTACATTAAAAAGCAAGAGCAAACTAGGTGGGGAGAATAAAATTGTACTCAGATCTGGCAAAGGCAAGAATTCCATTGAACTTAGAGACAGCGGTGGAGATTTTGTTAGACTTGACCCACACTCTGACACACCGATTGTTATACAAGATTCTACTGGTAATGGAATCATTTTCGATAAGGCTACAGGACAAGTTCGAATTGTTGGCACTAAGACTAGAGAAGAGGACTTACCTCAGAAAACCACTACGGTAAGAGGCAAAAAGAGGTCAGACATAAGAGGTGATGAAGTTAAGCAGATCTTAGGCAACAAAAAGACATCGGTAATGAACGATGTTTTGCAGAGTGTTTTAGGCAATGCACAGGTCTCTTTAGGTGGTGCGTTGAAGATGATGCTAACCAATCAATCACCGTCTGGATCTGAAGAGAAAGCTTTAGACATCCAAGTCAATAACCCTACAGGTGGGGACTTTGCGTTTCAAACACTAAATGGAAATATTGACTGGAATACTATTCTTGGTAGCATCCAAATGTCTGTGGATACTACTGGAGATATGGTCACACAATCTGGACAAGTCTCAGGCAACAACAACGTTGACGCTCCAGCCGCTACAGGTAAGGTTTTGCTTGGTAACGCTCTTTTACCTGTGGGTCCTAATCCTGTACCCGGTGCTAGTCAAGAATCCTTGATCCGTGGCAGCTACTTTAATCAAATGCTGACTGTATATTTGACAGCTCTTAGTGCTTCGTGGAGTACTCGCGCTGGCGTTGCTGCATCGTTTTCAAACACACTGCCAATAGGGTTGGTTTTGAACTTTATACCCGCTGTAGGTAACACGCTTTTTACGACATTGATGGGGCCACTTTGGGAAGCTTATGCAGTAGGAGAAACTACGGCATTTGGCGTTCAGTCTGCGGCAGCAGCGGCTTTGCTAGCAGCACTCCCTGCAACACTATCGACAAAAAGTAGCACACAATGAACCTTGACAAGTTAGCCGATTCACTTTCTCAAGATATCTTCGATCAATTCCCAAAAGAGACTAAAGAGCACAAAGTTGTTATACGTGATTCTATTGTGAAGATACTCAAAGCATTGCCTAAAGGCTACTCCAGAGAGAAGTATATAGAACACGTTAGGAAAGGGTTGAATTCAGTGAACTATGAAAAAACTTGAAGAGGTGATAGATCAGTCTATCAGTGACTTTATCAAAGAGATAGTAGATAAGATTGATGATAAAGCACTAACAGACATTGGTCCAAAGATACTTGAACTTTTGGAGAAGAAGAAACAAGGCACTTTGGACTTGAACGATCTGAAGTCACTATTACTTCTATATCGAAATGTCATAATCCCTGCTTCTATGGTTCAAGAAGCAAACAAGCTTAGAGCAATCAGCGGAATAGTCAATGGCGCAATGGGTATCAGCAAACCTCGCTAATCTACTACCGGGAAGCGTAGATGCGATCTTCGATTCTATTCGTGCGTTAACATCTACTGTATCTGTGCCGCTGACTGCCGTTAAAACGATAATGAATAAATACAAGCTTGCTTTGTCAAGCTTGCCAGCCTTTGACTTTGTATCCATAGCCAGAGGCCTTGTGGAGGACTTCAAAGAAGACTTGATAGGATCTGGCTACTACGTATTGGATATGTGGGACTACCCGGTAAAACAGCTTCAACCTGCTACATTTGGGTTCGATCAGACATACAGCAATGCTGATATGTCTGGTCACTTGTTCTCAGAGTCTTTCCAGCAAGACTTGATTAATAGCTTTGATGATACAAAGGATGTAAGTAGGCCACAGTTTTCTGGTAACGTTGCCATGTTGGTTATTGTAGTGGCTCGCGGTACACTTGATGATATGGGAGTTGATACCGAAGAAGATCATATAGGAGAAGCTTGGAAGGGTTTTGACACTGCAATTCATGGCGCGGCAAGAGCAATTGAAGAGATAAGGTGGAAGGCTTCTTTCGGTCTTATACGAAGTGCGGCAGAAGTACAAGAATCAGAAAAAGTAGCAACTCGTGTTGCAAGAGCACAAAGAGCCTTTCGTTTACTAACCTATATGACTCAAGAAGAGCTAGATCTACTGCCAAAGCCTCTGAACCCTGAGACTGGAGAAGCCTTCTTTGAAGGTATGACGGCTTCTGATATAGATTGGGAAGAGGATATTGTTCCTATCTTGGAAGCAGTAGAGAGCAATTTCGAGCCTTACTCTTATCCAGACTGGCAGAGTTCAACACTCTATGATGTCTATCCAGAGCTTGCTGATTTGGTGAACACTATCTTCGATCCTGTGATTGAGCTTTTAGAGTCCGGTGGAACCATAGTTCAGTCTATCATTGACTTGATTGATGCGATTACGGCGAAGTTGAATGAACTGCAACGCATCATAGACGATATAGATGTTTTCTTGGAGCAGATTGAAGATCTATTGAGTGCTACGGGGTTTCATGCAGTGTTCATTAGTTCAAGTAGCGGTGTGGAAGGGCTAAAAACAGAGCTTGAAAACGCTACAGACTTTCCGTTTTCAGGAAAAGGGTTTTATGCCGGAATGTCCATTTTAGTTGGAAGTGATGCTGTAGCACCTTTCACAGCGTTGTTTCAACCTGTTGTGTCATAGATGAGCTATACATACACATTCACAGTAGGAGTTGCTCCAGTTGTAAGATCAACAACAGATTCAGACTTTCTAAAGGCTTTTGACTTTCCACTTCAGTTCAAATCGAATGGTGATTTAACTCTAACGTCAAACGATCGTGCAATTGAGCATGATTTGAAGCATGCTGTAATGCTGCTTATAGGTGGTATACCTCTTTCTGGGCAGATTGGAAGCAGGGTGCCTACCATGCCGTTTGACCCTAATGATTCTGTTAACAGCGATATCATTGTAGAGGAAATAGCAAGGTCTTGTAGACTAAACGTACCTCAAGCTCTAGTTGACAAAGACATATTCATAGTTGAAGAGGATCATAGTGTAAGAGCTGTGGTTCCTTACGTAGCTCCAGGCAGAATGAATCTGAAGATTTTGAATTTGGCTATTCCTGTGCAAGACATTGACTGACCTGTCTATAGCTTCTCTTAACCAACATAAGAACAAGCAAAGAAAAGGAGTTATAGATGGCTGTTCCAGTTGTAACCTGTTCTGCGGATATAGTTCTTTCTTACGATGCATCTGGACGAACAATACAGTTAAATGCATCTGCCACGAATTCTCCAACCTCTTGGCAGTGGACAATACTACACGTTCCTCCAGGATCTACAGCTAATGTAGGCACTAAAGGAGATTTTGTTGATGGTGTGTCAGCAGAGCAAAATCCGCAATTGGAGATAGATGGTGGAATAGACGGGGGTTATTGTATTCAAGCAATGGCTCTAAATGGAGACGGTAGCTCTAGTTCTTTAAATTCCGGATCTCAGCAGTTGATCATTGTAAAAACCCAAGATGGTGAGTATTCGCTACCTCCGGATTATGCCTATGATTGGGGCGAGCGATATTTGAATGAGACCATAAGAGCTATTGAAGCAGATCTAGAACTTGCTGGGGAAACTCCTTTAACAACAAAAGGAGACATTTTAGGATACGATACTGCCAATGCTCGTATTCCTATAGGATCAGACTATGGGGTTTTGACTTCTGACAGTGGTCAAAGTCTAGGGGTTAAGTATTCCCGTGTTGTCAACGCTAGTCTTGATGACATGGCTCAAGAAACCATAAAAGGTAGAGCTTCTGGTGCTGGAACAGGGGCACCTACAGATCTAACTCCTACTCAAGTTACTGCGATGCTGAATGAAGTAACTTCCTCTTTGAAAGGCCTAGCGCCTGCATCTGGTGGGGGAACTGATAATTTTCTTAGAGCTGATTTGTCGTGGGAAGAGCCAACTTTACCTGTTACGACTAAAGGCGATTTACTAGGGTATGACACTACAAAAAATCGTGTACCTGTAGGATCAGATGATGAAGTACTAACGGCTGACAGTGGACAGGGTCTAGGTGTTAAGTACTCTCGTGTTGCCAATGCTAGTCTTGGTGACATGTTAGAAAGCACAATAAAGGGTAGGGCAGACGGTGCTGGAACTGGGGCACCTACAGATCTAACTCCAGCACAAGCAACAGCCATTATCAATGAACTGTCAGACTCTGAAAAAGGCTTAGCTCCTGCATCTGGGGGTGGCACGGATAACTTTTTAAGGGCTGACAAAAGTTGGGCAGTTCCTCCAGGTACAGGAATAAATCCTCTAACGACAAAAGGGGATCTATATGGCTATGATACAGAAGCTACTAGAATTCCTGTAGGAGTCAATGAGAGAGTCCTCACAGCGGATGATACAGCTAGCTTAGGTGTTATCTGGCAGGAACCGCAGAAAAGCCATGAACAGATAATTGATTCTAGTTCAAGTGGAAATATTGATACACAAATCGACTACCTTGTTTATGGTGACGGCAATCTGGATACGCCTTCTGGTTATGACCTTATGGTGTTTAGAGATGGTGTTAAGATGACGTATTCAGCAACACCCTCTGCTTCCAATGAGTATTGGTTTAATGATTCTTTGAACGAAGTTCGTGTTATTGGAGATGGTTCTTCCCATCGTTGGGAAGTCTATTATAGATCTACCGCTGTTAGCGGTTACTCAGCAAATAACCCTGGAACCTTTGGTACTGCGAACTTTGGTACATCCACATTTGACGGATAGGAGCCTCAGAAATGCCACTCCCAGATCAACCATGGAGCACTTCGTTTCCAACGTCGCAGGACACTCCAGGTGTGGAGCAACCGGACCTTACTCCTGATTCAACTCCAGGTGCGGAGGATGGTCATCGTGTTCTTGTACAGCACTTTCATGCTCTAAGAGACAAGCTCCAAGACTTAGCAGACGATCATGGTGATGATTCGAACCTTCCAGCCGGTTGTACTCGTGACAAGGTAGCAGACCTTGAGGAAGCTGGTTTTAGCAAAGCCGTAGGATCTACAGTAAAGTACTACATTGATGGTACAGCCGGTAATGACTCTACCGGTGATGGTGCGGCATGGGGAACTGCATTTGCTACATTTGATCATGTTTGGAACAATGTATTACCTGTTGTTCTTAGAGATAAATACATCATCCAATTCCGAAACGTTGGAGCTGTTGCAGATACAAATCCCAACAGTGGTATCCATACCGGTAAGATGCTTCTTGGAGCAGATTCCAAGTTCGTTCTTGTTGGCGAAGATGGGTACAACGTAGTTTCTGCAGGAAGCACCTTTACTGGTGGAGACACCAAAACTGGTACTCTTGGTGCGGCCGGCTGGACTATTAACGATCACGCTGGAAAGTGGGTTCGTATCACGACAGGACCGGATGCAGGGTATGTTAGAAGTGTTATTAGAAATACAGCAGATACACTTTACTTTAACGTAGATCTAGCTAATACAGCGTCAGGACAAACATGGGAATGGGTAGAGCCTAACGCTACTGCGTCTGGTCAGTTCACAACGGTTTGGACTGCCGGAACACAAGATGGTGGGGGCGTAACTTATGACCATTTCAAACACTCAGGAGATCTATTAGAAGTCTTGGGTTCTCCAGGGGCTGTTTCTTTCGGCAACCTTTACAATGTTGGTCAAAGTCGTGTGAACCTTAACAAAGAAGGTGGTAATTCCTTTTCAGCGACTGCAGTGAAAACTAGTTCTACTACCGGCGATGATCTTTCAGATGGGGTTGACAGAGGTGGACTTTCTCATGATTTATCAGGGACTGAAAACGGTTTGCTAGATCTACAAGGATTGAATACTTTGGATGTTCAGGGTTGGATTGCTGCTGGACTTGAGATGTCAGATTGTTCTTTGTGGGGAAACCTTGGGAGCAATGGTGATACAGATACTATTCGTGCATCTATTATAAATCCAAGCAACGCAAACCGTTGTGCAATGATGCGTATGTGCAAGGTTCAAGATTCAACCAAAGGTCTTGGTTTTTACATTGATTCTGAAAGCGGAGGACAGGATGGACTTCGCGCTTTAGGATCTAGTCTTATATTAATAGCGGGTATGGAGGCGAATAATTGTGTAGATGGGTTGAGTCTTATTGAGTCTACTATTGTTATGTCTAGAGGTATGACAGGTACTGGAAATTCCGGTTGGGGTGTTAGAGCAAGACGCGGATCATTCATAGTGATAGATAGGACAACGTCTGACCCGTCCGTGACAGGTACATCAGGCGACGTTCAGCTCGACAGCGGCCCGTCTACCTGGGCAGCAATCCTCGCCGGGACCGCCCTGGTAGATCCGGTGGAGTTTTCTTCGGTCTACGTAGACACGACCCTTATCCAGGAAGCTGGCTGGTAGGAGATAACCATGACAAAGAAATTTGGTTTTGATCTCAGTGGTCGCAGAAGCATGCAGGCTGACCGGGCGTATGGGTCCCCTGGATGGGCCACGCAGAACTATTACCTGGATCCTGTCTCCGGCAATGATGATAACGATGGCAGGAGCGCTGGAAGCCCCATCCAAACGTTTGATCATTACTGGAACAACATCCTGCCGGATGTTGTAATGCAGTCCCACACGCTTACAATGGCGGAGGGAGTGGTCTCAGTCTCCGGAACGTATGCGCAGAAGCAACTACTTGGGACCGCGAGTCTGCGGTTCCAGGGGGATACTACCGGTTTTGATTTTACTGGGTCTGGCGGCCCCCTGTCGGTCAGCTCGGGGAGTTCCGGGGTAATGACATTCTCCCCCTCGCCTGGTTGGGTTACCAATACGCACGCTGGCAGGATGATCTACAATCACACCAAGGGCTATATGGCGTATGTTTTTAGAAACACCGCCGATACGCTCTATCTCTACTACGGGTATTCCGTGAGTGCATCGGACTCCGTGGAGTGGTGCAAATTCAAAACGTCAATCGATGGCTACTGGGACATCCGGGTGATTGGAGGAGATCCCGGTCTTAACGCCGTTCGTTTTAACGATCTAAATCTTACAGGTTTTAGCAAGACTTTCTTCGGTGATGTGGAGTTTCGGTTTGATTATGTTTGTAGTGAGCAAAACTTGGCCGTTTGGGGGACAGCCATGGGCTGGCGAATGCCTGCGTTTGATTTCTATGACTCTTGCGTGAAGGGGCGGCTACTAGTTCAGTCTTGCATTTTTGACGCGGAGTACCCGTGTGTAACTGGTGGCCTGCAATTGTATGGGTGTGATCTCCAGTCTTACTACATGGATGGTAAATTTCTAGGCTCTGGCTATGATCCAGCGATTAAACTCTACCGCTGTGACTGTTTGGAAGAGGACGGATTTGGGGATATCGAGGTAGATCCAAACGGCAACGATATTGCAATAGATATCAAGAACTGCCCCCTTGTTCGTCTCTACCGAGATCTTAACATTACCAACCCTGGAGCCAACGGTATCCGAGTGCAAAACTCTCAACTCGTCGTCAGCCACAACGGGTTGTCAGGGGCACCCACATCCTACGGAGTTATTCTGCGACACGGATCCAGGCTTCGTTTAAAATCATTCGTAATTCCTACTCTTAACGGGGGAACAGCGGATATATACGACGGCAGCGGAACGTCCACATGGGCTGCTGTCCAGGGAGGTACGCCGCTCGTTAACACAAATGAGATGACCTCGGCCGTTTTGGATACCATCGCCCTTGAAGACGAATAGGAACGGACATGCCGAACCCAAACAAAAACTACATCATCAAGACGTGTCCAAGCTGTTCGGACACCAACCTTTCCGTACTGCGTGGCCACGCAGAAAGTTATTATGGTCGCAATGCGCAGGGAATTCCACTGAGCGCAAAGATTGAAAGAGGACTCCCCACGCAGAGCGTTGCAAAATGCAGGGTTTGTTTTGCTACATCGACGTGGAACTTGGTCCAGACTGATCTGTCATCCCCTGATATCGACTACACAGAGCAGACCTGATCTGTTCTCCTGTAGAATCAAGTTGCATGCAATCGCGGTAAGGGTTGAGGTTAGTGTATGAGTAAACAAATCACTCTTTGGACCGCTTCAGCAGACGGTCTTGCATACAGCTTGGATTGGGGTGCGACATGGACTGAAGTTTCTACGGCTCCCATTTTTTCAGGAGGCATTGTAAACGCGCTTTGGGGGCCACGTGACTCTTGGAAGATATATGTACTGTATGGCCCGAACTTTGGTGGCCAAGGGGGGATTTGGTACTACGACGAAACGGGTTGGCATTCTGAATTGATAGGGTTCAATACAGAGCCTATTTATTCTACTTGGCCTACTCGGCGCGGAATTTGGTGTAACGAAGACGATACGTATGTTGTTCATGTCCACAAAGGGATCATCCGGGAAAGAGATGGTGCTCCAGGAACTTCTTGGACGGAAACTGTTGTTTATTTTCCTGGTAGCTGGTGGGAAGGATTTTATGATGTTCATGGTAATCCCGATGGGTCTGCTGTGTATGCTGCTTATAGCGAGACACAGCTTTATAGAAAAGACCCAACCACAGGGGTTTGGGCAAGGGCAACACTTGTACCTTCATATAGACTTCACTGTGTACGTGTAGTTAGCGATACCGAAGTTTGGATCTGTGGTCAAGGTAACACTGGCGGTCTAGGGCGTAGTGGGAACATTTGGAAGTGGGACGGTGCTACTTTAACTGAAGAGTTTGTTAAATCAGACCCCTTTGGTACTACGCGAATAACCTCACTATACATGGAGGACGACGGATCTGCGGGTTGGGCCATTTGGCACAACAATAATGATCTTTCCTTTCTTCAGTACAACGGATCTGTCTGGTCCGAAGTTCAAGCAGCAGATTTCGGCTCACGTCCTACGGAAATTACTCAGCTTGCGGGTGATTTGCCAAGTGCAAGACTGGTGCTTGACGACAGTATTCTCGTTGCCTATGACGGCGCGACATGGAGTGTCTTACCTACGTCTTTTCCCATCTCGGGGGACTTTCTCAGCTTACAGTACCTCGGTCCAGATCTTACACCTGAACCGCCTGCAACAGTACAAGAAAGACCTGCTTACGGACTACAAAGGTATGGCTCTAGTTCTCTTTATGGCAAATCGTTTACGGATGGTCCACTTATACAAAATCAAGATCCTGCCCCAGACTCTGTTGATAATTCTGTAGACACTCCAATAGAAACAGAAGTTAATGGGATATTGTATCCTACAGATCCTGCAACTGTTGTAATCAGAGTAAATGGAGTCATTGCGTGGGAAAGTGACTCACCACAAAATGGGTATACAGGCTACAAAACAAACTCTATGAACGGTTTTAGGTACCACTTAGAAGCTCCAGGATCGTTTCAAAATTATTCTCAAGTTGTTATAGAGATAGATGCAAAAGACACGAATGGCAGTGCTATTACATGAGTTATACGTATTCATTCACTGTAGGATCTTACACAGCCCCAGATCTATCGAGTAGTCTGGATAACGCTTACTTGATAGGACCATCTTTCCCTCTTCAGTTTTATCCTAATGGAGATATTCTGCTAGATACAGATGAATCTGTTCTGAACAGTGACATAAGGCTATCAGCTTTTGTTAGACCCTATGGGATACCTCTTTTCCCCCTAGGTGTCGGGATAGAAGACTTCGCATTTGATCAACTTGATGAAGTAATTAGAGCAGAACTAGAGATACATGTATCGGATGGTGTGTCTAGCAGTGTAGATGGGATTGTAATTGACAGATCTTTTTACTTCGAAGAGAGCGAGAACTCTCTTAAAGTCATTGTCCCTTACGTAAACACAAGAATCAACAAGAACCAAAGTTCAGTGATTGTCACTGAAAGGCACAAGGTTGGATAATGGCACTTGTACAGGCTAAGAGACTTTCTTATACCAGAAGAGATCTACTGAGCCTTCACACTGAAGTGTCCAAGTACTGGAAGGAGTTTATTCCTGTTATCAACGATACGAGCGAGATGAATTCTGGACGTGTCTACCTGACTATCCATGAAGCGCTACTAGACAACGCAAATTTCGCCATTGATCAGAATTTCTTGGAAACCAAGCTTTCAACAGCAAGGCAAAGGAAAAACATCCTTCGTATTGCTTACATGCTTGACTATGAGCCTACTTCAGTATCTGCGGCTAGTGTTGATTTGACTGTTTCAATGCTTTCAGGTACAGCCGGGGCAGGTGGACAAGCTATCCCCATCTACACACGGTTTAGATCTGTTGTCTCGCCTGTTGTAGAATTTATTGCTATAGAAGCGTCCACTATACCCGAAGGAGAGTCTTCAGTAGAAATACAGGTTGTTCAAGGTATACGCATATCAAGGACTCTCACAACTTCGGCAAGCGGATCTGCAAACCAGCGGTACACACTCTCAAATGCTAAAACTCCACACAGCTTGGTTGAGATAACAGTTGATGGAAAACTATGGACCAAAGTACAGGACTTTTCAGAATCCGATGATGAATCAGAGCACTATAAGCTTGAGTATGATGAAAATGACTATACTACAGTGATCTTTGGTGATGGAGAATTTGGAAAAGTACCGGATAGTGGTGCTGTAATAACATCAGGCTATATCCAAACGGATGCAGACGATGGAAACGCTCCAGCCAATACAATTACAAAAGTCATTGGTTCACTTGCTTCTACAATAGGTAGTACCAACGATGAAGGGGCTTCTGGTGGTGCTGTTAGTGAGACCAACGAATCAATCAAAAGAAATGCCCCGGCAGTAAGGCGAAGCTACAATAGAGCTGTTACACGAGAAGACTATGAATCTTTAGCTACAGCCATGGAAGGCGTTTACAAGTCCTTTGCAATACGAGGTGAAGGTGCAAGAACAGACATCTATTTGCTTCCAGAAGGTGGAGGTATCGCAAGCAACTTTCTGATTAGCTCAGTTCAAACAGAGCTAGACAATAAAAAGGTTGATGGTGCGGTACCTGCAGTAGACACACTTCAGCAAGCTGGCGTTGTGATCTCTGTGAACGCTGTAACATTTACAAACAGAGTCTCTAAATCAACTGTCAAAGCAAAGATTATAGCAGAGACAGAAGCTAACCTTATCTATACAGAGCTTACTCGCGGAAGAGCTTTTACACGGTCTGACTTGTCTAAGCTTTATGAAAACCTTGAGGACGGAGATCTTATCGACTACGTTGATTACACTATATTGACCCGTGTTCCAAGGGTTGTCAAAAGCAATGCAAGTGCTCCGGACTTCCAAGGTAGGGTGAAGGTCTTTTCTGCAGCTAGCTATGATACCTATCTAATTACAGCGACGAGTACAACACAGTTCACAGTGAGCAAGAACGGAACACCACAAACATCGCAAGGAACTGTTGCAACAGAGTACACAACCAGCGGCAGTGAGATCACATTCACGCTAGGTGTCTCTGGTGACACTCTGACAGCGGGTGACACATGGATTTTCAAGACTTCTGCTTATGTGGATAACATCGTAATTGATGACAACGAAGTGATGCAGCTAGAGTCGAGTTCGGACTTGAATGTATCAGTGTTCTTCCCGGGCGAATACGACATTGCCACCAAGAGTGCAATCTAATGGGTCCGGAATTCTTAACACAACTAGAAGCCAGGACAGCGTTAGAGACGCCTCAGATCGTCTTGACGTGGACCTACGATGACGATCTGACCTCCCCACTTTTCGGCGTACCCTGGCCCTGGGACGCCATGACGCTCCAGCGCAGCGCTGAGCGCTTCCCAGAGGACGAGACGGAAGGAACCACGGTCCTTTCAGAGAGCCTGTCAGACAGCCCTACAGAGGCTGTGGGCGATACCTCGGTGGAAGGGTTGACCGAGTACTACTATTCACTTTTCTTGCAATACACAGAGCACAATACAGCAGCAATCAACCAAGACCTTGATATTTCCAGGATAGGATCTCAGTTCGGCGCTGTTATCTACGATGAGCGCTTGACTTACACTGAAGGAATAGATGGTGCTTCTAATGCAACAGCTATCTTTACATCGGCTGGATCTGAGTTTTTAACCAGCGGAGTACAAGCTGGTTTTATCCTGGAAATCATACAAGGTGCAGGTGCGGATGATGGGTTCTACATCATTCAATCAGTGGACTCAGAGACTCAGGTAACACTAACCTCTTCTTTAACTCTAACAGATACAAACATTGGATTTGCCATCTACTCACACCATGAAAGATATTGGATTGCAGGAGTCAGCTACGACAGAAAGGCTACTCTTTGGAGATATAACACTCACACGGGAATGGTAGATAAGAAAGTAGACCTTTCAGAGATCTTAGACCTTGACGAATTTGTATCAGCAATGGCTCTTGCAGAGACTATTTCAGGTACGAAGTACTTAGCATTTTTGACTCCAAAACGTTACGTTAAACTGCCTGAACCTGCAGACCTTGTTGCAACAGTAGAAAGCTCTGACATCACAACAACGTGGCTCTTAACAGGGATGCCACCGAATCATGTTGTTGCAGGAGCTTTTTTAGACCTATCTGTATTTCAAGGATCTGATACGGTCTATGTTCTGGACTCAAACAACACAGTAATAAGGCTTTTGACAGAGTCTACAGGCGCTTCTGCGGGAACCATAGATCTATCTGGTTTAGATGATTCGGACTCTAGCCAACTTCAAGGCCTTGCGCCTGACTACACAAATGACTATTTGCTTATAGGTAACAGAAACTATGTTTATTTGGTTGATGAATCACAGACTTCTCCAGACTCTAGTGATGTAGCTTCAATTGTTGTTTTAAGAGAAGACTTTTTAGCGGATATTGGTCTATATGAGGATGAGTTTACAGGTACTCAGTATATCTGTGTGGCTCACCATGGTGTAGATCAGTTCCGGACGTATGAGATAGAAGAAACAAAAGCATATCTTTGGCAACAACCTTACGTGGCAGACTCTGATTGTGTAGCTTTGTATCATCTTGACGATGAATCTGGGTCTCTAGTTGACGCTACGGCCAATGGTCATGATGGTACGAATGGAGGGATGGATTATCAAGCAACAGGTAAGTTCAACTATGGTATTGAGTCTGACAGTGCTACAGATAATGTGGACATAAGTGCTATTTCAACATCATTTAATGGATCTGAAGGCACTCTTGAGCTTTGGTTTCAAGCCAGTATCGCTACAGTCCTTGACTCTGGAGATAGCACACTCTGTACACTCGAAGTTGACGCCAACAACAAAGTTACTATAGCGATAGTCTCTGGACAACTGAGCTTCTCTTATGTGGCAGGTGGAACCACTTCGAGTGTTGTTGCTGACCATCCATCGGCTGATACTGAGTTTCATCATTATATGATCTCTTGGTCCAGTACTTCAGATGAGGTTAAGGCATTTGTTGATGACAGTCAGTTTGGGACAACTCAAACAGGTCTCGGTACATGGGCAGGATCTATCGCTACTGCATACATTGGACATAACACACAATCCGCACTTGGTATCTATGATGATGTTCGTATCTCTTCTGTAGCAAGACAGCGTTACACAACAGTTCAGTCTTATACCTCTGCAAACAAGATGTATGCATTTTCCGGAAGAGATTATGATGCTACTTACGAAGAGGACGATCCTCTAGGATTTTACTATAGAGATGAGTTTTTTACAAACAAGTTTATGGGCGGTGATTTCATCATTCGCAATGACTATGAGCCAGAAAAGCTTTACCCACAAAACAAAGTCATTGATGACAATGAAGTGATCTTTCGGGGTCCCAGCACGTTGCCCAGCTTAGGCCATACCGGTCGGTTGTCAAGGCTCTTGGGGCTTTATTTAGACAGGATTGCAGACGCTAGAGAAGAGTGGCTCAAAATCTACGATCGCTATTACACAGACTTTGATAGTATCCAGGCTATTTCTGACCTGCTAGGTTTACAAGGATTGGATACTCTTAACTGGAACGTTGATAAGCAAAAACGGTTCCTAAGAGTGATGTCTTCTATACTGAAAGCAGGTGGGCGAGCAGTCTCTTACGATGCATACGCTCATCTCTTAGGGTTTCTTGTTGTTGGAGATCATTTACAGGCCAAGTTTCGATTTGACTCTGTCCATTATAACTCTGTATTTGATTCGTTGGTTCAGGCCATTCCGTTTGACACAATGGGGTCGTTTGATACTTATGACGAAAGGTTCCCTTTAGCTCTGCTTCGTTGGAGGATCTATCAGCAATCAACAAAGTCATTACTAGGGGCTACCTCGGCTGTAGTTAGCGATAGACTCTTGACAGACGCATCGGCCACGTTTACCAGCACAGCACAAGTCGGCAATCTAATCAAAATCTATGATCAGGATTCTACAGGGGATAACGGAAAATATATTATTGAGGAAGTCCATTCAGACACAGAGCTTAAAGTTGATACTGACTGGCCTGTAGGAGGACTATCAGGATTGACGTACAGTAACAATTGGGAAGTCCCTTATCCAGATCCATGGTCTGATTACTTACTCAATAGATTTGATGAACACCTTAGCCCAAACTGCATGCGTACAATGCATAGAGACGAAACCGTTTAGGAGCTTAGCAAATGTCAAGGACACGTTACATTGATTATCGCGCGGAAGACTCGACAGAACTCCTAAACAATCAGTACCGAGGGGTATTCGAAGCAGGTGTATACCTAGGGTTCAATGTTTCTACAGGTACAAGCGGCGGTTTTTGGCTAGCATTCAGTCACGACACAGATCCTGATAACACCGGCGAAGTCTTGGGTGTATTGGTAACTCATGATGGGGTTACGATACAGGAAAACGAAGACCAAGATGATGTTTGTGTTGGCGCGGCACCTGGCGGATCTGACGAAATCCATTGGGTAGTTGCGTCTTATACGTACAACAAAGCCCTGCCTAATAACGATGTTGTCTATTTTGTCAAAACGGCTGTAGCTCCTGCAACACCTACTCTGACAGATGATGAAGTACAGCTAGCTGAAATCACCGTTCCTGCAGGATCGATTTCTTATGGCGTAGCCGGTGTTGATATAAAGACAGTCGCCAAGAAATCCATCTATGACATTAACCTTTACAATCTGTTTTCCAAGTTTGACAAGATCTTAGACCCTGGCATCTATGATGGGATGGTGGCCAGTCAAGGAGCTACAGAGCTTCAAGTAAGCCTTTCTTCCGGTGTGTGGATTACTCAGCAAAATGCCCCTATTGTTGAGGCTGCACAAGCCGATGTTTTCACATTAACCAACCCTGGAAACGACTCTTATAAGTATGCCTGGATTGTAGGCATGCATAAGAATGAAGACCTAGATCCTCAACCATCGGTCGATTACCTCCTTGTCCAGGGAACTGCTGTTGCTATTGGTTCTCAAGCAAGCCTTCCTTCAAATTCTGACATTCTAACAGCGGCATCCGCAGTAGATGCCAAGTATGATGATAATTCCTATATCAATAAGCTTGGCTATATTCGTATTGAGAACCAAAGTGGTACATATGTCATATCGTACTATCTTGGTGAGACTGTCTTAGATCAAGAAACGGTTATTGTCTATGGTGCAGAGACTAACTCTCTGAGTAGATCGGGTAAGTACTACGGAGATGAAGGACTCAAGCAAGCTATTGAAGACATCTATGCTATCAGTAAAGACAGAAGCGATATTCTAAACCAGAAATATACAGTGTTGCTTGATGGTGTGTTCAAGCTTGATGATACCTATTTGACAATACCTAGTAACATTCTGCTTAGAGGCTACGGTGCGCCAGCAACCATTGAAAGCGATGAAGGATCAGAGGGTGTTGTTCGTGCAGTTGGCTTTAATGCTATTTATAATGCTGCTGATGATACAGTCACACAAACCACTTGGGGTGGGGGTAGTCCACCGTCTGGTTATGTTGCTCGCAATTTTGAGATTGCTTCGACATACCGAGTCGGAGAAGACTTAGTAGCACGTAAGCTTAGCATTGGAGATCCTATCATTGCTGTTGATGATGGGACAGCCAACGTCTATCAAGGTACTATCCAGGGATACGAAACGAGTAGCAACAACTGGACCGTTCGTGTTTATATCTCAGATCAATACAACACAGATGGGAATCCACAAGAGCTAGATTTTACAGTCTACAAACGAAACTTTGGTTTTGAAAACGTTGATATTGGACGAAAGACCTCGGCAGGTACAGGTGCTTTAGTTATCAACTACGCAGAAGAGATCTATCTTGATAAAGTTACAGCCAGAAACATAGACTTTCAGCACATATCAACCTCTGTTTTTAGCTCTCTCGAAGTGACAAATGATATTGATGCGTGGGAGTCTTGTGCACACAATACATTTGGTATCTTGAAACTTGTGTGTCCCCAGACTTCTTTGACAGTAGGATCTACGACAGACGAACACAACTCTTTTGACTTGATTGATTCTGATGCAGGTACAGCAGTCCAGACATTGACCTTGCAGGCAGGTATCAACATCTACGGTAAGGTTATCTTGGATGGTGGATCTGGGAGCAAGATAAGCCTTGATTTAGAGGATTCTATTGTTAAAGAAATAGTGGTTGAAGCTGCAAGTGGTGAAGTGGAAACCACTGGCTCCAACACCTCTATGGGTCTGGTTTCAGCCGCAAGTACAGTCACTTTTCTTGCTGGTGCTGGATCTCAAGTCATAGACCTCTTAATAGGTGGTGCAAGTCTTGTAAATAACGGCGATGAAGACAATAAAGTACTGTCTATGCCTGGTACGACCTACCAAGGCTTTTTAGACCATGCTAACTCTGACAGAAACCTACGCATTATGTCTAATGCTGATCTGTCATGGGATTTAACAACAGGTGTTTTTTCCTGGAGTGATGTACTTCGGTTCGATATTCCTTGGACAACAGGTTACTCAGAAATAGCTGCTGGCAGTGCCACTTTGAGTACAGACGGGGATCGGCTTGTTATTGACGTAGACAGGGATGCTACCGGAGTTTCAGCCGCTACGACTTCAGTGGTCTCTAAGGCAAGTGCAGCAACGAATGCCTGGAAGCAAGATCTGGTTTTTGTAGCTGTTCGGTATGGCGATACTATCTATCTTTTTGACGGTACTCGAATTGAAGACACACAAACGGTTCAGATAGGATCTACACCGCCCCCAGATGGCTCTGTTACTCATGCAAAGCTTGGGGGCAGTGCTCTGGCTTTTCACAATGAATTCTTTAGAGACTACATCTCATTAGAGGGTACGACAGATTGGCCAAGCGAAGCAGTTGTGTTAAACACAGATCTTCGTACCATGACGTATACCATCGGAACAGGTGTCATTCAGTATTCAGATACTATAGACCTTAGTAATGTTCGTGCTGGCGATATGGTTATTTTGTCCAATAACGCTGAAGACAGTACAGATTGCTGGACACGGGAAGAGATTTACGATGTTGATAACGTCGCAAACCAGATTACGATCAGCTCTGGCCTAAACTCCCTTGTCGAAGGTGCGGCTACTGTTTGGAATGGTGCTATTGTTCGTGGCGATATGGCTGTTAGTAACTACAGCCTTTCGACAACGGCTTACGACAGAAGTACCGGAAGAGTCACGTTCACTCCAGGCCTCAACTTTTCAGACTACCAGGTCAAAGATGGTTACGTTTTTGTTGACAACGCAGGTAAGAAACATGTGATTCGGGATCATGACACAACGGGTAATGGTACTTGGGTTGATATTGGTGTCCACAAACGGGATGTCAGTGTCGGAGTACCTGCAGACTCTTCTTATGGCTCTATTCGAGTGAACAATAACCCCCATGGTATCAACACAGCAGATCTCAGAGCAAGCTCTGGCATGGAGTTTATCCCCATTGATTGGTTTGGTCAAAAGGACAGAGTTGATGACTCAGATTTAACTCTGTTTGTAGATACGGACGAAGCGACACAGTGGTACTATCCGGAGCCACGTGACGATCGCGTTCGTGTATCAATGGATTGCCAAGCTCGGGGGACAAAGAGGCAGTCTGCCGGACATGAAAGTGCCACACCGGACGAGACTTCGGTTCAAGCCTTGTCCCAGCATTTTTATGATGTAGACGTTACAGCCGTGTGTACTGGCGCAATGCTTGTGGTTGAGCATATAAGCGGAGTGTCTTCAGCGGTACCTGTTTATGTTGACGGAGATGTACTTCAGTATAACGCTCGTTATTCTGGATCTGACGAGTGTGCAAATACCTATACTCCTTTAAGACACTTCCATTCAAATGGAATTATACAGTACAGAACCCATAGGCTCCCTTTAGGTGTTCACAACATTCGTTGGAGGATACCTCAAGACTTTATTAACGGAAAGAATCCTGTGTCTGTAAGAGGTATCGTTCTTTTCACAGCGCCAGGCTCAGATGATGAAAAGCTTGTGTGTTCTCCGGGAACATTGGTCAGAGATGGTGGTGTGACAACGATTTCAGATCCGGAGATTGTGGACCTTCCATCTTCTACAGAAGATTTAGACAAAGGTGGCAGGTCTGTCCTTTATCTCAATACGTCTGATGCTCTTGCGTGGGCGAGCCAATGGGTAAGAGGCTTTTCTGGTACAGGCACTACAGCAAGCGGCCCGGATATTGTCTCTGTGTCAAATCCCGATGCGTGGCGCATAGGAGACTTGATGCTTTTGAGTAATGGGACAACACGCTACATTCATGTGGTGACAGTCATTTCAGGATCTACAATCACAGTATCTCCAAACGCAGCATTTACTCAAGCTGGAGCAACACTAAGATACTATGGTCATGTTCCGTATGACTCTGCTAATGATAGGTATGATCGTCCAGAAGAAGAAGTAACAGCACAGTTTAACTTCGCTGAGTTTGCCTGTGGTGGCTCTGCAGGAGATCATCGCGGGTCAGCAATTCACAGATCAAGCGATGTCAGAACAGTAAGCTTAGGTGTCCGTCTTTCAGACCATGCAACTATTTTGGAAGGCTCTGTAGGGTTTTCAAACACAACAGCCGATGGGGATACAGATATTGGTCCTTTCGATTGGTTGAAGTGGCCTAATAACGGTACACTAAGGCTTAGGTTTATCGGTACAGGTCTGTCTTTAGCTATCAAAGGAACGACAGATCTAGGTATTCGTGTGGACGGTGTGACAACAAACCTGGCAACGCTTCAAAGCTCTAGCACACGAAAGGGTGACCGTATTGGCGGGACCTATGTTATAGGGGAACTTCCTTATGGCTACCATTTTGTGGATATCATAGATACGTCTGGTGCAGCCGATCAAAGGGTGCAACGTGTAACCATCTTCGGCCCTAAGAAACCAACGCTTCCAGATGGGGCGTTTGAGCTATTGGATACAAACATCCGTGGAGCAACAGATACAGAGCTTGGTTTTGATGTATTGGACGAAGTTCAACAGGTACAGTTTGGCAATATAAACTACGATGCAGGCGCTATTGTGAGTCTAGAGATACTGGACTCTTTGAGTGATAGTGCAAGTACATTCAACTCTTCTATTGGCTGCAAGGATTGGAACTGGTCTGCAGCCGGTGCGCCTGCTTCATCTGAATATGAGTTCATGTTCATAGGAAAAGAATTTACCATTGTTTGGGACACACTAACTTTGGGTGATGTTAACCCTATAGATATCCTTGTCAAAGATCATGATGGTGTGTTCAGGGCACCTTCTGCCGTTACGGGCTTTACAGTGACCGGTGTTGATACCGTTTCTAGTACATCTGCTATTGCCGAAAGAGAGACTTGGACATTTTCTCAAGGTGGAGTCCATGTCATAAGGATTGCAGCGGGTAACGTTGGAGATCAAGTCTATATGAATAGCGCTGAGTTTGCACCTAAACTCCATAACTACAGAACAAAGAAGCCTTACGGGTTTGAGCATTACATGCCATATCAGCACAGCGGTTTAGATGTTCGAAACTTGACACCGATACCGGCGCATCTTATGCCGGTTCCTCACTATCAACATATCCAGTTTTTTACACAGGCCACGGCTATTACCCAAGATGATCAAGTACCATTTTTCTTTTATTGTCCAGGCGGAATGATGGAGATAGGTGTTGCTGGTAAGGTTGATCAGGTTACTTCTGCAACTACATGGTCTGTTCTTATTGATGGTGGCTATTTCGATGATTTCAACTTTGTGCCTAATACGCTTGATACTATTGGTACAGGTGGAGCAAATTTAGCAGGATCGACACTCCATATAGTTTTACCGCCCGGTATGCATTGGGCAATTTTGATGCCGACAATAGAAGCTGGAGCAGACGAATTAGACAATGTTTTTTGGTCTGCTAAGTTCATTCCAAGTGGCCACCCGAACCATCTGTCAAACAGAGGGATCTTGCCAGCCGTAGGCACGCAGGGACGAAGAATCGAAAGGTCTTATTAGGAGATTTGTCATGGCTATAGAGAATGCAACAACAACGGTTCTAACGATCAAGTCTGCGCAGTGTCCCTATAGTCCATGCAAGGGACTTCGTCTCTATTTCTTGCATCCTGATACCGGATATCCAACACCTGTTGATGCAATTGACGTTAATATTGATGCAAAACGCGTCAAGAATGCTATTGGTGGTGCCAGAGAAAACGATACGCCCTACAACGTAACAGTTACAAGGCAAAAAGAGCTTATCAACGTAGGTCAAGAGGATGAACGATATAAAGCTACAGATTCGTTTGTGCTTTCAGGTGAGTCTTTAACAGTAGATGAGCTAGAGGGTAACACTGTAATCTTAGACTTTGAAGATCCACGCGGACAGAACAGACGAAAGGTTCGGAGAAAGGTAGCGTCAAACACAGAAGACACACTGACTTTGGTCAAACCTCTTCCTATCCAGATCAATACGACGCTTGAAGATGTAAATGTGACTGTCTTGACAAAGCAATCAGACTTGACAAGTAGGAAAATCAAGAGACTAGTCCAGAGAAAGCTTTGGAAAAGATATATCTTCATTTGTGATGAGTGCAATAAGCCCTATTTCGTTGACAAGCCATAGGAGAAAGCTATGAAAAAACTTCTACAGATCTTATTGGTCCTGGTTTTGGCTCTGTCCTACTCGAAAACCGTAGCACAGCCGACTACACAACCTGCTTTGCAGCCAACTACACCAACTTCGCAGCCAGTTACAAAAACAGTCGCTAAGGAGGCTCCTAAGAAGATTGATACACAAGATCTGCAAGCATGGTGGCAGCATCTGGTGATAACGGTGATCTCCACAACCGGTGCTGTAGCCGTACCTGTACTGACTACGCTCCTGATAGTCCTGCTGCGTAGGTGGAATATCAAGCTGGAGTACCAAAAGGCAGAATGGTTTGCTATACAGGGGAAGAACTACGCCGAACAGATGGCCCGTAACGTACTGCGCGAGGGTAGGGCAGTGGATACGAGCGAGTCCGCAAAGCTGGCACTGCGGTACTCCCGAGAGCTAGCTACGGGTAAGCTCGCTCCATGGGCTTCTAAGGAGCTAGCAGGCCTTATCGAGGCCAGACTCGGTGCGGACAATCAGTACAAGCCCAAACCCGAGCCCAAAGACCCTACACAAGGGGCCTAGCGTCCCTCTCAATCGATTCTGGCCGGTCGGGTAGTCCCTGAGACCGGCTGTAGGCCTCTAAGCGATTCTGGGGCCGCTAGGGCGCTGACATCTACAAAAACATAAGTGGTGATAAAGTGGCTTGGTATGGTTGGTTAATACTAGGGATACTCATAACAACTATCTTTGTGTTGATTCTGATTATCATAAAAAGAGAGCCCGTGATCGTCCGTGGCTTAACAGATGAAGAAAGACACCTGCTAGCTAAGATAGAAAAAGACAGAGACAAAAGGGCTGCAGAATTTGATGCTCTAAGGATAGTCAGACTTGAAGAAATCGCTAAGAAGCAAAAAGACAGACTACGAAAACTGGAAATGGCATACCATGCTTCCAAGACACTTATTAGTAAGCAAAAACAGAGCCAATTCGAAGAGTATCTTAACGATGCTAGTAGTGCTGGCAGGGAACTTGACACCATCCTTAGCTCCAGCACAACCCGAGAAGATACAATCAGACTTGATCAAGAGAGTGAGGCTTAAAGCTGGCCAGAAGGCACCATTTGATGGACAGCTTCTAAGTGACGCAGCAGCGGCAAAGCTTTTAGCAGAGTTGTCGTCCGAAATCAAGTTAGCAGAAGCCGAAATTGAGCATTTGTCAACAACACACAGAATCAAGGTGCAAGCTTTGAAAGACTCTTGCCAAGCCAATGTAATTGCGGTAAACAGCAAGCTCAAGTCTTGTCTTGACTCATACACAGAAGCTAAGAGACTTCATGATAAGGCTATAGCTAGGCTAAACAGAGATCTCGCAAAGAAGAACAAGACATCTTGGTATAAGAGTCCTTATTTGCATGTGACATTAGCGGCTGTACTCCTTACTGCCGGAAGCATTGCTGTAATTGCCTTAAAGTAACAACCATGTTAAGGTCAAAATTTGTGATTCCGATAATGATATCAAGGAGTCCTAGATCGTTATCCACAGTTTTGGCCAAAAAACTTGGTTGTAATCCTTACAAAACCCTTTTTTCAACTTAACTGAGTAAGGAGAAATACTGCTTTAAAAAAATTTGCGGAAAATAAGATTTCTGGGAATATTTCGTTTTGCTGGCGGGTTCGCTCTTCGATCGACCCATGGGAGTCTCTATCCTTCCCCTAAAGCTTTTACTACGCGATCTATCTGGCAGGGAGTACCGGATAGCACTACGTAGTACCGATAGGCTGGAAGAATGCCTCTCCGAAGTCTCAATAGGCTTAGCGCCAGCTTTTACAAGCAATACCAGTAAAAGAAAATCTGGAAAGAAAAGGTGATATGGTTAACAGGTATTTAACCTGTTAACCATGCATTGCATCCCTTTTGATTCCTTCGGATTTTTTGTAATGTTTAATGCATTTTCAATTTTCTTTTCGATATTCAAATACATGTATTTCAATGTTTTTGATATTCAAATACATGTATTTCAATGTTTTTGATATTCAAATACTTCTATTTATATTATACATAGATCTATATACTTATGTTATACATAGTTAAGGAGTACTACTAGCACTAGGTACTGGTACTACGAGTAGGTACATATACATAGATCTATATACTTATGTTATACATAGTTAAGGAGTACTACTACCACTACTACTACCACTAGGTACTGGTACTACGAGTAGGTACATATACATAGATCTATATACTTAACTTATTATACTTACTAAGGAGTACGAGCACTACTACGACTACTACTCGGTACTACGGACTAGCACTATACACTTAGCAGTACGGAGTACGAAATCAGCGCTTGACAAAAACGATAACTCTGAGCGAGAGTCCAAATGCCTTATTTGTTGGATTTGGCAAGACAACAAAATCTTAAAGGTCCAAATGGAGAATACGCTTGGTATTGGGTGGAAGACAACTCTGGATCTCCCAGATACACAAAAGGTGGTTTACCGCCAGATGCACCAAATCCAGGTTCTAATGATGTTTGGCCACTTTTAAGAAAGAGGCCTTTAACAGTTTACAGGTTTATGACCGGAAAAGGACCCAATGGTGCTAGATGCATTGGTTATAGAAGAGGAAACGGATCTAGGTGTCATGCTGGTATAGACCTTTGTGCTAAATACGGTGACACAGTTGTTGCTGTCGCAGATGGTACTATTGTAAACTTCTATTGGTTTTACAAAGGTGTGTTTGCTCTTTTCATTGATCATGGCAGTTACGTAGTGAACTATGGAGAAGTGGACAGGAGTAGTCTTTCCAGGTTCAATCTGAAGACACCAAGCTTTGCTGATGGGAATAAGTTAAGACGAACAACACGATTCTACACAGGTACTGATATCAGTGCAGTAGGTAGTTCCTATCCGTGGTTAGCTTCTGAAGGTTCTAGTGTCAAAGCTGGAGATCCAATTGCCATCGTTGGTAAGATGGAAAAGAGTTCAATGCTTCATTTTGAGATGTATAGTTCTGGTGTAACCAAGAACAAGCGTTGGACCGGATTTCCTGACTCAAGTCCTCCCAGTGGTTTGTTGAATCCGACAAATTTCTTACTGTCACTTGCTGGTAAAAAGAGGGAAGCACAACCTTCTGCTAAAGAAACGTCAATTGCTAGTGTCTGTAGATAGGAGCTAAGAGAATGGCTTTCAAGACTCGGCTACGCGGTATCTTTGGTTGGTCTTCGAACAAAAGACCAATGTCAAGGCCTACACTCAAAGATATTGCTCTACAGACACAGCAAGTACAGTCCGCTGCAGATCGCTATCACAGCGAAATGGACTTTTTACACAGAAGACGACAAGACAGATATGATGTCTATGATGCTATGGATAACATGTCTGATGTTGCTTCTGTGCTTGATGCTTATGCCGAGGATGCTGTCCAGCTAGATCCAGAGCACAAGAAGTCAGTTTGGGTAACAGCAAAAAAGACTAAAACAAAAAAGCTACTAAACTCATTTTTACATGAAACGCTGAACACTGAAGACTATGTAGAGGGTCTGTGCAGAGATGTTGCCAAGATGGGTGATGACTTTGCTCTAGTCAAAGCTCAGAGGGGTAAAGGTGTTACGTCTTTAGTCTGGAGAGATCCTAGGGACATTGAAAGAATTGAAAACCTCGAAGGTATCTTGATAGGCTTTGAAGAGACAGCTTTACTTGGTTCCTACAGACAAAGAGTCAACTCTGAAAGACAGCAGGGACGAGATGGCTCCAGTGTGAAACCATCCTATGAGCCATGGGATGTTATCCACTTTAGGATCTTCAAAAAGAAACGACTGCCGAAAGAGAAGAAACCAAACATCTACGGAACGTCTGTACTAGCAGGTTCAGAGAGAGTAGCGAAGCAAGTTAAGATACTGGACGACTTGCTTATGATTATGAGGCTCACAAGATCTCTAGACAGATATACATACTACGTTGACGTAGGTCGGTCACCGGTAGAAGAGGAAGTCAATATCTTACGTCGGTGGAAACAAGCGCTTAAAAGAAAGACCTATTTCGACCCTGCAACAGGACAGTTCGACTCCAGGTTCGATCCCTATGCTTGGTGTATCACAGGAGATACTAAAATATCTCTACTCGACGGCCGTGAAAGGACTGTTGAGCAACTTGTTGAAGAGTATGGAACAGATAAATCTTTTTGGGTGTATTCTAGGGACAAAGAAGGCTATGTTGTTCCAGGGAAAGCAAAGTGTGTAGGCAAGACACGACTTGATGCTGAGCTAGTAAAAGTAACTCTTGATAATGGTCAGTCTGTCAGGTGCACACCGGATCATAGGTGGATGCTCAAAGACGGCTCATACAAGGAAGCAGAGAAACTAACATCAGGGGACAGCTTGAGTCCTCTGTATAGATCTGTCAATAGAGAGGGGTATGAAACCTTCCTTCAGAAGGCTAAAAGAGGTGGTAGGTGGGACTGTACCCATATAATGGTAGCTGAAGCTATGTATGGAGCAGAGGCTGTAAGGTACAATGATCCTCCCTTAGACTACACAGGGATTAACAATGTACATCATCTAAAAAAACACAATAACAATTCCCCTGAATGCTTGGTTCTTATGGGGAAAGCCGAGCATATGGAAGAGCATAGAAGGTTAAGGGAGAATGATCCGGTTGCTCTCGAAGAATTTGAATGTAAGAGGATAGAAGCGCTAAGGAAATCAGGATATTCTCCAGCTAGAGCTAAAGCAATGCGGGTTAGGTGGGAAGATCCTTGTTTCAAATCTGTGATGTCTCAAGCTGTTTCTGAAAGTTGGAATGATGAGAATAGCAGAGCCAATAGAGTAGAAGCTATCTCTTCCAGGAATAAGAGGTTATGGAGAGATCAAGACTACAGAGAAATGATGAAGAGAAGCGCTCGAAAGGAGTTGAGAAGAAGATACCTAGAGCTTGTTGAAGAAGCTGTGTCTATGATGGTCAAAGAGGGTTTCGATCCTATGACTGAATGGGATATTGCTAGAGACTATCTTATGACTATAGGGTTGCTACCACCAATCACTCCAAAATGGGAGAAAGCTTTAGGGTACATAGAACTTGGGGAAGGTATCCTAGGTGATGCTAACCATAAGGTTGATTCTGTTGAATTTTTGAGTGATCGTGAAGATACTTATGATATTACAGTTAAGGACCACAACAACTTTGCTTTGACTGCAGGTGTTTTTATTCATAACTCCGAAGACATTTTTTGGTCAGTAAAGGAGAATAGGAATTCACGTGTCGAAGTACAGCAAGGGATCACAAACATATCAGACATTGTAGATATTGACCACTTCAGAGATAAGTTCTTTGGTTCTTTAAGAGCACCAAAGGCTTATTTCGGATATGACGGTGAACATAATTCTAAGGCTTCCTTGTCAAGCCAGTCTTTAAAGTGGTCTAAAGCAGTGACTTCGATACAAAGAGCTGTTAAGCAAGGCTTGACTCGTTTGTGCCAGATACATTTGGCTTATCTAGGTCTTGACACAAATGCAGATCAATTTGAAGTCCATATGACACCACCTTCTATTGTTGAATTACTGGATAAGCTGGAGGCCTGGCAGAATGTGGTTGATGTGGCTGAAAGGATGTCAACGCTTGGTGAAACACTGAATCTTGATAAGTATGACTGGACAGTGTACATTCTCGAAAACGTTATGTGGTTGTCTAAAGACGAAGTTAAAAAGTTTACTAAGAAGATACCGAAAGATGCACCGCAAGAAGAGCCAGACGATCAGCAGCAGAAACCCACAGAGCCTCCACAGCCATTTGACACACCGTTTACAAAGCCTGGTGGACAGCCACAACCGGCTGATGTAGTTGGCAAGGGTCCGAAAGAGCCAGAGGAAAAACCTCAAGCACAGCCTGAAGAAGGCTATGGTGCAAATGGTAAAAGCACAGTACAGCTTGCTAGTATGGAAGTGGATAAGTTGCTTTTAGAGATCAAAGATTACATGGAAGCTAGAGTTAACTAATGTGGAAGGCACTGGCGTCTGATTATGAGAGGTTGATGAGCGCTGAAGTAGCACTCAAAGTGTGTCCAGAGTGTGGCCTGAACCCTTTTGTACCGTTTCTTAGAGGACAAGTCAGAGCGGGTGTTGTCAGAAGTTGGTCAGAAGATCTCAAGTCCAGTATCCACAAAAGACTACCAAGAGTATTTGCTGTCATTTGTTGTAAGTGCAAAGAGGTTGTGGCTTATGAGAATATAAACGGTGAGTCAACGCTGAAAAAGAAGTACAGAAAGCACTAATGCTATTTCTAGGACATGAACACAGTGGTTGGTGTGAGCATACTCTAGATCACAAAGAGCATGTTCTAGAGCAATACATAGAGCGAAGGGCTGGCGAGTTAGGTCTTTCTGAGACAATCACGCCCTATGTGATTCAAGAGCTAAAAAGAAGGCTTGAATTTAAGCATAACCTAAGATCTATAGGAAGCTTAGAAGAGTCCAAAGCCTTCTCCAGTGCAAAGCCACGAGGCAAAGGATCTAATACCAAGCGAAGAGATATACGCAACCTGCAAGGTGGTAGCAGGTTCAAATCATCTCAAAGGCAGCATGCAAGGATTGCAGGCAAACGACTTGAAAAAGAGGTCAAGGACTTTGCGAAGCACATAGAAAAGCAGGTACAGCTTTATCAACAAGAGTACTTGTCGTTTACTCGATTAGGTACTCGTTGTTCCATTGCTTTCAAGTCTACTGTTGAGGAAGTCTTTAAGCTAGGTATGAAAGCAGTAGGTCTCGTTAAACCAGCCGGTTCGTCTTATGACTTAACAGATAACGAGAAAAAGTGGATCAAGAGCTACATCCGAGAGGAAATGAAGTACTTTAACAAGTTCTTGAGACAGATAAGAGACAAGCCAGGCAGAAAAGATGTAAAGAGAAGAATAGGACTATACGCTAGCTCTTTGAAGTCTGTTTACGAGGCAGGACGCTTGATGTCAACCGGTCCAGAGGTTCTGATTTACTGGACGCTTGAAAGTTCTAATCCTTGTCCGGATTGTATTTTGTTAAGCAAGTACAATCCATATACTCCAGATACACTTCCCTGTACTCCGAAGAGTGGCAGTACTCGGTGTTTGAGTCATTGTTATTGTAAATTGCGGATCGATAAAGCGACACCTTACCAGGTTAGAAAAGCAAGAGAGAAACACAGGAAGCCTAGTTGGCTACTAAAGAAGATAAGAGACCAACGGAAGAAGAAAACCTAAGCCTTGGTCGTAAGCGATACGGCCGGATGGTTCGAATGTTCCGTGAAGGTTTTCTATCCATCTGTGTCTATAAGAATGTCTATGAGAAACGGACTTTCTTTGATGTTGTTGTGTACAGAAAGATTAAGACAAATGGAGGTTACGACTACAAGAGAGGAACGAACTTGAAGCCGACAGATCTACCTGTGCTGTCTAAGTTGCTGACGGAGGTACAAGATTTCTTGGCGGTTACAAATCTCGAAGAAAATATAGTACAGTAAGACCCCATAGGGGTATATCTATCATGGGGAAGCCTTGACCCTCGTTGGGTTATAGGCTATTTTTGCGTCTAACTCTTTTGGTATCCTTCATGTCACCATCCATTGGGTCCGCTGAGTATCGGGCGCTGTCCTTTCGAGATCAGCTAGAGATAACAGCGCTCAAGCTGTTTGATCCAGGCAAGTATGAAGAGCTTCATGAAGGTATTGTAAAGAAGAAAGACCCTAGCGGCCAAACCTGGACCCTCCCGTATCCTCCCCTCCCAGATGATCTAGACGTAGCAGATTTGCCCATAAGTGTTCTTCGTAACTATTGGGCAGGCTATTCGTGTCTCTATAACGCTAAGTGGTATGCAGAGGATTACAAGGGACTGACACCACTTGATGACTATGGTATTGATGCTAAGAAGATGGTGAACATATGGACGTTTACTTTGCCACTTTTTTGTGTAGATCCAGCCGTTCATTATGCTTTTTTGTGGCTAGCCGAACGGTACCAGTCCACATCAAGAATTCATTTGGTTATTTCTGCAGCAAAGGTTTACTTGAATCTTTATATGCGAATGTTGGAAGATACGTCTCATGACCTTTTCAAGGGTAGGAGTACGACAGATCCAAGAGCTGTTGTTAAGGCGTCTCTAATGGAGTATAACACTATCTTCAACTTTGTTGGGTTGAATAACTATTGTCCTATTGTGGAGGAGTGTCACGAATTGACGTGGTTCGAAGTTGGGGAGTTTTCGCTATACGAGAAGCCTAGGCAGAAGGGAGGTAAGTGGTTTTATCCGTTGATCCCGGCTGGTTTATTTACAGCACCTAACTTTAGCATAAAGACATGGCAGTTTCTGAAATGAGAGTGAAAAGGGGTATTGTCAAGTCCACAGTCACAGACTTGACAGAGAAAGAGCTAGCTGTTATACAGAACTACTTTAATGAGTTTGAATGTGGCAGCAAGTTGTTTAACGAAGATGACAATTCTGTTCTATCTGGTTTGACGACATGGCTTGAGAGGCAAGGACTTGATATAGAGATAGACGAAGATCAGTATCCTGAAAAGTTTGACATAAGGCTTATTGATGTAGATGACACGATCCTTGAGCAGAGGACTTTAAGAGATTACCAAGTTGCTGCAGTGAAAAAAGCGCTTCACTTTGGCCGAGGAATTATCCAGGTGTCAACGGGTGGTGGGAAAACAGAGATAGCTGCAGCGCTCTATGCACATCTAATCTTCTATGGCTACGCACAGACAGCAGTCTTTTTGGTACCTACTGTGTTTTTAATGGAGCAGTTAGCTAATCGGTTAGAGATGTTTGGTTTTAGTTCTGTTTGTCGTGTTGGTGGTGGTAATAAGTTCAAGCCAGATCATGAGATTTATGTGTTTGTAGTTGATTCGGCGTACAGAGGCTTGAAGAAACAAGAAATCAAGGAGTACTTGGAAAATGTGGATGTGCTGATACTGGACGAAGCACACCATGCAGGCTCAAACTCCTGGACTCAAGTGTGCGAGACCTGCCAAGCACCTTACAGGTATGCTTTCACAGCGACAGTCTATGACGATCCAAGCCGATACAACAAGATGGACTTAACACTGATAGGGTTAACGGGACCTATTGTCTACGAAGTACGGTCCAAGGAACTTCGAGAAAGGGGCTATCTTGCAGATCCATTGGTTACTATCCTTTCAATGAAAGCACCAAAGGTTAGAGCTTGGGACTGGGACAGTGTCTACAAGATAGGAATCGTAAGAAATAGGTTAAGGAATGATGCTATAAAGAAGCTAGCTTGCAAGTGCTACGAAGCAGGCAGTAAGGTTATGGTGTTTGTCGGAAGAAAGAACCACGGGCATAGTCTGGCAAAGTCCATTGCTTTCCAGCTTGGGTGTGATGTTTGCTTTGTGCATGGTAACAGCACAGCCTATATCTACAAGTCGATGGATCGTGTGAGTCGGCAGAAGTGGTCTGTAGAGGATGTAGCGTCCTATATCAACGAAAAAGACAGAGCAATTCTTATCACGACAACGGTTCTTGATGAAGGCTTAGATGTTCCTGTGATTGATGTTTTGATTATGGGAACTGCTATGAAGAAGTATAGAAGGACTGTTCAGCGTTGTGGACGTGGCATGAGACCCAAAGAAGGTCATAACAAGGTTTATATCTTCGATTTCTGGGATGATTGTCACCCATTTTTAGAGAAGCATTCCAGGTACAGGCTCTGGACGTACAAGTCAGAATTTTTCGATCTGTCCAAGTCCCTGGCCGAGACATCGCAGGTGATGGGGGTGGACATTTTGATTGACAAAATGGCCAGTTAGGCGGTACGACCGTGGGAACCCGAGATCAGAGAGACAGGCATGAAACCTACACAGGTACGTGTTGTTATTCGACAAAAGCTTAGTGTTGGGTGCTATGAAAACATCGAACCGGAGGTAGAGATCTGCGCAGAGCTAGAGCCAGGAGATGATCCCGCCAAGTGCCTTTCTCAGCTTCACCAGTCCGTACAGGCAGCGTGGGCCAAGCAAGCGTTGACAGAGCTTGCGTGGGTTGCCCAACGCAGGAAGCTTGACAAAGAAGAAAAAAAGTTTTTTGAATACACGAACGTTACTAACTCTACTAGATCTCAACTCAAAGGTTTGCTTTGATTTATGCTCGATATGGAAGACCCTAAATACAAATTTCAGGAACCTTTTCAGCGCAAGATAGCCGCACTTTGTCTCAAGGACCCTGTATTTCTCCAGGACTATGAAGATGTCGTAGATCCTAGGTTCTTTGAATTTGATTACATCTCCAGTATTGTTCGCATCGCTAAAGGACACGTTGAAAAGCACAAAGAACTCCCTTCCAAGTCTACGCTAGTAGAGTCAGTGAAAGAACATTGTGACACCTACCGAGTCAGTGAAAGAGACTCCCAGGAGATACTTGACAAGCTTGAAACACTCTACACGATAGATGTTGCAGATCCATCCTCTGTAAAAGACAAAGTCATACGATTTGGTAAACGCCAGGCTTTAAAGTCTGCTGTTATGGAGATAGCAGACTTAATTGACACAGATAGTGAGTATGAACGTTCTGTAGAGCTAATAAACAATGCGAATCAAGTAGGTCAGAATACCCGTGACCTTGGCATACAGGCTTTTGGGTCCTTTAGTGACTTGCCAAGGCTTTTAGCCGAAGAAGGAAGTTACGATCCTGCAAAGAAGATTTCTACGCTACTTCCATCATTAGACAAAGCTATCTATGGTGGCCCTGGAAGGAAAGAGGTCTGGGTCATTATGGGTCTGTCAGGGTTCGGTAAGAGTCAATGGCTTGTCAATATGGGTGCGGCTGCTATTAACCAGGGATATAATGTTGTTCATGTGACGGTAGGGGATTTAGATCAACTCGACGTGATGACACGCTATGGTGCCCGACTAACGCACCTGCCTATTGAGGAAGTGGCCGGTAACTCCGAGGCATACAAGCGGTGTGCTCAAAAGATTGATAAGTTCACCGGTAGGTATCTAAGAATCAAGTACTACTCTGCAGGCTCTGTAACTACCGGAATGATCAGAGCTTACCTTTCCAGGCTTATGGCGAGAGATGGGATCAAGCCTGACTTGATTCTTCTTGACTACCCGGACAAGTTCCGGCGAATGCATGAAAATGACTATACGAACATGGGAATCATCTATCAAGATATCTGCGGTATGGCTGGAGATTTTAACTGTGTGATCTGGGCTGCGTCCCAAGTCAAGCGTTGGTCGGCATGGAATGATGAGAAAGAGTACTTGACACAAGACAAAGTAGCGGATTCGTTTCACAAGGCTCAAGATGTTGATGGTATTGTAACGTTTAATCAGACGATGGATGAAAACAACCGAGGTCGGGCGAGAGCTTGGGTCGATAAGGTACGGCGAGGAAAGAAGCAGTTTTTGATACACCTTGAGTGTGATTTTGCGAAGAGCTACTTACGAGAAATGACACCTCAAGAGCTTGCAAGAGAAGAAGAGTACTTAGCTGTAGATCGTGAAAGAGAAGCTGAGATAAGAAAGCAGACTAGAAACAAAGCTAAAAGGAACAACGCACTAGAGGCTAAACGATTGGAAGAGGAACGATGAGACTAGTTGTTACTGCTAATGAGTATTTGTTTAACAGATTCAAGGAACTGGCAATCTCGATAGATCAGTTGAAGGGCATTGTTCAGAACGATATTCACATAAGTCAGAGACAGTTTGCTACATGGCGTAGACAAGCCAAGCAAATTGAAAATGAGTACAGGGTGCTTATCGAAAGAACAATAAACCATGTGCTTGATGAAAACTAGCTAATGTTTAAGCTCATCTCATCTTTGGGCAACTACAGACAAACGACAACAGGGGAATACAACTTCTGTTGTCCTCTATGTGTTCGCAGGGTAGGGCAACCTGATAAGAATTATCATCTCTATGTCAACCCTACACGGTACCTCTACGGGATCCGAGGTTGGTTCTATTGCCACCGATGCAAGGCGAAAGGACCCCTACATAGACTACTCAACAATAGCGATACATCAAACCATGCTGTATCAGAATGGTCATCTTTTGTCTTAAAGCTAAGGGGAGCGTTTAAGAAAGAAAAAGAGCCTAAGCCTAGTGTGTCTTTGCCGAAAGACTACGTAGAGATGATCCAGGGTACACAGGCTTATGAATACTTGCAGAAAAGGGCTATCACAGACGCTCAAATAGAGTTTTACAAGATTGGTTTTGGAGTAAAAGACATAAGACAGCTCGAAAAAGAAGACAGGCCGAACTATGCTGGCAGTGGCCGAATCATCTTTCCAGACTATGATGATGATGGGGATTGTGTTTATTGGGTTGCCAGGACGTACAAAGGCCACAAAGTAAAGTACAAGAATCCAGCAAAGAGCAATGCACGGGATAAGATCTTCAACTTGTCAAAGGCATCAAGGTACCAAACCTGTGTTATTGCGGAAGGGGTTATATCTGCTATTGCCTGTGGGTATAATGGCATTGCTACTTACGGGAAAGAGGTTACTCAGCAGCAAATAGATATGCTTGTGTCAGTGAGTTTCGATCATTACCATATAGCTCATGATGGGGATGCTCGTAAGGAGTCGTTGCATTTGGCAGAAAGGCTGTCCTGCAGAGGGTGTGATGTTTCTTTGGTCTGTTTCAGTAGAGACGAAGATCCAGCTAGTGTTAGTAATATGCTAGAGAGAATTCAAGGATCTATGTCGCTATCTTTTAAGAACAAACTAAGGTTTAAATTAGGGTATTAGTTTTAGATATGACTTGACATCAAACTGGAAGTGGTCTATAAGAAGGGGTTTCGAATGAGAGCTTTACGGATACGGATGGTAGGCAAGCAGGACGTTAATAAGGATGATTACTATTTTACGACTACTCATGTTCCTGC